TTATTTATTCTTCTTAACATTCGATTCAATAGTTGTTGACAACCAAATTGAAAAATCGCCGTATATTTCTTCAACGGCTTTTTTGCCGTCTTCTGTTATAAGTTTTGTAGCAATATCAATAGCTTTCTCTTTAGCTATAACCTGAGCTTCTTTTGTAAATTCACCAGTATTTTTCAAAGCATCAACATATGTCTGTGATACATCTAATACTGCTTTTGTAACTACCTCAGTAGCAGCATTAATATATTTTGTAAGTTTAGTGTTCTTTATCTTTGATGAAAGTTCACTAATTTTACTTTTTAATAAAACACAAAGAAATGTAGCAACTGCTGTGCCACATCCTGTTACAAGTATGTATAATAATTTCACTAAAATATCTTTCATTATATTTTTTTCCTTTCTGTTAATTATCAGTTGCATTTAATACAGTAGTAACAATAGTTGTCATATCTAATTTATCCTTAATATTATCTGGCATGGTATTTAACATTGCCATAGGCAATTGAATTTTGTGATCCGATTTACACATTATATAATATGCAGTTGAAGATATGCCTAGTTGTCCAATCCACGCTGTTAATATTATTGTGAGATTAGTCAAGTCATAAGGATATATTATAGAAATTTGACAACCCGTTTCGATAATGGTTTTTTGTATATTTGATACATAAATGTAATTTTTAATACTACATATAATAAGAAATATAACAATCAACAAAGCGATTAAATAATCTGCAATAAGTATTTTTTTAGAAAATTCTTTTTTCTTTTTCATATTTATTCCTCCTGATTTTCAACAGGTAAACTCATTACTTCAGGATATAATTTTTGATGATATATATCATCACCACCACATTTTTCATATCTTTTACCACATTCAACAAATGTTTTTAATCCACTTAAAGTCACATATCCATTTTTCATAAAAGTTTCATGTAATCTATATAAAGTAGAACGATACGAAGCAACAATATCGCTTTTTCGTTCCTCTTCATTTTTTATAATGGTTACTTTTATGTCGTTAATACTGTTGCATAATTCATTTAATTTTTCATATTGTTTTTCATCATGTTGTTCTAATTTATTTACTCGTTTTTCAAAATTTTCTCTTTCTATAATTCTTTTTGTTTTTACTCCAAATTTTTCAAAAAGATATGAAATTACAGAAATTATTTCTTTTATTGCAAACAATAGAACAAGTACAACAAATATTACAGTTGTCCAACTTGCAGAATTTTTAAATAATTCTTGTATTGCATTCATGTTTTTCCCCTTTTTAAAAAGGTTGGATATTCAATCCAACCTTAATTAATCAAGCTGCTTACCATTTTTATCATAAATATGGTATCCTTTTGTTTTGTTTCTTGACCATTCATTGTAAGCTAAAGTAAAAGAATGGAATGAACCTTTGCTTGATTTCTCATTGGTAAATGAAGTCCTGACTCTGTAATAATCATTACTTGAATTTGCATATGCGGAATAACTATAAGGGACAAGTTCTCTTTTAACAACTATCTGTTTAGTATTCGTCAACTTGACATTATCGACATAAGCCTCTACATTATATGTACCATTTAATAATGAAACAGGACATGTATCGCTAAATCCCACCTTGTCTGTTGGATAACCTGCCTCCAACACATCTATTCTCGGCTGGTTAGCCTTTAAATTATAAAGGTAAAAATTCCAATTACTATTAAAAATTCTAATTTTAACATTCTGACTTCCTCCATAAGCCCAGCCAGAAATAAAGATCTTATCATTACCATCCATTTTTGCAACGTCAAGATAACCAACAATAGAGGTAGCACAATTATTACCTGGTAAGTCTGAGTTGATAAATGGTTCAGGATTCAACCACTCAAACTTTGTATTATCATGTAAAGCTATCATTGGATTATTAATCTTATATTTTCTGACTTCAAAATGAACGTGTGCTCCATAGCTATAACCTGTGTTTCCCATATATCCTATAACAGTTCCTTTAGTTACTTTCTGCCCCTGTTTAACCGCCACACTTGCTAAATGGGCATATAACGTTACATAGTTATCCTTATGCTGGATCATAACATAATTTCCATAGCCCATTCCTTCTGGATCATGGACACAGTTCGTTCCTGTCATCCTATCCATGACCTTGATAACTGTTCCGTCAGTATGTGCGATAATGCTATCACACTGATTGGTTTTCTTTACAACGTCAACACCGATAGCCCATCCATTTCCCGAATGAACCTTATCATAGTGCTGTCGATAAGACTGCGTAATCTGATTTTCTCCTGTCTTTAAAATTCTTGATCTTGACATAATTAAGTCTCCTTTCCTTTGCTTTATGCTCATGCGATATCTACAGAACCAAATTCTTTAATGTAAGCGTCTACGTCTTTAATTCCGAGATATTCCTTGACTTCTTCAATTCCCATAGGTTGTATTCCCTCACTCGAAGTTCTGAAATACGCCTTATTCTTGGTTTATATAAGGCTTCCATATTCCCTATGTAAACAACTTCTGATGTTGTTGTATCGTATAACTTTTCATTGATTATTGCTTTCATTGCTTCGCCTTTCTAACCAATTTTGAATATCGAGACACTATAGGTCCTATAACCAGGAACAGTAACAGTTGAGCTAGCGTCTTGGCTTTTTGCTACTAATTCAAAATTAAAACTTTGCTCACCACTAACACCAAAATTATGTACTGCAAGCACTCTTTCATAAGTGGTTGAATTTGTACGTGCAGTCACAAGTGCATTGCCGTTGGCTAATAATTCAATACGGCTAGTGCCAGTATTTGTTGATATTACTGCCGAAATAATCGCAATGTAAAACCCGTGAGTAAGAGTTGCGCTATCTTTCCAAAGCGATACTGAACTACCTGTTTTTGACGCTCCTGCGCCATAATTATTAATACTGAAAATAGACTTGCCTCTTATTTGAGTAGTTGTATCTTTTAACCCTTGTAAGCTCACTTGCTTGTCCGTTCCATAATTAGCTATAACGTCACCAAATGATTTAACAGTGGTGGCTGTAAATGTATTATTAACATACATTGGTTTGGTAAAAGAAATGTCATCAAGATCTGTATTTATATTTAGCGTATTTGTTGTACCATCTGCACTACTTCCGCTAACCTTGAGTATGTCGGCTGTATTTCTCTTTCCTCCACAATATCCATTAAAAATGAATGCTTGTTCTGCATCTGTCGTTCCATAATATTTCGTTGCATATACTCCCGTTGTACCTATCAAATTTGGAGCAGTGAATTCTCCAGTCGAAGGATTTGCTTGAAACTTTGTTGCAAAATATGACGTTGTTGTAGTAGTGGCGGTTTGACCAGTCGGAGCAAGTAATAACGGATAAGAAGCATCACTTGTTGTTATTGTTTGGGTAACTTTCGTATCTGTATCCGAACCTGTACTTGAAATACTAATCTTATTGTTAGTTGCATCAGGTGTAATTGTTATATTTGAACCAGCGACAAGAGTAAGTGTATCTGTTGTGGTGTTTGCAGCAATAGTAGTAGAACCTACAAGTACATTACTAAACGCATTCTGATTAGCTTGTGCATTACTTGGAGCGTGAGCAGTTTGCGAATGGTCATAAGCAATCTTGCCTCTGTCTCCACGATAAGCAGTAGAAGATGTCTCTCCCAATGCTAATGTTTCACTAATTACTACAAACGCACTACCAGACCATCTATATGTTTTATTTGTAATTAAATCTATGTATATCTTACCAGTTTCTCCTGTGATTTCTGTAGTATGAGATGAATCACGGTAAAAATTGCTACTATAATAATACCCCTCAATTACATCATCCACATATGAAGGTAACTGGCTGGATGGTACTTTACCGTTTTCGTCAAGTTCTGCGAGACCGTTTACACTCCCTTTAAGAGAAGTATTAAGTTTAGCATTTAATTTTGTATCTATTTCAGTCTCAGTATAATATCTGTCATCGTGCGTATGTCCATTAGTTGATTTGCCATCTAACTGCGTCTGGATATTACTTGTAACACCATCAGTATAGTTTAATTCAATAGTAGTTGCTGTAATACCATCCAATACGTTTAATTCACTTGCAGTAGCCGTTAAGTCAGAAATATTGCTTACAGTATGATTGTGAGAATTATCATTTACACTAACATTACCTGATGTATCTACCGTAATATCTGTACCCGATTTAACAAGTCCAAGAGCAGAAGAAGTAGCAACAGTAGTCTTATCTATTTTCTTTAAATTTAAATCACTTTCGGCATTTTTTGCTCTTGTTGTTTCATCAGAAATAGCTTTATCTATAGAATCTGCTTTGGTCTGTAAGTCTGTACCATCTGTCATCTCAACAGATTCACTCGAAGTGGCATATGACAAAAGCTTATACTCACCGTCTTGCTTAACATATCTTTCGGCTTTATGAAAATTATTCGCCATTTTATTCCTCCTTTCTTACAATAGTCTTGTCCAGTAATCGCCGTCTCTTTGTTCAGTTGGTGGGGTGTCAGACAAAATCTCGTAGCTCCACGAATCTGCTTTCATTAAAGCATTTTCCAGTGCAATAAACTCATTTGTAGAAGAAATTTCATCATCACTGAAAGGAGCTTTTCTAACACTTATAACGAAATTCATTGTATGTAATACTTGTTCAGAATAGCCATCAAGTAAAGCTAATTCACATTCATGTATTCCATCACAAGCCGTCATCTGGTCAGTAACATCTATCTGTACCGTTCCATCTTCAAGAACAGTACAATCGTTGATTACATACGTTCCGTCTTCTTTTTTACATTTAATTCTCGGCTTTATTGTATTGTCTACGAAATATGGTCGTCCATTATCTGCTACTTTAACAATAATTGTTCTAATATTTATGTCATTCTGCTTTACTATTACAGACACATATCTGCTTTTAGATACATCAAGAATTATATGTTTTACAATGTTTTCTAAAGCCATCATTCCAATCCTTTCGTATTTATATTAAGAAGAGTCTACTGTTCTACAGCAGACTCCTCAGATTTTTGTAATGCCTGTTCATACTCAGCCTTTTCACGTTCAGAAAATGCAACGGCATTATATTTTACTTCATTATATATATCTTTTATAACCATTTCTAACAATGTGGGATGTAACTGTACGTTATTAATTGCTTTGATAATTACATCTTTCGCTTCGTTTAAAACCATAGACACTGGTTTATTAATTGTATTTGTATTTTCCATAATTTCCTTTAACTCCTTTAAATTTATTTTTATGATATGCTAGTATGCCATCCGTCACTTGCTAAACCGCAAATGGGTACACTGCCACCGTAATCCCATACTATTAAATAAAATGTATGTCCGCCAACAGGATAACCATTAGGATATAAGCCAAGCCTTCTTCTTCCTTCTGCTGATCTACCTTTTAGTGAACCGTCTGTTCCTCCTATTTCCCAGTTACCAATACTGCCTGCCGAAATTGTAGTAGTTCCCGATGAATTAACGGAAAAAGCACTTCCAATAGAAAAACTACCACCCGTAACATAAAGCTTGCTACAAACAACTTTTCCATTATGATAAACTCTATACGGAGCAGAACCAATATTACTTGTGTCTGCACCGGCAAAGAAAGCAATTTTACCATTTCCGTCTGCAATAGTAGATGAGTTTAACATTCCACATCCTGAACCACTTGCGGAGGCGTGAATACCATTCCCGTCTATATTTAAATTACCGATTGAACCATCAGTTGAATAAATTGTACCTGTAATATGAGCACCTTTTGCAGTAATAATACCATTTTGTATATTTACATACGCAGACTTAGAAGCATATTGTCTGATACCATCTGTTCCGATGTATGTACCCACTGTAGCAGAAGACATAGAATCTGTTCCGTTGTAAAGAGCAGAAGATTTTATTGTCCAACCACCGATTGTTCCAGAAGTAGAAGTAATTGAACCTGTAAAACTACCACTTGTTGCGGTTATTTTACCAGATATATCAACATTTGAAGCATATAACCCACCAGTTTTAGTAACACCAAAATTACTGCCAATTGCAAACCTTAAACCAGTTCTCGAAGCACCGTTAATTGTTCTTGTAAAATCAGAACTAGATATGCCTACTGCACCCGAAGCATTATTCGTTACAGATGTTCCAGAATAAATAGCAGTGGAAGAAACATTCCAACCACCGATTGTCCCACCTGTGGCTGTGATATTTTTTGTTGTAATTGTGCCTGATATATTAGCTCCTTTTGCTGTGATAATACCATTTTGTATATTGATATATGCAGTATCAGAAGCATATTGTCTGATGCCATCTGTTCCAATATAAGTACCTACTGTCTTAGATGTCATAGAAGTGGTATTGTTATATAGCGACTTATCCCCAATATTCCAACCACCGATTGTCCCACCTGCTTTTGCATTAATTTTACCTGTTAAAACCAAAACTTTCCCATCATAGGTAAGATTTTTACCTGCAAAAGAGAATGTACCATCGTTAAGGTTAATATGTGTTCCAGTAGTGGAAGAGTAGTTTTGAGAATAAATATCTCCACCTATCATTTGTGAGCCATTAATCACTCCTGCCGTCACAAAATCAGATGTAAGACCGTAATCTGTAAGTTTAACTAATACATTGTCTACATATTTATAGTAATCATGTTCTCCGAGTGCCAAAGAAACATTTTTCCAATTATCTCGTGTAAAGCACAATAAATTATGAGTGAATTTCGCTTGTTTAGGACTATAATCACCCTCAATATCATCCCACGTTTTAGCTATAAGACCTTGTTTTGTTAAACTTATTTCTTCATTAACATTATTGGTTATTGCAATATTTGCACTGTTCAATCCCTCTTTAACAAAGTCTATAATGGTATTATTAGCATCATTTCCTTTTTCAGCCTGTTTACTTACATACGAAAAATTACCAGCCATAGACTTAGCAGAACTTAGAATACTTTGTACGTCACTTACATCATCATTTACCTTTACCATGTCGCTAAACTCTACGTTCAATATTTGAATTTCCGAGAAGTTGAGTTCATAATGGATTAATCTTAATCTGTATATATCTTTATCTACCTGAACTCTAATAAAATTACCTAGAGCAAACTTATTAACAATTACTTTAAATTCTGGCATAAGCAGAAGATTATACAGAGTAGTGGAGATACTATGTTGTCTTGTAGCAGACTTAATTAATTCCTTTTTAGCAGTTTCTATAAATTCTTTTGCTTTTGCAATTTTCCCTGCATTATCCAAACCATCTGAAATATAATTGCTGTTGCTGTATTCCTGTTCTCGCCTATAAGAACAAAATTCAGTATATAGTTCTTCTCCGAGATAATTCTCAAGATTCAATGCTTCTTGTATCGTTCTTATTTTACTGTCTATTTGTTCTCGCTGTGTTTCTAATTCGTTAATAATAGTTTCTCTTATAATTATCTCGTTATCACAAGCAACAAGTTTATTATAGTAAGAAACATATATATCATCATAAAAATCAGCACCTTTAGCAGCTTGGTTACAATGTTGAAGTGTATCTAAAGCTGTTTGTATTGCATCCTTGAATGAATTTAATCTGTTTAAACAATATAATTTTAATGCGTCTTTGAAGTTATCCAAATTATCAATGGCTAACACATCAAATATTGAACCATCTTCATCATCAGAATTTAAGTCTATATCCTTTGCGACTTTCTGTTTGAGGAAATCTTCATAATTATCATGAACTGTTATGGTCAATTTATCTGAATAAGCTATATCTTCCGAATCGCTGTAATTGGTTACTTTAAACTTGCCAATCCATTGTCCATAATTATAACCATTTGAATCAGTTCCTTTATAAGTAAAAGTGCTTTCTGATATTTCCAATTTAACATACTGAGTTTTTACAAACACCCTTGCATAATTCTTTACCGCATTATCTACAAGACTTGTAGTTGTAGATTTTGAAAGAGTTGACACACCAATGGGAGATAAGTTTGCCACTGTTAATTTAGTAGCTTCTTGTTTTGCGATAGACTCAGTATTATTCTTATCATTACCGGCATTATCACTTCCATTTTCATCAGAGCTGTCCCCTGGCATCATACCAGACTCATAATATGAAATATTATCTGATACATCATAAAAATCTTGTACTAAGTGTTCATATTCTTCTGTATAGCTTACATATAACTTATCATATGATTCAATCTTTGAAACCAGTTCGTCCGACATATCTTCTTTTTGTTCATCGGATATGTAATACAAATAGGAAGTTCCATTCTGATTTAATTGAGTAACTATAGCGGTCATTTCATCATCGCCCGCTGTTAGTTTAAAACAATTCTTAATTGAATCCACATCGGTTTCAAATTTTACACTATCTGTCAGGTTTTCTTTATTTACAATAATAGTAGTGTCTTCCCCGAAGCAATTCAGTAAATCACTCCCACATTTAGGACAAACATTATTATAGTCACCTCTGTAACCACATTTTTTACAAGTAGTATATAAATCGTAAACAGATATGCTTCTGTCTACACTATTGAATACGAATAAACAATTAAACTGTTCTGCACATTCCCCTGTAAGAAAGTCATATATGGAAGTTCCATCTATACTAAAACTTCGTTGTAAATCCCACAGACTTTTATCCACATATTTAATTGTATAATCTTGTGCTTTGTCTTTTAATACTCTATGTAATAGGCTGGCTTTAGGATTATCTTTATTATAAAATTTGGTAATAACATAATCGTCCCTTGCAATATCCGCATCGGTATTGATTTCAGTTCCATACAAATTTCTCTGGCTTAATTCGGCTTCACAGAGGGAAGTACCTACAATGGTTTTCACTGCGTCTAACTTATCATCGTAAGATACGGTTATTTCAAAATATTCATTGAGTTCTTTAACCCATACCAATTTAAGGTCTGTAATCTTATCCCAGTTTTCTTGAATTTCTTCATCTAATTCCTTATATATTTCAAAAGATAATTCATCTGCCCCATTAAGATTTTCTTTACAATTAACTGTATCTCTTTTAACATTATTCAATTTGCAAATGTGAGTATAGTTCTTTGTAGATAAGACAAAAGTAAAATCTTCTACATTATTATTTACATCAAATTTTAATACGTTTGCACTAAATCCCATTACTTACACCTGCCTTTATATAATTCCCATTTTGCAAATAGGAGAGTAGGTAAATGTGATTTTGCATGGCATATTAACTGTGAATATATTTTCCCTAACTTCGTCCGATGTTCCATACCCATATATGTCCTTAATGTAATTACATAGTCTTGGGAAAACATAATTAAAATCATTACACAATTTAGGATGATCTGCCGAAGAGGTAATAACTTTGTTTTCCACTAAGGTAAAAATTTCTCCTGCCGTGCAATTCTTAATAGATGTCACTCTATCTTTTTCTTGAGAATTAACTAATTCAAAATTCCCTCCATTTGTTATTTCTATGGTCATAGTAGAGGGGTATACGAAACCAATTTCATCCGAAATATCATAAAATGAATGTTCTAATCCATTTGTACTAAATTTCATTGTATATTCAATATCATCATAAAAACCAAATGGGGCATCTGTCTGGAGTGTTAATTGAAGACCAATAATATCACCACCATATGTAATAGGATTTACATTGAAAGAAGCATTATAATATACTTCTGCAAGTTCTCCATCTTTATAAACTGCCCTGAATTTTTTAAACTGTTTCCTGTTAAGCCATCTCATAAGCTGGATAACTTCTTCCTGTGTGAATGAGTTGACATCAGGATTTGAACATCTATATTTACAAATCTCAAATGTTGTTGTATATACTTCGTCATATTGAGCAGACATTAACTTAAATTTATTTAATCCTGTCATGGGAACAGTATTAAATGTAACCTGACTGCCTATATTAATTGCCGAAACACCACCATCCTCTAAGATATTACACACTATACATCCATAATCAGATAGTCTCTGATTGTCATATTCAAAATCTATTAAATTCACTTATTCACCCACTTTCTTATTGTTTTTTATTACTTGTTATCGTTTTTATTCCCGTATACCGTATTCTGTATCTTGTCCAAAAATCTATTGTCCTTTTCTTTGGCTTGAACTTTCTTGGCACTTCTATTAATGCTCTTTAATACAGAATCCATATCTTTTTTATATTTTGTCCTTAAAGTTTTTATCTCTTTAAGTTTGTCTTTGTATTCACTCTGAATTTCCTTTACGTTTTCAATGAGTGCTTCATACTCAGATTTTCTGTCTTCTAATTCGTTGATTAGCTGCGTTACACGTTCATATGCTTCTTTTGGAAGAATCTTTTCCAGTTCCAAATCAACAGACAGCTTATCGTTTTCTTCCCTTAGGGTATCTTTTTCCTGTTGCAAATCATCTATAATTTTTTGCTGTAGTTTTACCTTTTTCTCTATATTCATTTCGATTCCTCATTACATAACAAGAGCCAAGTGTAGACGCATAGCCCACACTTGGCTTGTTTAATTAGTATTTATTTTTATTCAGACTGTTTTTACCCAAAGCATTTCCAAACGTCATGCTCTGCACAACCTTTTCAAAGCTTTTATCTTTAACCAGTGCATTCTTAAATTCATCATAATTTGTCACATTAGGCAGAGTAATACTCAACTGAACATCGTTATTAACCGTTCCATTTGTTGACCTATTTGCTTTAATGTTTGGAATAAGGGCTTTATTCAAGAAGTCCATAGATGCATTAAGAGGCTCTAAGTTATTGATAAGGGTTTTCCAATCGCCCATAAGTGGCAGTGGGATAATACCTTCACCTTTTTCAAAAGTATTGATTGCCAAAGAATTATCATTATTCCTACCAATAATATTTTTAAGTTCTCCGATTACACCACCTTGGTTATAGCCTTTGATTTCCCTGAACTTTTTAAGTAAAGCTACGTTCTGATTGTAACTTCCTGTATAAGCATCATTACCGATTAAGTCTTTGTAATACTTCTTTTTAGCATTAAACGACCAATCATAATCATAAAACGCCAAAGCATCATCTATACTGGTTTTGCGGTTAAGTTTATTTTTTGGATAATAGCTTTTCGCATATATGAATTTATAATCCTTGTTACCGTTAGAAGATGATGTGTTTTTAGTCGTACTTTTAGTTGTACTAGGAGTAGAAGAAGTAGTTTTTGATGTAGATTTCTGGGTCGTACTTGACTTTGTACTATTTGTAGTAGTAGCACCATTGGAAGCGATTTCACTCTTAGCCTGTCCTGCAAGTTTATCTACCATGGTCTGTACATTTAAAGCTATACCATTAATCACCTTAAGTACACCTGAATCTTCATTTGTAAATGATTCTATAAAACTACTTACAGGGCTGCCATCAGAAAAGATTTTACTCATTTCTCCGGATATAAAGCTTCCAAGATTATCAGTCTGCTCTACGAGAGTATCTTTGATAAGTGTCGCATTTTCATTCGTCTGATTTATAATATCTTGCATAATTGCTTCAATATTATTCATACGAGCTTCAATCCATTCTTGCGTATCAGAAGACAACCTATCAAGCATCTGTTCTTGGTCACTCATCCACTTATCATATTCAGCGTCCTGTAAATCTTGTTTTGCTTCCTCAAGGTCTACTTTTATCTGTTGAATTTTAGCCTGAGTTTCTTCAGAATTATCACCTTCATATGCAGATAACTGTTTCTGGAGAGAAGATATGTTCTTTGTCTTTTCGGCAATACTTCTTTCATAGTCGTATAAATCTTTCTCAGCATCTAACTGTTCCTTACGTTTATCTATGATTTCATTCAAAGTGTCCAATAACCTGTTATAGCCTTCCTCGACCATATCTATGATAGCTTGCTGTTCATCTTTGGCAGATTTTACCATATCTCTATGAGAATCAATTAACTCGTTTCTGCGTTCAATTAACTCTGTATCGCTAGAATCTTTCGCTAACAGCTTATCAATCTCTTTGATTTCATCTGCATATTTTTGTGCTTGCTTTAAGTAAACATCGTAGTTAGTTACATGTAATCCTGCCGTAGAAATACCAGAATCATTCATTTTTCCGTAATCATCATACAAGTCTTTATTACTCATTAAGTCGATTAAATAGTCAGCTTCCTCTTGAATTCTGCCAATATACTGCTGTTTCAAATCGAATACTTTCCAATCTAAATCACGCATATTGTTGTCAAGTTCGATAAGCTGAGTATTTGCATCAATAAGAGCCTGTTCAACTTCCATGATGGAGTTCTTCATATCATACCAATCCTCGGAATATTGCTTAATATTCCCATTCGCCATAGCTTCATTAAAAGCTTTTACAAGGTCTGTTCTTTTACTTTGTAATTCGGCTATGTTCTGATTCTGCAAATTTTTTAAAGACTGATAGTATGCTTTACTTACTAAATGACCGTCAGTTTCTTGTTTACTGACTAACGAATCAAGTATTCCTGATTTACTCTCAATAAGACTGATTGCATTGTCGTAAGAAGAAGCAACCATATCAAATTTTTCTTTGAAATTATCAGCTATTTCTCCACGAATATCTTCCATAGAATCTAAAGCTTCAAGATATTTTTCGTACAGCTCTGTATACTTGTCTATCTTTTCTTGAGTCTTTTCATCTATTCCGTCTTCAATGAGAATTGCACCATTCTGGATTTTGTTTACATAATCTGCACTTAATCCTACGGTGTTGGCTTTATTAAGATAGTAGTTTGCAGCTTGTTGCTGAATACTCAGTTCTTCGGTGAGTTTTGCAGTTTCACTCTTAACAGCACCAATTCTTTCTTTCCATGTCTTGTATGTAGCACTTATTGTTTTACCTATGTTGGTAATTAATCTTTGAATTCTTGATACTTTAGTTTCAATCCAGTCAGTATTTTTCTCTGAAAGTTCTTTCTGACGATCTTCGCCGCCATTATAATCAGGAGCAGTATATGTATATTGTCCTAAACCTCCGAATAATGCTTCAATACGTTTTTTCGTATCTTCTTCGGCATGTTTATAATCTGCTTCTGTATATCTGAATCCAGTATATGCGCCAGTTTTAGCTTCATAGTCCCTCATTTCCTGCTCACGTTTAGCCATCTTTTGAGCTTCTGTATCAGCTAAACCATATGCAGTGACTAAATCTTTTAACTGTTTAATTTTTCCACTTACGTCAAGACCACTTTTATTATAATTGATTTCTGCAAGTTGAAGTTGAGCTATCTCTCCTCGACAAATATCAGAAGCATTTGCTTCTCCCAACAAAGAATTTTGCATATCAAATGACTTTGAAAGAAATTCATCCATAGTCATATTAAGTTCTTTTGTAACTGTGTTTTCAGCTTCCTTTTTTGCATTAAGCTTATTAGTTACTATTACATCAGCATTAGTAATATTATTTGCTTTTAATTTAGCAATATATTCTTCTTTATTTGCTTCTGTAAGACCTTCTAATGCGTTATTTTCTTCTATATAGTTGGCTGTTAATCTTTCTTCTACAAGAGCTTGTGCATTTGATACACCAACAGATTTAAGCTGTTTTATATACAAATCTTTATTTGTTTCATCCAGTTTTATAAGTGCATCGCTATAATTAAGATATTCACTTACAAGTTTATCAAATGCTTGTTGCATTTCCGACATACTATAAGTACCGGAACCTACTATATTAGTAAATTCTTCGAATGATTTTAAGTCTTTCCATGTGTTATCAAGAGACATAATATCATTAATATCTACGAATCCTTCATCTCTTGCTTGTGTATACAAATCAGAAATAGAGGAAATTCCCTTTGTTACATTAGAAAGTTTTTCTTGTGCCGTTACAAGATTATTTATTCTTTTTGCACAATATTCTGCGCTTAAACCTGTATCATCAATAAGCTTTTTATAGTCTTCGGTAGATTCTAATGTTTCCGGAGTTAATTCACCTGACTTTGCTAATTCAAGAAGTTTCTTTTTTGTATCAGCGAAAGTAGAAGAGTCCCAAACATCAGAAAAAGTAGTTTTATTCAATGTTGAATCTTCAACATATTTCTTCTCAGCCTCAGCAGCACTATCCGCAGCTTGAACAATTTCCAACCACTTATCAATTTCTTCCTGAGTATTGATAGAATTCTTCTTGAAGAAATCAGTAGGGTCGTAACCATCGAATTTATCCTTTGTATCTTCAATAGCTTTATCATATTGTTTTTGTAAATTGTCAGTCTCATCAATTTGTGGTTTTAAAGAAACAACTATAGAACTATCTTCACCAAAGAAATCTCGAATTTGCTGTAAATAATTAGCTTTTTCATCAGGTGTTAATTCTGTGTTTGTAAATACTTCTGAAAGTGCTTTTGAAATAATAGGGTCGTCTTGAACCTTATTAATTTCAAACAAAATATTACGTCTTAAATATTCACTAACATAATTCCAATCATTCTGTTTATCTTTTGGTAAACTAGAAAAATCAAAATTCATAATCATATCTTGAACAGCAGTTTGCAAACCACTATCGTCAATTTGATTATAAGTAAATTCTGACTGTAACCATGTATTCAAATATGAATCAATAGAAGATTTTTCTCCTTCTAATTGTTGCTCCGCATACTCAAGATTTTTTCTTGCATTTTCAAGTTGAGATGTAAATGCATCATTTATATCACCAACTGCACTTACGACTTTACCGCCTTGTACAACCGTTTCTTCGTATGTAAGACCGAGAGTTTCTAACCAATTTTCATATTGACCTACACTCATAGTGCCTTCTTTATTATATCCATTCAATAAAAAGCCCATTTGAATTGAACGTCCGTTATCTAAGTTACTATAAGCACTATTTATATCATCAAATTTCTTCTTTGCAGATTTTACTTCATATGTTGCTTTACCCAAGTCTTTTACATAACCTTTATAAACATCAGGAAATTCATCCATAATCTTTTGGTTTGCAAGGTCTTTTTCTTTCTGAATTAAATCGTCTAATGAGCCAACAATAGTGTCTACATCGCCAGATAAATTTAAAATAGCATTACCATTGTCATCGTATCCTTTTGTAAGTTGTGGAAATACACCTGCAAGTTGATTACTTAAATCAAGAAATTCTTTGTATTCGTCTGTACTAAGTGAGCCTTGACTTTGACTTACCTTTCCAAGATTTTCAACTTCTTGTGCGAGTTCAGCATATCGCTGTTTTGCATTTTTTACAGTTTCTGTGTTTGTTTTCAAATCATCATTAATTGATGAAATTTTGTCTTTAGCTTTTTCTGCAGCTTCTGTTATCTTTTTGGAACTGTTGATCCATGTACCAAAAGCACTTACGACTCCTGTAATGATAGTAGAAATACCAAACGTCAATGCTGCGTTTAAGGCAGTAGTAGCAATAGTGAGTCCAACAGTTTTTGCTGTTGAAGCAATAAGAGATACGCCATAACCACTCAAACTTGCTTTCGCCCCATTAAGTCCTGTTAAGTAAGAACCAAATTTTGTATTTGTCAACGATACAGCAGTTGCAAAATTCTGTTGTTCTTTTTGACTAACCGCACCTAAAGCGTTGTACCGTTTCATGGCTTGTGTTATCTTTGCATATCCTGTTATATTACCTTGTAACGATACAGAATATCCAGTCATTGAAGCCTCTAAACCCTTTATTTGATTTAAGTAAGAAGATAATGAATCATCACACATACTTAGAATACTATTCCAATTTTCAGATGTTAAAGTATTAGTCTGTATGCAATCGTTGTAAATATCAATTATATCTTTTGCATCCTTAAATGGTGTAATAATTTCTGAATTTACAGAAGATGCCGTTCCTGCAAACCAAGATTTCACTGTGTCTTGTTTGAATATCGTACTATTATATGGTATACTTATTTGAGGAGTATATATTTTGATGGATTGGAGAACGATTTATGAAAAAACAGAAATTATTTATTTTATTCTTTTTTGCAGTATTATGTTTATCAGGATGTAGTAAAACTGAAAAAGACAATTCATTTGATACAGGCTTATATGGAACATATTCAAACAATATTGAAGCCCCAAATATAGATTACCAACTAAAAGTTTCTCATACATTCAACGAGGATAATACCTATCATGGTAAATATTTTGAAAAAAGCAATGGTGAAATTTTAGATGATTCTGAAAAAGAAGCCAAAATTATTACAACCGAAAATGTTAATAACGACATAGAAAAAATCACAACTGATGAAAAAAAGATATATTTTTCTGGAAAAGTATGTGAAACAACTGATTTTTATAAATATAAAAATATGCTCGGAAGATTTTATAAGACAGATGTTCCGAGTGGTAAAACATTTGATTTATTCCTAAAAAACGAAGATTCAGATGTAAATGAAGGTCTTGCGTTTAATAAAGATGGTCAATACCATTATTGCACCAATTACGATAACTGTACCGATGATAGCAGTACATTTACAGAATATAAACATAAAGGTAACTATATTTATCAAGCCGATTCTGATGGTAATTGGACTATCTTGCTTTATGTAGTTGATGATGGTTTATTTGCAAAAGAATATACTAAATCACAAAAATAGGAGAGAACACCAATGCCAATAAATAATAAATCAAAATCAAATCAGAATCAGCAGATTAAAAAGTAGAAGAGTAGTGAAAAATTATTGCATAATAAAAGACACCATAGTTGTTGAACGATACACAATTTCTAAAGGATCGTTCAAGTTATTACAAAACTTATGTTCAGACTGTACTTGTTTGGTAATTAATGGTAAAATATAATCATTAAATGATGTGTCGAAGGTATACATATGAATAAATTATTTTGCCCATTAACCAATGGTGATTGTAACTATAGTTGTGTAATGAATAACAATTGTTTTGAAGATGGCGATATACAAAATTGTATGTTAAGAAGTTCGATTGAATCAATTATATCTTTTGCAAATGGTATTTCTGTTGCAAACAAAAATATTGACAATCAGTTAGAAAGTATAAACGATAACACAGGAAGCGATCATTCGTATTCTTTTGAAATTAACAATAAACTTGATTCAATCGAAAATCTTTTAGAAAAACTTACTCAGAATAGACAGTAAAATTCTTGATTTTTCCTTCAATTACTCGAAGCAAATCAAAAGCTTGACTGTATGTAAGTTTATTTGAGGTGATTTCTGTAATTATCTTATCTGATAATGGAGAGATTACCTCTTTTTCAAATTTTTCATTTTCAAGTTGCGTTTTAACAATATTACTAATCATTTTATTTTCCTTTCATGTGAATTATATTTACCAAGCAGACTCTGATGTATCCAGACCATTTTAAAGGGATATTTAGGCGATATTTGTCGATGGATAAATACTTGTATGACTTATAACAAAAAATTACAATAATAGCGAAATCAGGGGAATTTTGGAATATATAAAATTCAATTGTGAAAAGGAGGATCGTTATGTCGAATATAATTATCGAATCAAAATATCCAACAGACCATTGCTGGCAAACAGGAAATTATACAGATAATTGTGAATGCGAGTTTTGTGAACATAAAGAAGAATGTAGTGGTTATGAAAGAGATGACGATTAAACAATAAAAGAGCAGGAGATTAGTCCTGCTCTTTTTCATATCCAAATAGTTTATTCATTTCTTCTTTATAATCAATTTTACTTTGCTCATAATTTTCCAATATTTTTTTTCGCCATTCCAAAAATTCTGTTTTATTCTTAAATTCTAATTCTGTTGTATCAATAGCTTTTAAAGGAATATTTTTCTTCATTATTTTGCCTCCTTAAAAATGTTTTCAACACGCTTCGCCTTAAGTCCCTTTTCAATCTTATGTGTAAGCAATGCATAATTTCTATATACAATGATATATTTATTGACAATTTCTAAAATTTCCGTTTTTGTATCCGCTATTATTGTCCCATGATGAGCAATAATCTCTAAGGAGGATAAAATATATCCTGCGGAACACGATATTGGAATACCTATATATTGTGAATATTCTCCATCATACTTGCTCGGAGTTCCATTATAACCAAAATTTTTCTTTATTTCTTCTTCTGTCGGATACACAACTATTTTAGGGTTGTTTTCTAAAAATAACTTTGCATATTGCCAATCTTTTTTCTTAGATAATATTATGTCGGAATATAAAATAGTTGGTGTTGAATTTGCGTCTCCATAATGTGCTATCATTTTTATACAATCCTGTGTACGTTTTCCAGTGTTTCTCTTGTGTCTTACATATATGTTTACCGAAATATCTGTTCCTGATTTAGACAATTTTCTAAGAATGCTAACAATATCTTTGCAAATGTAACTAGATATGCTTTCAAAATTCCAATTTAATAATTCTAAATTATTCGTAGATATAATTTGTTTTGATAAATCATTGATTTCCTTTTGCGAGATATTCATCAAATTATTGATGGAGTCAAAAGTTGTTTTATAAATTTCTAAAGAACAATCACAAAGTTGTTTTTGTTTTTTCAAATCTTCAAGTGTTTGATTGTTCTTCTCTTGTTTCCTTTCATTGTATGCTACATATATAATATATATGATATATAGAATAGTTAATGAAATTACCCAAAATTTCCCACTTATAAATATATTTTTTATTTGTCCATTACTATTTTTCCATGTTGTTGCATTATCTATTAGTCCAATAAAAAATGGTACAATTGTAATTATCAATGCTTTAGTCAACCAATTTAGCAATATTGGTAATTTTTTCAACTCTATCCCACCAATCATTAGTATTTAATGTTACCATTATATACCAATAATTGACAGAATACTATCAGAACATATGTTTGTAAATCTCCAAAGAAACATACAATCGAGTATAATAAAAGAGTAGTCAAGCGACTGTCCGCTATTTTATTTATTCTCTGTTTTGTTCCATCTTATCTACCTCTAGGAACTGAGAGGTCAAACTGATTTACACGAGATATGAGATAAGTTCACATCATTTAACATGTCGTGCCATGAGTACGGAATGCATATTATAGTAGCATCGTTTCATATAACTACTACCAACGGTTGTCACTCTCTGAGGGCTTACCATTTTAAAGGTCTATCCCTGCGAACCAACTGAATTCATGAATTTTTACTGTACCTATTTAGTTTCCTTATAATAGGGTAGTATCATGAGTTTTACAGCCTTCCTCGCATATTGCGTCTTCGTTTATCGTATGTATAGCATACTTATCATAGTCCAAACTAACGTATCCGTTAGAAACCCTATGATGTCGGTACGTTCAAAACAATAACAATGATTTGATTAATACGCCACTAACGTATTAATGCCGACATTTTTAAATGATAATGCTGCGGAAATTCCTGTAAGAATAGTTGGCAACAATCCAACTTTATCTACAAAATTAGTAGTGCTTTTAAGTAAGGTAGATAATAAATCAATTCCATTCTTGATAGTTTCGGAGTCGATTATTTTAAACCAGAACTCCTGAGCACGGTTCTCTAGCTGTGCCATTTTGCCATCAATACTATCAAGATAAGAGTTTAATTCTTTTTCCGCTGATCCCATTGCTTCTTCTGAAGACTTCTTAACAGCTTCAAGCTGTGTCGGATCTTGCAGTATCGCTGAAGCAATATTTGAGCGGTTTTTACCCGCTAATTCTTCAATTAAAGCTGTGGCATGATTTGTTCCCAGCTTTTTATCTTGTTCCTGAATTTCTTTGTAAACCTTGGCAATTCCAAGAAGAATTTCGTAAGTATTTTTATAATTTCCATTACTATCAAGAATATCAAAACCCTGATAATTATTAGAAGCTACGGCAGTATAATCTTTGATTATCTGTTGTTTCTTTGAATTTGTTGCTTTTACAAAAGCATCTACTTCCTCATTCATTGCAGAAAGTTCTTTTTCGGCTTCTTCTGTACCAACCAGTCTAAGAGAAATTGTACGTAAACCTGCCGAAACACTATCTGCGTCCTGAATCGTTGCATTTGCTGTAGTTACTAAACTTGCAGCTTCATCAATCGTGTTTCCCATAAGTGAGAGAGTAGCTGCTGATTTTTGAAGAGCAGTGGCTAATTCATCTGTTGATATTGCATAGTTATTCTTAAAAACTGTTACTTTCACCATTACTGGTTACTGACCATATTATTTATGGCGATACGTCATTTCTGGCGTATTCTCACATTTCTTTAAATTGGATTATTGTGTGAGAACAGACTATATATTACATCCTACATTAAATATAGGAAGGATAACTTCGAGGTATATGTTACCATACACCTCACTGTAGTCGTTACGGATAAATGATATTTACTATCTTTTCTTTTATTTCTTCGTTACTCAAATCATATTTCAGTCTTAACAATTTTATTTTATTTTCAAAACAATATTGATTTTTTATAGAGTCTCTAATTTTTGTTTCTTCAAAATGTTTTTCTCCACCATAAAATTCTATAGGCTCAAAATGTTGTTTTCCGTCATATTCAATTAAATAAAAAAACTTCGCCTTTATCATCCAATAAAGCGAAGTCAAATTTTAATTTATATTTATATTTACAGTCATCAAAACTATATTGTGGTATATATTTAATATTGTTATTTTCAAGTATATATTGAATATATCTTTCACCCTTAGATTGAATTTTACATCCACATGATGTAGTAGAACCATCCATAATATTCGCAGGTAATATTTCAAATATTTTATTACAAAGAGGACATTTACAATTCCATAACCATTGCCCTAATTTGTTCTTCCTTGATTGTGATATGAATTCTACTCCATAATCAGAAACGATACCTGTCCAATCCTTTGTATTTGTCAAAGATGCCATTTCTTTTTGTAAGCACCCACAGGACTGAGTATGCCCACTTTGTACATAATTTTTGTTCAGTATAATGATATTTCCACAATCACATCGGCATTTCACTTTTGGAAATTCTTCATTCCAAATTGTTTTAAGCACAGTTAATCGTCCAAATTTTTGACCGTTTATATCTCTACCACATGATTTAATAATATAATTACGTTTTTGGCAACCGCAAGAAGTATTAGAAGTTGCACGACTTAAACTGTCTGGTGATGTTAGATGATTTTTTGTTCCGCAATCACAATCACAAAGACACTTAGTTCTTTTCGTTCCATTATAATTATAAATCATTTTTGTAACTGTAAGATGACCATATTTTTTACCTGTTAAATCTACTCGTCTTGCCTTTCCTGTAGCATTGTGAGCACATTTCCAACATTGATTAATTTTTCCTGATTTTAAAGAAGAAGTATCTACGATAGAAGTTTGTCCGCAATCACATATACACAACCAATATATACGTTTTTTCTTTGAATTAGGATTTTCTGTTTTTTTAATGACGGTTAATTTACCGAATTTTTGGTTGGTTAAATCTATAATTTTCGAAATATCTATCACCTCCATTGGTGATAGTAAATATCAAGTCTTTCCTCGGTCTGTGATATCCCCATCATTTGACCGATATAGTTATCTACCATGCTATATTTTTATAGCACCATACATTACTGTATGTTTGGGCAACAATTTTACCCACTTCATTAAGTTTATCAACAATAGTCATTTTATCTAAGTCTTTATACGCTTGCCCCATAGAAACAAGTGACTTAGTTGCATCTTCAATATTATCAAATTCAGATACATTCAAGAGTATATTTGCTGTTTTCGCACTTTCAGAAGCTTCATCAAGCGATTCCTTTTTGTTACTCTTTTTATAAAAAAATAAAAAGGGATAGGTCATTTCTGCCTATCTCTGCAATTTCATTATTCGATTATATTTGCAGAACAGAGTATATCATCACCCTCGTCTTTACGTTAGGGCGGACAACGTGCAAACATACATTACTGTATGTAAAACTTACTCGTTACGGATTTAAAATATTTTGAATTTTTTCTATAATTTCTTTTTCATTTAATGTATAGGGGAGTCTTAAAATGGTTATATTGTGGGATAAACAATAATTATTTTTAATGGAATCATTTCTTTGAGTTATCTCAAATTTTTCTTCGCCACCCCAATATGAGATTGGTTCAAAATGATGCAATCCATCATACTCAATAATCAAGTTATATTTTGGAATATAAAAATCGAACGGTAACATATCAGACTTCTGAATATTCATGCAATCTTTAAATCGTTTTTCTCTTTCAAATTGTAGTCCCAATGAATGTAAATAAGAATCTATAAATTCTTCCCATTTACTATTTTTTCGGCAACCACAAGAAAGAGTTTTGTTACGCATTAAGTTAGAGGCACTAATATAGGCAATATTGCCACAATCACATTTACATTCCCAAATAACACTGCCATTTGAAGTTCGTCTATCGGTAGGACGAATAGTAATTAATTGTCCATATTTATTCTCTTTTATGTCAATTAAATGTTCTCTGTTAAATCTTGACTCTTCCTCGTAACAACCACATGATTGAGTATGACCATTGAGAATATTCTGGATATCAATTATTTTTTCGTTTCCACATTCACACAAACACAATGCCTTTGTTCTCTCTTTATTTTTATATATCATTTTTTTAATATATAATTTACCAAATTTTTGCCCAGTATAATCATTTCTCCTATTTTTAACACGTTCTTTTTCGGCGCATTCATGACACATTTTAACCTTCCCAGAAGTTAAATCGTTGCTATAAACAATTCGTTCATTTCCACAAACACACTTACATTTATAATATGTTTTTGAATTTTTATAATTCGGAAGTCTTTCTATAGCAATCAAATTATTGAATCTTTGATTCGTATAATCTTTTGAAAATCTGCTTGATATTAGTTGACTTACATAACAACCACAAGATTTAGAATTTCCATTCAAAAGTGAGTTTCGAGAAACATCTTTTTTATTTCCACAGTCACAGGTACATTTGTAAAACAACCTATTGTTTTTCTTGAATTCTTCACCAACTAACCATTTACCTAATTTTAAACCACTTAAACTTTCGTGCATTTTATCCTCCTTTCCATTTATTCTCTTTTTTTTTATTTACAAATAAAAAAGACATGTTCTAACATGTCTTAAAATTCAAAATATTTTAGCTTGTCCTCGGAATTGCCTATCTCTAGGGTTTTCCCGATAAAAGTTGTCTTTTCATTTACATATTTCTATATAAAGGGGCTGTCTATAGTTTTTGCTATAGTCTACCCAATCGCATGTAATCAGCAGTGCTCTCTTGTATCTGCTTGGCTGTTGTACCTACTGCATCTGCCGTATCAAAGGTTGTTGCTTGATAATTTTTTAAACTTTGTACAGTTTCATCAGATACTTTCCTCATTTCTGTAAGAGCCGTATCAAACTTTCTGATTACTTGAATACCTTCTCCAACATATCTGAAAACATCATTAACTCCAAAATATGTACCAAATGCACTAGCAGCACTATAAAAAGCTTTTTCCTTAATGGCATCCCACATGCTCTTACCACCACGACCAGCATCTTTTTCGGCTCTTACGATAGCTTCAACTTTACCAAGAATTACATCAAGGCTGGCACTTGGATTTCCAGATTTTATTTGATCATACCAAGCTTTAATATCAGCTTTAGCTTTTCTTGACATTTTGCTATTCTCTTTTAGCATCTGAGAAATTTTATCCATTGTTTTTTCAGCTCCAAGCTGAGTATAACCTTTTTGAGCAGCGGTCATATTCTTTATGGCAAGAGTAGTCTTTTCGAAATCTTTTCCTAATCTTTCTACGTTAGCAAGAGATTTTTTATTTATTAAATCAGGATTCGCTTTTAATTCATTAATAGCTTCTTGATATAACCTTAATGCTTCTCGTGCTTCTTGTACTTTACCTAAATATTCAGGACTCGTCCAACCATCATCACCAAATTTATTAATAGTTGCCGCATATCCGCTAACTTTACCTTGGTATCCACTTAATTTATTATCATATCCATTGAGTTGTCTCTGTTGTGAAGTTTCAATTTGTTGAGTTGTTTTTAATGAGATTTTTTTTAATTCATTAAGACGCTGTTCAGAATTATATAAATCAGAATTATTTTTCAGAATATTAGTAGCAGTAAGATATTGTTCTTGATAAGTCTTTTTCTCTTGTTTAAGTTGTTCTATAAGTTTAGCATTGTTTGTATTAGCAATTTCTTTTCTAATTCTCTGAATCTGTTTCCATGCTTCCAATTGATCTTTTGAAGCTTGATTAACAGTAGATTTTCTTTCAGACTCAGTAACCTTCTCTTTTTCAGCAGAAAGTTTTTGAAGATTTTTTATCTGTTCTTGAATAATCTTATTTTGATCTTGATATTTTTTACTATCAATATGACTCGTCCAAGCAGTAGTGTTACCTTCCTTATCTGTACTATATGAATGAGTATATGTACGCACACCACCATTCTTATCACCAACTTTTGTTTGTGTTTTAACGAGGTCATTTTGTGAATCATAAAAATCTGTAATTTCTTTTACAAAAGAAGTTGATTCATCAATAGAATCAATTATTTCAGATTGTAATTCTCTTAATGCTTGCTCAAGTTCAGTTTTATTTGATACTTTCTTTTCATTATCATGATTTCCAGTATCATGGGCTTTATAACCTTTCTTTTTATACTTCTTGACACCAGAAGGTTCAGCAATTTCAGAATGACCACCTACTAAATCATTATTACTTTTATCAGCAGAATCCTTAACCTGTTTATTAGCTTCAACAAATTCTTTCTTCGCATCCGCAGCTTCACGAGCAGATTTAGCAATCTGTTCCATTAATTCTGCTTCAAGTTTCAAAGGATTTTCTGAACCATCAATAGAAGATTGGACACCTTCGTTAGCTGTAGCAAACTCTTTTTTCGCTTGAACAGCTTCCTCGGTTGCCTTCTCTACCTGCTCCATACCTTCTGTTTCAGGTTTGGTATCGGTAGAAGAGTCAGGAAATGCGTCTTTCTTTGGATTATTAGAAACAGACTCCAAAGATGAAATTTCAGATTTGAGAGAAGATATCTTAGATTCTAATTCAGAAATTTGTTGATTTAATACTTTGATATTATCAGATGGAATAGAAGTTATTCCGAATAAGGCTTTTCTAAACTCTTCGGCATTTGTAATCGCTTTACCGTCTATAGGAATAATATCTGCTTCAACACCAATATTTGTTTTTCTTAATTCGCTTAAAGTATATCCTAATCGTTCAAGTTCTTCACGCCACGCAGCATATCCCTTTTCAACATTGCCGCCCAAATTCATTGTTTGGTACTTCATAGAACCTTGTCCTTTAGATTTATCAGTGCCAAAAATTGAATTGTATAGTGATTCCTTTCGTGAATTGATATACTTATCATTCATATTAGAATAAGCTTTTTTGAATCCATATGCTTCGTTTTCTGTTTTGGATAGTTTCTCAATTTCATATCTTGTTTCTTCAAGTTGTAGCTCATAAGATGCAAGTTCTTGTTTCTTTTTTTCTATAGACGCAATAACTTCTGAGTTAGCTTTAATCTCCGTATTATCAGAAACAGTAGAAGAGTCACCCAATGAAATATTCGATTCTTGTGAAGTTGCAACAGTAGTAGGAGTTTTAACCTTTGCTAATTCATCTTCAAGTTCTTTAACTCTATTGGTAAGTTTCTCAATTTCTTCAACAGAAGCATTGACATTCAATCCATCTTTAAAAGCCTCAGTAAATCCTTTGGCAGAGACAGAAATCTCATCAAGTTTAGAAACAATAGTGTTTAACTGCTCAATAACACCAGATAAATCTGTTTTTCCAAAAATATTTTCTAATGGATTAGTATCACTTGCAGCTTTCATTTCATTAAAAGTTTTAGTGACTTGTCCCATAGCCGAAGATGCTTGTGTCCAATATTTCTTATCTGTGTCGGTAAAAAGAACATCTTGTCCACCATACATAGCCTTTGCTTCATTACGCATATTTTCAATAAATTTTCTATATGCTTGAAGTTTACTCATTGGAGTGTCAAATTGATTTATATCAAAGTCGAAAAACTTTGTATTAATTATTGAGCCACCAGCACTTGACATTTTGATATGTTCGAACAATCTTTGATATGCTTGTAATGCATTAGATATCTTGGCTTGAGCCTTCGCTTCCATTTCAGTATCAGAACCAAAATCAATATTCATATTAAGCCCAATACCTTTAACACTAGAACTTAAATTATCAATGGCAGATTCAATATTAGCAATAGTTTTTAATAACGGAGACAATTCTTCACCATCACCGACATCAACTAAAACACCTTTAATAGAGGATAAGCTTGACTCAATACTTGTAAATAAAGATTCAAGTTTTGTGAATTGTTCAGTATTGAAGATTTCTGTATTCTTAGCCTGATTAGTTTCATCTATTAATTTCTGAAATAAAGCGGTGACTGATTTGAGAGCTTCTTCATCTTGAAAGATATTTCCAAATATAGAACGCTGAGAATCGGAGAGGGTAGTGTCTTCACTAAGATTTTGTACTGATTTTGCTATAACACCATTAGAAAGAATATCATTAATTTTATTTGATGTTTCCTCTACCTGTTGAAAAATAGAATCAAGTTTTGCGGAAAATGCTTGTAATTGATCTAAGCCGAATGAATTACCATTTGATTTAAAACTTTCTTCCAAAAGATAACCATATTCTGTTTTAAATTGTCTAATAGCTTCCGAAGCAGTAAGAGTTCCGTTCTCTAATTTTTCAAAATATTCAGCAAATCTATCATTATTAAACCAATCATATCTATCAATTTTATTTACATCTAAAAATTGATTAAATGTCTGAGTAGCTTCATCACGAATATTTTGCATTTCTGCTTTTAACCTGTCTAGTTCATCAAGTTTATCGGCAAAACCAGAACCAACTTTAAAATTTTCAAATTCATTTCGTAATTCTTCATTAGCATTTCTTGCATTGCTTAATTTGCTAGTGAGTTTTTCTACTTCACTTTCTAACAAGCGAACATTTTGCTGCAATTCACCAATATCAGAACTTACACCGAAATGACTAAATAATTTTTGAATATCTGTTCCATACGCTTCTAGTGTTTCAAAAGAATCAAACGCTTCCTTAAATCCTTTTACGGAAAAAGCACTATCAATATTACCAGCAACCTTTTGGGCTTCAGCCATACCCTTCGAGATTTTATCAAAATCAGGTAAAATATGTGATAAGTCAGTTCCAGACATAGCCTTCAGAGCATTTGTTACCTTAATTAACTCAGAAGCATTGTCCTTAGAAGCCTTCTTTTGAAAATTATTATAAGCATCAGTAGTAGCGTTTATTAAATCTTGTTGGGTTTTCCAATATTTTTGAAGATTTTTATTATTGGAAATTTTATCAAGAGTGTCTGCAAATGATTTTAATTTATCTTCACCATTGATATTAACAACAACTTGCTGTTCGACAGTGGGTGCTTTTAATTTTATTTCGTCAGCCATTCTATACCTCCTATATGTCTATTTTTATATTTGATTTATATTTATTCCATATATTTTCATAATCTTTTTGATATTCTGTTTTTTGATATTGGTCTATTCTTCTTTTAAAATCTTGGAGTGGTGATATTGGAGCTTTTGCTGCTAACTTCCAACCAGATAAAATACTTTCATTGTTCCATATTTCAGGCTCCCAAGGTGACGTTTCCCCATTATATTCTAAAGTTGGATATGACCAAGGAACTAACATTCTCCCTCTATGTTTAACATTTGCTCCACCATGCCAGCCTTGTCTAAATACTTGATCATAAAGACCATTTTCTCCTGCATACCCATTCCTATAAGAAATTAAAGACGGTTCAAACCATATACTTAAATAATCAATAGCTTTTTTAGTTTGAATTAAATCATATAAACTTCCTCGCCTATCATAAAAGGGATCAGGGTAGCTATTATAAAAATCCGTAATAGTATCTTTATATATAGTTTTTATCTTTTTTTCTGCTACATTAAAATATTCCGAAAAAGACTTCTCTTGAGCTTCCTTCACCGCTTCTTTTGCTTTTTCTTGTAATTTTTTTATATATGATTGATAAAATGAACTTTGATTATTCGACATATATTTTTATCACCTCCAAAATTTTCACTATAATTTCACTATTTTACACTAAAATAAGAGAGCAGTATCACCACTCTCCATAAGAAAGGCTCCATACGCTGTGACACATATAGAGCCTATTTATAATTTCCTGCACAAATAGAAAGTGCAAGGAATTAAAGGCATTTATTGATTCCTTCACCAATCTGTTGTATAATCATATCCGTAGGTACTTACATTTATGTAACTGTAAACCCTATTCGAGTACCTTTGGTACAGAAAGGCGAAGGTGATACCTATACTTCGTATAAATTCATACAGCTTAACTCTACCAATTGAATCTCGTGTCGCAACGAAAGGAGAAAAGTATGAGCGAAGCTGTGCAGGTAGCTTTCATTTCAGGATTCTTTAATGTACTTTGCGTACTGATTGGAATTCTATTCAGAGATGAGGACTAATAAAATCGGATAGGAGCTGAGTTTTGGTGACGACCATTACTCGAACAAGGAAAGTGAAAAAGTCCGTGGCAGCCAGTCACGGCTTTTTCGATTTTATAAGTCCAAAAATCTCAAGAAATTTGAATTTACTTAGACTTCTTTGAAATTACCTTTCTTAGCAAACTTAAGAATTTTATCTTCTAAATCTTCATTCGGTATCTCATCAAGCTTTTTACTTACAACTTCGACAAGTGGTGTGAGAGTAGCATTTGCCAAATCAGAAATCCTTCCAATCTGTTTGCTAATAAACGCCTGAGTAGTTGTCTCATTAAACTGAGTGTCTGATTGCTTCATTGTTAAAATGGTTTTAAATTCACTTAATTCGCTCATAGGAATAAGTGGATCAGCTTTATCAGAGCCAACCATTAAAATATCAAGTAGACCAGATGATTTAAGTGCGTCATATCCCTTGATAAAACCTTTATCATCCTCGTCAATCTCAAGGTCAGTATATAATTCAATTACGGTACGACAAAACTGTACATACTGAGCAACAGAATTTACTCTAATCTTATCTGTTTTACGATACTTTGTTACTCCGTTATCATCATAAGACTCCTGCTCAAATGTTGTCTTATCTACAATCAACTGTGCGTAAGCATCTTTCTTGATAATTGATACATATGGAGTGATTTTGATTTTACTTAATAACTGTTCCTTTAATGTGTTATTTGCCATGTTGTTATACTTTTCTACAAACTCTAAAATCTTCATATTCCTTTTATCTCCTTTATTTTTTACTTTTCTTCGCTTCTCTGCGAAGTTTCTTTAAAGCGTCATATTCTACCCAACCACCATATTTGAGATTTCTGCAAATAAACGTAAGGTTGGTTTCTGGGTACTTAGCCCACATCATTTTTCTTTTTAAAAGTGACATACTATCTGGATTACCTTTCACGTCAAAAACCTGTAAAGTTCCATCAGACCAGACAATATTAAAATCACTTCTATATTTAATAGGTAGAATTGTTTTACCTTTATATTTAAATTTATCTTGAAGAACATATTCTATTTGGCGTTCATACGATAATATTTCTCCACTTTTCATCTTAGGTTCTATATATTCTTGTAAAAATCTAAGCTCAGTAAGACTGTCATAAGTTACACCTTTATATGTTCGATTTTTCTTACCTTGTTCTGAAATATCTACATGATATTTCGATTTAGCTTTTGCTATTTCCTTTCACTCCTTTACATAACAAAAGAGCAGCTTCCGAAGAAACCGCTCTTTCTTTTAATAATATTTAATTGTTATTTAACCGTCTTAAAGTTTCTACACATCCTTTTAGTGTTTCACAAAACTTATTTAATTCGGTAATTTCTTCTTCACCATTTAAGGTAATTCTTATACAACTATTTATATCTTCCTTATTTGTTCCGATAGCCAATAAAGTAGGGGAGGGTACTAAATCTCCACTTGTGCAAGCACTCCCTGTCGATACTTGATGATCGTTCATATCAAGTAATGTCATTAATGGTTCACCCCTTATTCCCTTAAAACAAATATATAAATTATGTGGTAATCTATGTTCTAAATCAGCACCAACTAAATATGAATTTGGAATATTATTACTTATGTAATTATAAATATAGTCACGATTTTTAGACGTGATAGAAGAATAATTATAATTCTCAACTGCTTTACCAAGTGTAGCAATACCTATTACATTTTCAGTCCCCCCAAACAATTCCTGTTCCTGTGATCCATATATAAGTGGTTCAAGTTCTATAGATGATTTTTTATATAAAATACCAGTACCTTTTAACGCTCCAAGTTTATGTGCGGAGAAACCCAGACCATCAACATCTAAAATTTTCACATCAATAGGAATTTGACTAATTGAGCCTGTGCAATCTACATAGACCACTGCATTATAAAAGTGACATATTTCAATAATTTGTTTCACGTCTTGAATAGTTCCTATCTCAGAATTAGCATATTCTATGACTACAAGTTTCTTCATTGTATCCATAGATAGACATTCTTTAAGATCTTGAATATTTATTTTACCTGTGTAGTCAACTTTAAGTGGACGCTTATATTTCAATGATTCCACACATTTCAATACTGACTTGTGTGAAGTAGGGGAGTATAATACTTTGCATTCGTTTTTCTGAGTATAACCTTTTATAAATAGTGTGTTATTGGCTGAACCGCCAGACGTAAAGATAATGTCTTTAGGATCTGCTTTAATGAATTTTGCTACATTATTTCTTGCAGTTGTAATAATTTTCCTTGCTTCAACGCCTGATTGATACATTGAAGATGGATTCTGATATATATCTAAAAGAGATATAATGTAATCCTTGACTTCTGGTTTTAATTGAGTTGTTGACGCATTATCTAAGTACACATTATCACCACCTAATCCAAATTATATTTAGAATACATTTCAGATAAAGCATCCCATAATCGTTTTTCTTTTTTATACTTCCATACTGAAATTTTCTCCTCATTTATATACACCCATGTATATCTAATTCCTTTATCTCGGAGAAATTTCATTTCTTCTACAAAAGAAGTAGAATATTCTTTATCAAATTTCATTTATTCCTTTAACTCCTTATAAAGCGTAAAAAATAGGGAATACAAAATTCATAACATATGAAAATGTATTCCCTAAAAAATTCACACTCTCATATATCAATCATTCATTACAGAAACAGATTTCTTCTTATTTCCGTATTTTACTTTTATTTCATTTTCTTTTGTTTCTATGTTTTTAATATCTTTCTCGTTAATATCATCAATAAGATTTTTGATATTATCTTTAAAAACACCTGAAACGTCACATTTTGACAATCTTATTTTTGCTGATTCTTTAGTAATCGCATTTTGAGCATAGTCACTAACTGTCTCAAACACAGTTTTACAATTTTCTGTATCAAAAATATTTTTCCATACAGGGAGATTCAAACTGCTTGGACAAGAACCGCAATACTCATAAGGTTTACCACAAGTAAGACAAATTCTATTATTTGCCATTTTAGTTCTCACTCCTTTACATAAATAAAGAGAGTGGTAATGACCACCCTCTAAAAATTATTCTGCATCAACTTCATCAGCATCATAAATGTTATAAAGTACTTTATCTGTTCCACAGTAATCAATCTCAAGATCCCCTTTAAAATCCATTTCAGTAGAATCTGCATTAATTGGAACTGTTGTTTCAGGAGACACCTGGAATGATGGAAACTCGATATAATCTGCTTTTAACTCATTCTTTTTACATGGATTGTAGTATGTAGCCTTAATAATGAATTTCACAGAACTTGGGAATTCATCAACCTTATTCTGAATCATAGCACCTGTTTCAGATTCCCTAAGATACTTAATAAAGAACATATCGGCTTCTGTATCTGTAGGAAGAGAGAGTTTTCCAGAAGTAGACTCTATTGCAAACTTTTCTGTATCTGCCGCTTCACCCAATGTATATGTTTTTCCGATAGAACCATCACCAAAATACTGCGCAACTTTTACACTACCTGCTACATAATCTTTGATTGTAACATCAGCACCTTTCTTAACATGGAACATTTTTGGCATTGTTACCTTATTGCCACTAGAAGCAAAAATAGGTGTTGTACCTGCTGAAGCAGCTATAATGTTTGTATTAACGAATGCATTTTTAGCAGAAAATGTACCAGCTTTTGATTTCCAAATTTTCTTAGCTAAATTACCATTCTTATCCTTTACTTCTGTAGATTCAGCAGTTACTTCGACACTACCATCTGATAACTGAGTAAGTACATATAAAGGATTTGTTGTAGTTAAATCTTCTGCATAACCATAAAGAATTTCTTTGTAAAATTTATCGCCTAATCTAAAAGCCATAATTTTATTCCTCCTTAAAAATTGTTTAATAAAAATAAAAAATCATGCAGTGATTTTTACATCACGCATGAAATTAAATTCGTTTGGATTAACCTTACTTAAATCACACATACCACTATATAATCCACCAAATAGGGCACGAGTTGATTCATATATTTGAAGTCGTTGGATATTGTACATAAATTCAAAATATCCGACTTCACGTAGTTCATTTTTTTTGTAATGACAACCAGGATGATTAAGATAAAAAGCAATCATTGATAGAAGACTTTGCTGATTTTTATTTTCAGAGGCTTCTTTTTTCTTTTGAATTAATTTTTGTCTATCTTTATTTATCAAATCCTGTTTAAGTGTCTTATTAGATGTGAATTCTTCTTCTGGTGGAAAAGAGTTAAACATAAACTGTACATATTTACACATCTTATTTCTTGTATCTTCGTCTATTTCCAAATCTAATTCTTGACTATATAGAGTTAATACAGTATCTCTATTAACCTGTTTTTGATATAAATTAAATGTGGAAAAATCAATATCTCCAAATATTAATTTTGAATAATTAAAATCTATTGATTTTATGAGAATTGAGAACAATTCAAGATTACTAATTTTATTCCAATCAATACCCATATCCCAAAGTTGTAGTCTATATGCTGTTGTATTCGACACAAATGGTGTAATTACTCCATAAATATCAGACTCATTATTTGAATCAATAAAATCCTGAATAGATGGTTGATGAATTGTAATTTTCTCATTTATTACATAATCCTCACCAAAATACATCTTTAAAGGATTAAATCCTAATTCTTCAACTTCTTGTATTTGTTCATCTGAAAGTTGTTGTTCTATGGTTTGTTGAATAAAAGAATTATTAGAAAACATTTCATCCATTGTTACCACCTCTTATTCTTATAAGAAGTAGTGCCATTTGAAGAAATAACGAGATCGTTTGGAAGTGTACATTGATATTTTAAAGTACGAACAACGTAATTATTATCTGTTGTAGATTCTTTGTTATATACTGGAGTGGTTGTAGGTATTTCTAAACCAATCCATGCAAATTTTTCTCTAATGATAGAAGCAATTAAATCGTGTCGTGGTATTCCACTTATTTTATCTATTCTATCATCTCCATGAATAAAAATAGTAAAAATGATATCCAACAGCTTCTCATTTGGATTATATCTAACATTTTCTTCCGTACTTACCTGATAACAAATATAATGGCTTACATCTGTTTGAGTATCTGGAATAAATACGAATGGTCGAATGTTGGCATCACTTCCAAAATATCTATCCCATTCGCCTAAATGTTCATGTTTACCCAAATCTTCATTCCATTCCCAATTTAATCTACATTCATCTGTAGGGACATTCATTTTTCGTTCTTCGTCCCACTTCCAATGTTCTTTGTCACTTGGATCAAATAATTCGTTGTATAAACTAGGTTCATTTAAAGCATATAAAATCTCAGGAGATTCCATAAAAACATCCTCTATTTGTTTTTTAATACGAATTATATCATCGTCAGGAGTCTCTTTATATGTGCGAAGCTTATTAAGCAAATCCGCTTTTGTCTTTAATTTTTCCATATAATGTCGCCTCCTAATCTATAAATTCTAAAAATAGTGATTCTGATTCAATTTTTTCTGTACCTTGCGTAATGGTACATTTAATAGATAATGTTTTTCCTAAAACAGAGTCGTTATTAGGAAACTTTACTTTCTTTTGGTTGTATTCTGTACCAGCTCGCCATGTAACATTACCAGTCCAGTCTTCATTATCAATAGAACAAGTCCATGTAAAAGTTGCATCAGCATATTCAGTTGTAATATCTTCATTGGAATCATTGAATAGATTTACTGTAAGATTTCTATAAGAGCCACCTACTTTAATAGTTGAAGTGGATGCTGAAATTCTTGCTGTAATAGAAGATGGAGGAATAATTGGAATAGATGGATCTGTTGGAGCGATTTCTGAATCGAAATACGAAGCCCACATACCAATAATATTACCATCAGAATCTTTTTCAATGTAATCCCTATGTTGGTCAAAGAAATCTTGATATAAAGTTAATTTCTGAACCCCAAGTGGTTGAGCATTTTCAACCTTACTGATCTGCCATGCTATTACATTGTCAGTAAAAGAACTAACAAGTACACGCATATTCTTTGACGACTCGTATGTATACCAAATTTTCTCAGTAATTGGATTTAATGGTAGCCATACTTTATCTTGGTTTTCTTGCGAAGTAAATCGTAAATCAGTCCAAAGTCCAGAATTATAACTAGACTGCATTTTTAAAACAGACCACATTCTACGCTTGATTTTTTCTGTTCCGTTATTCTCAATCCACATCAATTCATAATTACATTTAAGAATTAAATACTTTGGGAATTGATTTGCCGGTTCAGTACGAAGAATCATCCATTTCTCATAGATGTTTTCATCATTTGGAATATCAATGAATAAGCCGATAAAATTATCATTATGATATTTTTTACGATAATCAGTTTCAAAATAGTAGAGTTCGTCACCTTCAGAAAAATGTGTTTTTTGTGTTGGTTTAAACTGGATATAGTAATCTACTTGGTCTTTATCCATAGACTGATATGACTTAACGATAAACTTTGCATCTATGCGTGTTTTGGTTGTATTCTCATATGTCATACCTTCAGCTAATCGTGGCTGATCATCATGGTAGAAGTCATAGATATAACAGATTTTACTTTGGATATCGTTGTCCCATGTCCAATTCATTATGTCATCAGACTGTTCCTTATATATCTGACCAATCGTTTTAGCTCCGTTGTTCTTGGCGTTTGCGACACGCCTAGCTGTTTGTAGACTCGGCATCGCTTACACCTCCCTCAAACATTGCTTTTATATATCCGTGAGAATCTAAGATTGCCCTACGGAATTTTTTGTAACTAAAATGGTCGCTCTTAAAATTATCCATAGCACCTTGTAAAGTTGCCATAAGAGTCACCATAAGTCCGTTATCATTAAATAAGGTTTTTGTGCCACCTAATTTAAACATAACATTCTCAAAGAAGACGAGAAATGCTTCATCATCTTCAAATATTTTCTCTTCAATTGTCTTGTCCTTGTAGAGCAGTAATTTGTGAATATCACCATGCATTGCACGAACTGCTTCATTGATTTGCTTGTCTGTAAAGTCACCATATATGTATTGCATATTACGACTCCGTATTAATATAGGAATTGTACATATATCCGTAATCACGAATACGTTTATTTAGTTCGGTTTTCATGGAATCAAGACGGTCAATCATGTTTTTATGATTGTCGAGTAGCTTCTTTTCTTCCTTGCCGCCTATCATTACTGATGTATGCATAACAGAATCAACTTGTGGTTGTAACCACTCAATCGTCATTCCAAGCACAAGAATTCCTACGACAAAATTCATATCAGCCGTTTCATCTACTGAATTATTCAGTGTGAAATCCAATTGTTGAATTTCATCATCGAGTGTGAGAGAAGAGAATAGTCTACGCACCCTTGGATCAGAGATTACATTGCTTAATCGCTCTGTATAAATTTCAAGCAAATCGTTTTCGTCAAGAGAGAGTTCTTTCGGATCTGAAATTCGTCCTCTTGCTCGTGAAAAAATTGTTTCATATGGAAGCGTCATTGTGAGCCTCCTTTACTTAACGAATAACTTACTAATCAAATCAAAATCAGAATCAAAAATCTCACTTAAGGTTCTCACCTTGGAAATACTATCAAGATGTCCATTTGCGATTTCACCTGCAACCATCTGACAAAGTACATCCTTTGCACCGATAGGAAGTTTTTCAATTTCCGTTCTCATTCTGCTATTAGGTAAATCTAAAATTTCTAACAAATCCTCTGCTGTATACATATTGTCATATACTTTTGTAACTGAAGGAAAATCAGCTAATAAATCATCATCTTCAATAATGAATCTAGGCAAGAAAATATGGTCAGAACCCTTACGAATCAAAGTAACTAAATCTCTATAGTTAATTTCACAAGTCTTTCCATAATCCTTAAATTCATATGTATTACCAGATGGACATGTAACATTTAAACCGCCAAAACATACTGAACGACATAAAATAAAGTCAGAATCAGTAAAAGTTTTTTTTGGCTTTTCAGTTGCTTTTGTTTCAACTGTTTCTTCTGTCTTAGTAACAGTTTTCTTTGTATAAGCCATATTTATTTCCTTTCTTTCCATATAAAATAGGAGAGTATTTTTCATACCCTCCTACATAAGTGTTGTATTAAATTAGTCCTGAGAAATCTTCCACTGACCAAAATAACGACCAAGACGAGTAGCAACACCAAGTTCTCTCTGTACTTCGTACTTCATAAGGTCTGCGATGTTGCTATTAGCTTCACCTCTGTCGGTGATTTCATCAATGATTGTCTCACCAACATCGACCATATCAACCATCTTGTTATCACCAGAAGCGAAAATCCAAAGTGTATTATCATCATACATAGTCTTTGTTACATCATTTCTTGCGAATCTCTGAGGAATCTCAACAAGACGATAGCGACCATAGTTACCAAGTCTACCCATAGAGGCAACAGCTTCTTTCTGAGAAGCAGCAATCCAGTTTACATTTACAAGGTTTTCAAGTTCCTGAAGACCTACCATAGTACCCATAATTACAACTTCTGCGTTGTCATTTGCAACAGATACATTCTGAAGTACTTTATTGAACTTACCTCTGTTCTGTGTATTTAAAGCGCCAGTTTCAACGAAACCTGTCTGTACAGGAAGTTTTTTAGGAGCATTAAGAACTTCTGCGAAGATAAGATCCTGAACCATAACAACAAATGCTTTTGTAATAGCATCAATAAGCTTTGTCCAATCTTCCTGTCCAATTAAGTACTTATCAATATCAGCACCAACAGCAGCACCATAAAGATCAGTTTCAACAGAATATGTCTCACCTTCTGGTAATCTCTGGAGCATTGTATCATGGTGTCTCTTACCCATTCTTGCTACAGAAAGAATTACTTCCTCATGCTCATTCTTGAATAAGTTCTCATCACCATCATTAAGATTTTTATAGTTTACAAGCTCATTAAACCACTCATTCTCTTTAAGACCTGTAGATACTGTCCAATCTGTTACCTCCTCGATAACATTGAAGAACTGTCTACCGAATTCTTCATACGCACGAATACGTTCTCTCTTCTTGGCATCCTTTGTTAAACCAAAGATTTTGAGAGACATTTCACGAAGTTTGTCCTCAGCATCCTTTTTAGAAATACCCTCATCGAGTTCTCCCTTATATAAATCAAACATAAGATTCTTAATTTCATCATAAGATGTATTCATATCATTAAACACATTCATTACATGTGTGCTAAAATTCATTCTACTCATTATATTTTATCCTCCCTTCTTAAGCGATAGCGACCTTGTGTTTCTGGCTACCAGCTTCGATTGTTACCTTTTTACCTGCTACTGGTGTACCATCAAATGCATCTGCACTAAGTTCGTATACATCAGTTACACCGAGAACAAAACCTCTAACAGTCTTTGTTCTACTTGCACTTGCTTCGTTGAAGAAATTAGAAGTAGCTGTAAACTTAGAATTATAATTTTCTGCAATAGTAGGAACTTCATAAATTAAAATTGCTGGTGCATTAGGATCAATCTTCTTAACTTCTACATACCAGTTTCCATCAGCAGCCTGCTCAAGAATTTCCCCCTCAAAAGTAGTAGGTGCATCAGCGACCTCATACTGATCAAAAGATACATATTTACCTTTTCCGCATACAGTACCATTGTCTGTATCTGTCTTAATTACCATGTTTAATGTTCTACCTACACGCTCAGAAAGGACTTTAGTAGGGAAACAAACATGATGCTGTTCAATTGAATAACGTAAAGCCATTATTTTTTCCTCCTTAAAATTTGATAAAAATAAAAAAGACCGCCTTATAAAAGCGACCCAACAAAAAGTGATTATTTAATTTCTGTTTATTTGTTCTGAAATAATTTGCCGTATCTACTTGATTTAACAACCTTAGATGGGTTAGCAAACTGTTTCTTAGAAGTTGATTTCTTTTCCTCTGTTGATGAAGAGAAAGTTGAATGTTCTGCAATAAAATCAGAATGGATTACCTTAACCTGTGTTTCAAGTTCAGCAAGAGAATAGTTATCCATATTCTTATAAAGTTCAGCAAAATCTTTATTCACAAAATTTCCTTCTTTATCTTTTGTAGAAATAGATTTGTATCTCTCGTCTGCAAGAATTTTTTCACGCTTTTCATGAAGCTCATTCTTCTCTACAGTTTCCTTAAATGCTTTTAATTCAGCATAATTTGAACGCATATCATCAAGTTCTTTCTGCTCATCAGCAGTAACAAACTCAACATATACTTCAACTCTGTCACCAGTAAGAGAATAGTTGTCTTCTTTAGAATCATAAGTCTGCTTATAATATCTTCCTGACCACCAATCACACATGATTACATAATCATCATAAACAGTGACACCATAATATGTATTATCTGCCTCTGCATATGTAGCGTTTACTAAATCCTGAATAGCATAGATTTTATCCTGTAAAGATACAGCAAACTTTTTAATTTCTCCATCTTTCACAAATGAATATTCGATAGTATTATTAGATACAGAATTATCTACTTTCTTCTTGACTTCATCATCATCTGATGGAGTAGTAGTTGATTCATCTGTAGTTGATTCATCTGTAGTTGAATCCTCCTTGCTATCATCTTTAGTAGATTCAGTTGATTCATCATTAGTTGGTTCTACACCCTCGTCTGTAGAAGGAGTATCTTCCGTTGAAGTATTATCTGTAGTGCCATCAGTAGTATCAGTATCATCAAATGCTTTTGCAAATGCTTCAACTAATTCTTCGTCTGACATATTTTCATAATCGAACGTAATATCATCAACTGTCTTTCCATACTTCTGACATAACTCTTCAAATTTATTCATATTGACGTTGTTTCCTCCTTCCTTAGAATTATTTTTATTGTCAAAACAAGCAGTCTCTAATTTTTCAAGTCGTGCTTGTAATTCAACCATTTTTTCGTTAAATTTAATTAGACTGTTATTTTCTTCACTGAAATCTTCGAGTGTAATTTTGCTTCCAAGCATCCCCTCACCAATAGGTGTTCCATCTTTCTCAGCTCCCAAGCAAGTGCATCCTGCAAATTCAAAATCATCTAATTGTAGATATTTTTCTTTTGCATTGTATGAACACTCGTATACAATCAGCTCACAGCTCACCTTTGTTCCATTTTTTTCACGAATGATGTCTGCACAACGAGTATATGATTCTGGAATTGCTACACGAGCAACGACATATGTTTTATCCATATCTTTGTCATATTCGAGATAAGGTTCATCTGATGTAAAAGTACCAACCTGTTTTTCATCATATACAGTTATTTCATTACCATCTTCATCTGTTTCTATATGGTAATCGTGAGAGTGAAAATCCCAAGAACCATCATCCAATTGATGAATGTTTGCAAGTAGCGGAGAATATTTTAGACTTGGCATTGCAGCCTTCATAGAATCTTCAGATATGTAACTACCATTACGATTAAGTAATGTATGACAAACACGCACTTTAGCATATAATTTATTATCTTCAGCTTTTTCTATATCAGCAGAAGAGAAATCTTGAATTGCTTGTACATAAAGTGGGTTGCCAGATTCCTTTGAAGAAAAATTGTACATTTTCTTATGCTTGCAAAAACTAATTAAATCTTCGATTGTAAAATATTTCTTTTGCATTATTTCCTCCTTTCTGAATTATTAATAAGCACTCAGATAGGAGAGTGCTAAATACTCAGCATATTGCTATACTGAATTTTTCTTTTATCTATATCATCATTTGAAAACTGAATTTTCCCAGAATTCAAAAAGGTATAAATACCATTAGTAACATCAATCTTCTGAAAACCAAGAGAAGATAATTTCTCAGCAGTTGAAGTATCTGTAGTTTTTATAAAATTCTGTTTCATCCTTTTATCTCCTAATTATCATTCTTATTCTGGTCACGAGTTTCACTTCCTTCATCTGAAATCTGTGTATCAGAAACCTCTGGTTTTGTTCCATCAGAGCTATTTGAAACTGTATTAGCAGAAGTAAGAACCTTAAATCTGTTTGGTAAATCAAGAATGTCATTACCTAAGAATGCAAGTGATAATGTATCTAATTCGCTAATACCATTGAGTGCGTTGATCGCAAGAATTTTTGTTGCATCATACTGTAAATCTTTCTGTAATGATTCCTTAAAAGCGTCTTTGGTATATGCTGATACTTCAAAGAATTTCACTTTAGCAGGATTAGAAACTTGATAACCAAGCATACGATTTGTCCAACCTTGAATCTGACCAAGTAACGCTGAAATTGCAAATTCTGTATCAGCACGAGTTGCTGAACGGAATGCCTCAGCTCCACTAATAGTAGAAGAGTTCAAAATCTGTGCTCCACCAGAAGTATTTAAAACTTCCTTTGTAGCCTTTTGAACTTTTGTTGTATCAGTAGATTGATCGTCAGAGAATGAAATAGTGTCAAGTGGGATAGGGGTAATTGCAGCACCTACATAATCAGGTAAACTTTCAACCATCTTGTTATAATAATCCACAGCCAAGTCAATATTAACCGACCATGCATCGGGATCTGTTGCACCTGATAATGTTGGAATAGTAGCAGTAATCAATTTATAAATTTGTTGTTCATCTGCCACAGCTTGTACATCAGCCAAATTAAGCAACCCAATTAAATCAATGAATAGTCCACTGTAAATTGGTACAATTGTTTCCCAAGACTCCATTCTTGACTTTGTACATAAAGCATATTCATCTGGCATAGGTTGCCATTTATTTTTACTATCACCACCATAAGCTTTATACATAGAACTCAATGGTTCTCCAAGAAAATCAAGGATATCTTCAAATTTTTTATAATTGCTCATATCCACACTGAATGAAAAATCACCAGTAAAGTATTTTCCTGAAATCCTACAATATTCAGGCGGTATTTTTAATATGAATATGCCTGTCTCATCTATCCAACAACAACCATAATAAACATCTTCGATGAAATTATTGATTAACATAGGAAGTAGACTATTCTGTAAATCCATTCTGTCTAAAACCTGTAATGTTTCGTAATAATCTTTTAGAATTGTTTCCTTGTCATTATCTTCAATTGGACTATATGTAGGAACAACATATCTTGAACTCAGATCGAACATTGTAGCGTTATACATAATCAATCTGAAATAGACTTGAGAACGATAGAAAAGATAACGTGATAATCCACGTAATTCAGATTCATATTTGTCTATGTTCTGTAAATATCTGATGACATCATCTTTACTATAAGAACTGATAGTAGTCTGACGAACAGTTTTCGTTACATCTCGAATCTGTTTAAATGCTTGTTTTGCTTCAGCAAAATTCTTCTTTTGCTGTTCATACTTTTCCATAAACTGTTTACGCTCTGCGGCAGTGGGTTGTTTTTTAGATGTAGTTGTTGTTTTAGGAGATGTTTCTGACATCTCTTTCTTTGGTCGTGCCATTTTTGATGTGAACACCTCCTTTTCTTTGAGATTTTTTATTTTCATGTGAGTTTATTTGATTTATTAGAATCGCTTTGAGAACGATGATAAATGTGATGGTTGACGGATTGGGAGTTTAGATAAAAGAGTTTTTGAATCTGTTTCAGGACGTTTCTTTTGAGTGATAGCTTTTCTACGTTCACACATGAGAGCGTAAGAAGCCATACATGCCGTGTAAGCTCTATCATCATGGAGCTTGTTTGCCTTTTCTGGTGTAAGTTCAAACGAATCCTTTCCAGAATCACGCTTTTTACGAATCATATTGACAAGTTCTTCTTTTAAAGCATCAATATTAGCAAGAGCAATTTCATCCTGCCAATCAAGTTTTATAGTTTTTGTATTAACGGATTCAATTTTCTCTAATTCTTCATTAAGCTTATTTTCAAATTCCTTTTCATTAACTTTTTGTTTTCTGAGTTCAGCAGAAATTCGTTCTTTTTCTTTAGCCAATTTTTTCTCATCAACATCAAAAACAGTAAGATAGCCTTTATGGTCATATTGTGCTGTAAAACTGATTTTATCTTGATTCATCAATTCTATCATTGCTTCATACATTTCAGATTTATAACCAGCAGGAGACATAAGATGTACTTTGTCTACCGCATTAGGAAATTTCTTAACATAATCAGCGGAATATTCTTTATCTATTAATCCTCTATGAACAATACCAGCAGAGTCAGTCCAATCAGGCATTAAATAATCAGCTATATTAACACCAGATCCGCCACTACCTGCATCAATGTATACACCAACAATATTCCCGTATGCGTCAGCCCCACCGTTATAATCAAGAATTACTTTTTTTAAATATTCAATCTGATCTGGTGTCTGCATGGGAGATTTGATTTTTTTACCAACATCAATAAGATTAATACAGTTTACCAATCTCATTCTTGTATCAATACTTCCGTCTACCTGTTCGTATTCATAAATTTCTCCAACAAGAATAACTGAATTATCACGACTTCTAGCAGGATCATATGTAATAACAAATTTTTTATCACCTGTATCGTTATATAGAAGTGGTTTTCTAGTTTCTTCATTACGTGTAATAACACCTCTACGAATAATTGCGTCAGTACCAGCATCTGTAGTAAAAATACAATAATACTCACGTCTTGCTTTTTCTGGATTTGTTCTCATTTCTGACTCAACAGTATTTCGAGATAGAAGTGGAGTAACTAATTCGCCCCTAAGAGTTGGTTTGAATGCTTGTTCGCAATCTATATGTAAAACACAATAATCTGGATTTCCCATAATTTGCTGTTTAGAAAAGTCACGATACAGTCTCCAAAATTGAGTATCAGTTGAAGAAGCTGAACTTATATAATATTTCTGATATGACAAATCTCGTGGTAAGCACCTTTGACGAATAGGATCAATTGAATTACCATCTACATCTTTACCTGTTTTTAAACTTTTATTTACAACAGCGAATGCACCATATACATTCATCATTTCATCAGACAAGAAACCACTTTCGTCAAAAATTACGGTGCCTCGCATACCTCTTTTGGCATCTATATTTCCGTTTAATGTCCTAGTCATTGATCCGTTATAACATGAATAGGAAAATCCATTAGACGAGTGCGAAAATCCATCACCTGCTGCGTTTTTAATTTCAATCTCATTTTTGAATAAAGAACCGGTTGAGCCGTAAAAAGTGTCAATATTATCATTGGCAAGTCGTTCCAAAGTAGTAAAAGTTTGTTCAGCCTGACCACCTGTGCCACTCGCAATATATGTCCATACATTACAAAAGCACATATCTTTAGACATTATTTCAAGGTCAATGACCGTACTCTTACCATATCCACGAGTACATACAGCAAGTACATTTGGACAAACCCAACTTCTTTGTACAAGAAGTGCTTGCCCATCTAAAAGCTCTATATTGAAAAATAAATCTATAGCTTTTACTGGGTTGCATTGCAGATATTTTTGAATTTCAGCAATTTGAATATAAGACTCAATTTTACGAGATGAGATAGAATAACCATGTGGTTTTACATATATTCCATATTGGTTATAAAAATCTTTATCATAATCAAGAATTTCATTCTGATAATAATTCATAATCATTTGCTTATTCTGATTCATTTTCAGTGACCTCCTTTGTTTCATCATCAGGAGATTCTTCAACTTCATCAAACTCTGCAAAAACAGAATATACATCTTTTAAATCTTTTAACTGTTCTTCTTTTAATAGATTGTTTTCTTTTAATGTATCTCTTAAATCAAGATTTTCTCTTAATAGTATTCTGTTAATTTCTTGGTAGGCATCCTTTTCTTTCCGAAGACCAGTATTAACGACACGCATTTCAGAAACCATATCTGACCACTCAGATTCATCAAGTGCTAATTGTTTCATAATAGAAGCATCGCTAATTTCCTGAACCTGTTGCATACCTCTACATGTATCAATATCAAAACCATTAACCTCACCACTTCGCAGGTTAAGACTCTTAATTTTCTTGATTTTTCCAGTCCATGTATTTTCACCTTTTTTTGCATTTTTATTATGCTTTAATGATATACAACTGTCTTGAGCAAGGCTTGTGATAACCGAAGTTATTTTACCCTTGCTTTCCTGTAGGGATTTTATTGTTGCAGAATTGTGTTCAATATTTGAAATGTCACACATTAACTTTGATATTGTGTCATCAATTTTAGATTGTTGTAAGAATCCACGAACAATAGAAATAGCAGAAGAAGTACGCATCATATCTTCGTTTGCGTCTTCACTAGAATCTAATAGCCCTAATAATTGAGAATATAAGAAAGGTTGGTCTGCTATATCTTCTTTTTCAAAAGGGTCATAACTGAGTAATCGAATGACATCATTTTTATTTTTCAAAAAACTATCATATGTATCTAATCCTGCATGAGATTCAATTAATTCTTCCTCAGTCGTAAGTTCTTTTACTGATTCATTTTCTGTTTTATCCTTAACAAAATGATCTGAATCAAAGTATGTTAGTCCTATATAGTTTGGCATAGCAATTTGACGTGCATATGCTGTCCATACATTAGATTTAACTTTTCCAGAAGCAAGATTCTCAACTTCTTGAATGCTTGAGTCCCATACCTTTTCGAGGAAAGGTTTTCCCAAATATCTAAGGGCAAGTTGCACTGATTCCCTCGTAGGCTCTTGATCAACACCATTTGTAGTTCTTAACGCTATCTTTTTTGCACAGTCTTTACAAATTGGAGTAAGACCACTTTTACTCATGGGATCTGTACTTACATAAAATTTATCTTTAGCTTTATGAGTATCACACATGTAACACCAAGCACCTTCTTTAAGTGATTTGATTTTCTCTTCCTGTGTTTCAACTTTCTTCTTTAATTGTGCAGCCGTTAATTTTATGGGCTGTGTCTCTTTTGTCGTAGCCAAACTAACGACCACCTCCTTTTATTCCAATATAAAAAGAAGCCACTTCATATGAAATGACTTCTCAAAATTCCGATATTAAATTTCCAATGAAAGGGCAATTTTGTCATAAATATTTTATATAATCCAAAATAAAATGTTGACCTTCTTCCTATTATACTGTAAACTTAAAATGTAAGATTAATATAAAGGAGGTACTCAATTATGGCATCTATTACTTTGTTTAATGGCGCAGGGAAATTGATATTCTACGATTCCGGTCATACTCATGGAGATTGTGGCACATATCATGTACATGAAGTAGACCTATCTAAACTTACAATGAATGATTTAGAAAAACTAGAAAGGGATTCAAGAAATGGATGGATTGAACTTCATGATTGGAAAAGAATACCTGGAGCTTTATACACAAGAAATGCAACACAATCAGAAATAGATTATATAAATAAGATGTTAAAATATTAAATTTACAAAAGACCGCTTATTTGCAAAAATAGGCAGTCTTTTTTTATTCAAATAAGCGGTCAGAGTAGGATTTGAACCCACGGTGCGTTTCCACACATCTGTTTTCAAGACAGACACCATAAACCAGACTCGGACATCTGACCATAACAAAAGAGCCACCTCCAAAGGAAACGACTCTTTCTTTCAATATTTACCAATCAGTCGCCAAACTAATTATAACTGTATAAATCGGTAGTAAGTGTTGAGCTTACACACCTAAGTTCCGTATGCATCCAAAAAATAGGCTTTCACATCAGGTTTACCGCACGAAAATTATATTATGGTTCAGATGGATTGGGTTCTGTAGTATCCACCTTAATCTCATCCACGGTTATTCCAACATTATATGTCACATCGGCAATCACACGAATATTCTCAAACCCAATTGTCTTATCAAGTTCAGCAATTGTATTCTGTAATTCATTTACATCTTCGGTAGAATATTCAGTAAATGTAACTGTAGAACCTGTAGTAGAAGTAGTTCCGTATATCTCCCAAAGATTCTTTAACTTTACCTGTGTATTTTTGACTAAAATTTTATATGTCATATGCTATTTCCTTTCTACATATTAGATTTTATTATTTTAGTACAGGTAGTGAGACTTGAACTCACACGGTATTGCTACCAGAGGATTTTAAGTCCTCTGTGTCTGCCTATTCCACCATACCTGCTAACGCTGAGAAACACGAATTCGCTATAGAATTATCAGACCATTCAGTAGCTTGGACAAGCTGAAAGCCCCATTCTCCTAAAACATCCAACTGACCAAAAGTCTGTTGGCAGTTCGAAACTCTCGATTGGGATTTCACCATGAAAATTACATAAAATTCATGACAGAGTTTGATAAAAAAAAGATATACCGCATTAAGGTTTCGTGCACACTAGAGTTATAAAGTCAGCTCTACCAAAATGCAGTAATAGGACTTACAATGCTACATGAATAACAAATGCCAAGATATTTATTATCACACTTATATTTTAGCAGTGAACGCATAGCTTTCTTTTATACTCTGATTCGCTTCCGAGTTTGCACCGCCAATGAGCAGTAGCAGTGAGAAGTTTTAGACCATTCTAAAGGTCAATAATTTCGCAAACCGACCTTTATATTTATGTCACATATCGGTCAGTGACAGCTCACTTAATACGATTTTAACGAGCTTCGTAACTCAGTAGTACTATCGGTCTACCTGTCCGTCTGACTTTCACAGAGCCTTGTTGAGTTCTTATGGTTTCAGAGCATTCGGCAATATACAATTAATTGTCCACTTAAGAGTTCTTTTATTTATTCTCCGTTGTAAACTTTTTCAAACCGCTATGTGGCAGAGCGATGGTAGTTTTTGATAAGGCTTCTACCAAACCCGCATAATAAACTCTCATTTTATTAGTCGGATAGAGCAATAACCGACACCACTTTGTTTGTTTTATATTGGTTTATTCTCCACAAATCACTCTCTCTAACGTGATTGCCTTTAGAGATCAATAATTCACTATATAATCTACTTCACCAAAAAGCTAATTATTAGCGGAGTTCTGATACCTTCTTATAAACTTATGGTATCTCAAAGCTTCAGATATGTAACTAAAACTCTTGTCTGAATACATATCCTCTCCAACTTATTTCACACTCAAGGTTGATGTCCTGTTTTGTGTTATCTCCCATATAGAACGGTAGGTATGGTTCTCCTAATATATCATTCTCTGTTTACACATCAAAGAATATCTATTATAATTATTCCACACTCACTAATCTTTCTGCTATTTCTATGAAAGATCTGGTGAAGTTCTATGTTTATGTGCATTTATTCTCTTATTTTTGGAATATTTTGACATGAATTGTCGTGATATGATATGGAGAGCGATACTATTAATATTATGGAAGCACTTATAATCGGAATAGTAGGTAGTATTATTGCTACATACATAATACGATTTATAGATAAAAAGATGCACAAAAATAACCGCTATGAGTCTAAATAGCGGTTAAGTTTGTGTTAATGAAATTATTTATTAGCCTACACACCACATATAGGCTCTAAACCGTCTAACGGATAATTGCTTGTTTCTTTGACTATATTGTAACACATAAAATTGTGTGGTGCAAGAGGGAATTAGATGAAGTGTTAAATGAAAGCTTCATCAGCATTATCAGTGTCTTCACGGATTACATACATCTGAGTTGTTTCGGAAGATTACTTGCTCTCTGCCTCATTTTTCTCTTTTAAAGCATTGATTTTTTCCATAACTTCTGCCTTAGTTTTGGGTTTACAATAAAAGGAACGAGTAGTTTCTGTCGATTTGTGATTGGCAAGCTCGGCTGCTAACGCTAAATCACCTGTTTCTTCATAAACCAAATTTAATCTCGATTTACGTTGGCAATGCGGACGATAATCAGAAATTTGAATGATTTCCCCATATTTTCTCATTCTGTCTCTAATAGCACTGTCACCCATAGGTTTATATTTTCCTTTATATTTTGTAATTAACAACGAATCACATTCTAAATGGTCATAATCATTCTTTCTCATCTCAAGCCACTCTTGAATAAGTTCTTTTGCAACACTCCCAAAAACAACCTGCGTATGATAACCCTCTTTTTCCCTTATGTCAACAAACATATTATGTTCCAAGTCAAGCTTAGATAATTGTAGTTTTAACAATGCCCCAATTCTATTTGCTGAGTCAAAACTTACTTCAAATAAAATTTGATCCTGAATTGAATACTTATCATTTTCAGATAACTCTCTACGGATTGTTTGAACTTGTTCTTCTGTGAGGAAATACGAATTTAAAATATGTTCCTCATTAGCTTTCTTCATTCTATCAAGTTTCCCATCAAAAGGATGGTATTTAACAAAACCACGTTTCATAGACCAAATATAGAATGAACTAACAGCAGAGATTTTCATGTTAATAATCTTTTTATGATTCAGAAGTGTTTCCTGACAGAACATAATGTAATTCTCCATAATATCAACGGCATTCTCCATAAACTCATCTGAATATAAATCTAAATCGCCATAATTTTCGCCTAACCACATAAGGAAATGACGAAACAGTCCTTCATATCTTTTATATGTAGTATCTTTAACATCCTGATTTTTAATAATATTTGATTGGAGATATTTCTTATATTTCTTCAAGTTATCAGGATTTATAAATTTTTCTTTATCCTTAGTAAAATACTTTACCCTTGTTACATGTGCCACTAAATCACTTCCTTTCATAACAAAAGAAGCAGTAGTATTATTAACTAACTGCTTCTAAGCGACATTTTCTATATTTAAAAAATCAAATATTTCTTCCATAGTTTTTGTTCTTAAATCATATCTTTTAATAATCTTATAATTTAAATGATTTTCCTTAAACAATTTTTCTTTATATCTTATCTTGAAAAAATATATCTGTTCTTCACGACTTCTAAGTTTAGAAAAATCATATGTATTTATAAAACCAGCCATTTCAACATACCAAACAGTTCCATCTGCAAGAGTAAATCTATAATCACAATTCATTTTCCCTTTATAATTAGTAGTGAAATCTACATAAGGTATATCTCTATCATATTTTATACCTTTAGATTTTAACCATGTGGATATATCATATTCGCAACTACTGTCACATCTTTCACCGTCATCCATATAAAATTCTGGTCTTCTACAATTCGGTTTAAATCCATAATGAATACAAGTTTCAGCCCAACTTCCAAATCTTTGTTGATAAACCCAAAATGAAGGTCTTCCAGTTTTATTAAAATCCTGTATTGTTGGGACTCTATCATATTCGTTAACAAAATCCATAAATGCTTTATCTAACTCAGATTCTTTATATTCAGCTTTCTGATTTATTTTAAGACCAAGTGATTCTAAACAATTATTATATCCACCAAAATATTTTTTGAAATAATTTTTAAGTTCAGTTCCATAATATTTATTTATATCACGTATTTCAGGAATTTTATTATATTTTTCAATGTATTCAAATATTATATTCTGAAGGAATTCCGCATTATCATGCTTTAATACATAATCATCATTTTCATTTAAAACATAATTTTTTGCATATTCTTTTTCATCAAATCCACACTCATGTAAAACATTTTTCCAACTACCAAATTTGTTATTATATGTCTTTCTATTTGGCATACCGTATTCTTTGCCATGAGTATCAATAAATTTAGCACTTGGGATAAACCCATTTTCACTTACAAAATTTTTGACTGCTTCAATTAACTCTTCCTTAGAATATGAATGACCTCTATATGTACCAGTTTCTTCAAATCCTAATTCCTTGTTCATTTTATTAAAACTGCCAAAATAATATAGTATGTCACTTTTTTTAACCTGTTTATTATTTTCAAAATCAGAAAGTTTAATGTTTCTTCCCAATTGTTCTCTTAATTTAATTGCATATTCACATACTTGTTCTTTAGTAGGACGTTCTCTATAATATGCTTCTTCTCCAAGATATTTTAGAAAATCTGAAAATGTACTTATATTCAAATCATCTGGTGCATTTCCAGGATACCAACTCCAACATTTTAATCCCATAAATCCATACTTTAACATTGTACAAGTAATTGTTTTTTCTAATTGTTTGCAAGCAGATTTATATTTTTCTACTTCGTCATACCATATTTTTTCATCGACTTTGTTTCTTCTCATAAATTTTTCCTACACTTTCCCCTACACATACAATAAAAATAGAACAGTAGAAGAGGTGTGTAGGTTGCCTCATATACTTGGTAGCTACTCCAAGTACCTACTGTTCCATAAATCCCACAATCAGCTATGACACCAATCATGAACACATATATTTATTCTCTGTTTCCATTCACAGAAACATCAAAAGTGGGTAATGAGGGAGTCGAACCCACTCGATGCAAAAGCCACGAGATTTACAGTCTCGCCAATCTCCGTAGTTGTTTAATTACCCATACAAAAAGAGTGTGCAGCATACACCACACACTCTAAATAACTTAAATAATATCCCAAATTTTATTTACAAAACTAAGAAAACCTGAAATATCCTCAACAGCCTTATTATATTCTTCTTTTGTTACTTTTTTGCCATTAACTTCGTAAGAGGTAGAAGAAGAAGTAGTAGTAACCACATCATGACAATTACAATTTTCACAATCACCATTACGTTCATCATCTTCCTGACCAAACAGAATAACTTCCTTATCCTCGTTTACACAGTAATTAATAATATCCTGTGAAATATCACCATCCATATCAATATAGAAAATATCTGTTTTATCAAGAACTCCAAAGTCCTCGATAGGGACAACAGTGATCACACAATTATCATCAACCGATACTAAATATTCGTCTATATTCATATAATCAACAAGGTCAACTTCTTTAATGCTTGTCTCGTCAAGTCTAATAAGAATATCCAAAATATATTCAGCAATTTCTTTATTTACAATTACACCAACTGTTTTATCAGTATGATATAATCTATTGATATAAATAGAGATAATGTCATCAACTTTATCCTCAAGATCAATCATCTGAATGTCTTCATATTTATTTTTCTTCAAACAATTCACGACCTTTCAGATTATGCAAAAATCTCTTTGAGAGCTTTAACAATTTTTACACATGCCTCTTTGTGAGCTGGCTTAGTCCATGTGTCTCCCTTATTTGCACCCATCATTACCTTACCAGTTCTCTCAGGAATATCCTTTGATTTTACTTTACAAACACCAGGAATAGTAACCTCGTCACCTGCTTTAACTGCATCTGCAACGACCTTTGCCTGTGCGTCTAAAATTTCAGCTACATCCTTCTGTGGAATATTAATAGATACCTCGTTCTGAATTCCTTTAATCAACTCTGATTTTGTCATAGTTTTTCTCCTTTTTTCTCAATTATTTGTTAATTTTTAATATAAAAGAGAGTAGCGACTCAATCGAGTCCACTCCCTCATACTTACAATTGTGTATTATTCTAAGCCATACACGGGCTATGAAATTAGTATTTCTACACTTAATTCAATTTAAAAACATATTCAGCAGTTCTTCCTTCTCCTTGTGTAAACTCAAACATAGAACATGAGGCATTGGAAGCTGCATTTAATGTCATACTATATGGATCTATACCAATTACTGAACCGACAGATAATACAGCAGAATCCAATCCGATTTCAGCCATATTATCATGATGAATATGTCCAGAAATTGTGTAATCTATATGAACTCCATAAGTACGAGACATTTCTAAAAGATTATTTTTAAGATTTTTCTTTTCACCATGAAATCCAACAACACAGTATGTAGACATTATTGAATATGTCATACCTGTAGGATTTTCTAAGATAACAATATTTTCATTATCTTTTAATCGCTCTTTAATAAGAGCCATCATAATTTTACTTACATTTTCATCTGGAAAGGTATTTTTCTTTCCATCTAAAAGTCTAAGTTGATTATGATTTGAGTCATAAACCATTTGAAACTTAATCGAGACATATTTACTCAATTCATTCAACCAATTCGCCAAATAATCAGCATAACGAATACTTGATTCAATAACTCCATATCTAAGGCGCATTAACTGAGACATTCTAAGAACACCATCAATACCATCTCCAAGTTCAATGATAGAAAGCTCTTTTATACCAAGATCCTCAATTTTATCTACAACTTTATTAAATAAAATAGTCATTCTTTCCTCAAAGATTTCGGGAGAGTAAGCGTTTATAATACCACCATAAAAATCTTTAATTTCATATTCACAACCATAATGACAATCTGAAATTGCCAATATCCATGATTTTTTGTTAGATGATAGAGATATGCGCATAGGAGAAGAATATTTATCAAGAGAAGTAATTGCTTCACAAATTTTCTCTGCAATTAATTCATCCCTAGCTTCTTCACGCAACCATTTGTTATATTCAATCTTTTCGCTTTGGAGCTTTTTGCGTTCTTTCTCTAATTCACGCTTTTGAACTTCAATCTCCTTAATCTGTTCATCAGAGTCAGCAAATTTACTTCTATTAGCATTCAACATTTTATTGAAAGCCTGAAACTGCTTGCGGAATTTTGATTCTGTATACTCACTACCAAGCAACTCATTTAATATATCAGCCACATCTTGCCACGAGCCAATAAGATCTTTGTCTGAACAAACTCTGTAGATAAGTTCTTCGTCTGTCTCATTTTCAAATCTTTTATAAGAAGTTATGATAATCACACTCCTTATTCTTCATCAGACGGAACATCCAGCTCCTCATCTGTCTTTAATGCAACAGTAAAATCAATTACCTGATTCTTAAATGAAGTAAGCAGATCAGCTACTTTTACCTCCTGCTCCATATCATTCTCATCTGTGTATGTAATAGTAGTACAATCCTCTGAGAGTGTACCTGCCTTTACTGTCAACTTATCTGTAGTTGTTCTTGTAAATTTTAATTTACTAGCTGCCATTTCCTTTTCCTCCATAAAATTAAAAATTCCCACCAGAACGTTTTCTGCCAGGATTAAAATACATTTGTTTCGTTTTATTCTGTTTTACTTTGATATACTCACGAATCTTCCTAATATAATTTTCATCATAACTCAAACGAATATGTGACTCTAAATAATAATACCCACAACAAGTAGGAATTTTATTTGATAACACATTGTCTATAAGCCTATATGATGGATTAAGATTTTTCATATGAGTGTGTTTTTCCGTGTCATTTTTTCTGCATATACGATAACCGTTTTCGGTCTTGTCAATATAAAATCCTTTATACTCGATTCGATTTTTCATAGGCAGAACCTACTTGACATATTTATCTTCAATGTAACGCTTTCCACCACAAGTCTTGTAATAACCTATGTGTTCGCCTCTACGATCTACATATCCTCGTCTTGTGTTTCTGATTACACCTTCAGATAATAATTTTTCAATTTCACTTTTAGAAATCTGTTTAATAATTTTCACATCCTTTGATTTATTTCCTGCCGAATAGCAGAAGAAAAGCTCTCTGACAGTTTCGGACTGTCGTTTACTGATTACAAGTCAGTCGTACTAAACCAAACTATACGAAAAGAGCAAAAGAATAATCGGCAACCATACTACAAGAACTGTAGCACAGTCACCGACTCATATAAGAAGAGAAGAGGAGTACAATATGAATATGTACCAATCTTAGAAATGATTTTTAGAATTGTTCTGTTTGAAAACGCCTCGACTCAGGGCGACCATAAAGGTTAGAGTCTCTATATCTTCCACAGAAATGTATGGTACAGTCTCGCTTGCTGAACTTAACTGGTTTTGCACACCATACACAAGTTTTTCATATGGCTTCACAGCAACTAATTTATAGTCATATGTTAGACGAAATATTATAATGTCTCTCGACAATTATATATTCTCTATTTTATCAGCCAAGAAAAGCTGATTTCATTGTTTTATATTCGGGGCAGATAATGATACGTCTGCCCCTAGTATACTTTTTAAACTTGCAAGCCCTTACTTATTACACGCATTGGCAATGGCGTGGGAGTTTACTAACACAACTCTGTGCTTTCTTCCCTCCATATTACACCCATTGTTAAAATCTCTGAAACCATTGATTTTGCTTGCTTTTTATGAAAAATATACAACTTAATTCGGTAAAATTTGTGCAAAAATACCTATGAAAAGTTTAAGAGAAATTTATCTTTATTAGTTTTGTACAAAATATTTAGGATTTTTCTTGTATATTTTGTTCCCTTTCCCTTAGTATTTTTGCTCATTCCTATGGATGTCTCTAATCCCAATGCCATCTCAATTAATCTGTTTATTGTTATTATATTACCTATCTTTATACTACTCATATCATGAATTAAAACTTTCGTTCTTTCCATAATACATTCATTTAACATTTCTGAATCTAAATTTGACATATAACATTGTTTTACATAATTATCATACTCTTCAATAATAGAACGTATTTTTGTCATTTGTCTATTATTGGGCTTTCCCTTCATCTTAATAAAAAATTGTTCTGTTGGGATTGTTTCAACAGTAGAAGCGTTCTGAATTTTATTTATCCAATCTTCAAGCCAGTTCATAGGACACAACAATTCTCTATTGATACGACTTTTAAGTTTATTCTTTGATTCGTCAATTTCATCTTGTGGAAGTTCTTTACCATCTTTTGTATATTTAATTTCTCTGGTATATTTCATAAACTCAGGAAAATCGTACTTTTTATACTTTGGCTTATCTGAATCCGTATACCCAACAATTCTTTTAATACTCATACAAGGAAGTTTGCTAATTCTATCAATTTCTTTATTACCATCAATTTCATATTCCCTTTTACATCCATCAATAATAACCTGAGCAAGAACAGATAAGATAATAAAATTGTCATAAAGTTCTTTAAGTTTTTTCTCATCGGGATTATCTTTTTGCAATTCTGTCCAATAATAAGTCATTGCCAACTGAGCCAAATTACTTGAATATCCAATTCCCATACGTGACTTTGAAAACTTGTTATCCATAGTAGCATAATCTTTTTTTGTATTATTGTAGGTAATACAAGACTCTTGTAATGCATTTACAATAGTATAAAAATCTTTATAGCATCTTTCTGCACATTTGACCATTGTTGATTGATTTGTGACAAGCATAAAATCCGAGTCCTCATCCATCCCATTTGCTCTGTCTTGAATATCTGTATGAATACAATTAACTGCTATTATATTTTTGCTAAATGCAAAATACTTATCCATTTCTTTAGAATAAACATTATGTAAATAACATATATTGTTTGGGGAATTATGTGGATTTCTAAACGCTGCAAGATATTCATTATCATCAAAACGTTTAGTATAACACTGAATACAATTAGATTCTTGAGAAAGCGTTGGATCTTTTTCAAAATCCTCACCAACAGAATAAAGCAGAAGTGCATAAGGATTACCACATACGGTCAAATTATCACCATTGACCATAATTTTTCCTTTTCTCATTCTAAAAACATATTGTTTAATTATCTCTTTTTTTTCATATCTAAAAAATTTACTATTTCCAAACTCATGATTTTGAGCATATAAATCAGCAAGCATTTCATAATGATTTACTTCATTTGCATTCTTTCTAAGAAACTTTTCAAATTCATCATTGTCACGTTTAAGTAGTTCAACATAATCAATGCTAATCTGAGCAATATCTTTTACATCGTCCTTCATACATGGAAGAGTATTAATCATCTGGTAACTCAACTGTTGATATTGTCCTAATTTACTTGGATGGTCAGTTTTTACAATGCCCCACTTATCACCATCAGAATGAATTCTTTTGCACCAATAGTCATATGCTTCAGTAACATTATTACCCATTAAGTCTTGAAATTTCTTCCATTTAATCGCATTATCAGTGGTTATCATCTTAACATCTTTTAAATAATGCCATTTACCAAACATATCTTGAATCTGGTATGTATTGTAATCATATCCATTCTTCTCACACCAATCTTTAAAGAATTTTTGAAGATAACTCTTAAAAGCACATGCTTTAAAAAGGTGATTCCTGAGTAATGCCATACCGTTAATATAAGATGGGAGACGAAGATAATTAGAATCAGCTTCGATTAGTGCCATACCATCCCAAATTGTATTTTTTACTTGACGTTTTTCTTCGGATACAACACATTTTTTACGTTTTTCAATTACCTTTTCATTTTTATTAGTTTCTTTATTTTTCTTTTTGACTTCTACTTTGTATTCTTCTGCTTTAACAACTTTTGTCATTGTTTCAAAAAAGGAATCCTGATCTTTGAGAATTAGAACATCCTCAACAGGTATATGAAGTGTACCAATAATGGTAGATGTAGTAAGTGGAGCATAAGCTGACATTTCAACGATTTTCGCATTGTCATGACTCATTTTTTTTCCAAGTCCAATTGTTAGCCAATCATATGCAATGTTATATAATTTACTATTTATGAAAATAACTTGTCCAAGTTTAGCTTTGGCACTTGTACGAAAAAGCATTTCATAATGAATTGTTTTTTCTTTAATTGTTCCGTCTCTGCGTTTTCGTTTATATGTAACATCAACACCATTCTCATAAAAATATTCTCGAATCTCATCTCGTGATTTTTCATTATACAAATCTTTTCTATCTTCAACTTTTTGTAATGCCTGTTTAATACGTTCTTTAGAATCGCCATCAGTTTCATTAAATAACTTTTCTAATCGAGTATGCTCATTATCATAAGAGCGACTTCCGAATTCATAATCAAGACAAATTATATCTCGTGTACTTTCATTTTTTTTACCAGATTTTCCTTTATAAATATTTAATCCATTCTTTTGTAAGAAAAAACTAAATAAACTATTGTTAAACATTGCATCTGTATATGTAAAATAATCTCTCGTACCAAGATTAACATCATACAACATACCAGCACTAATGTTTTTTATCTTAATTCCATATTCACTCATTTATTTTAACATCACCTCTTATTTATAAATTCTCTCTTAAGAGTCTTCTCTTAAATCATAATCGTCCATTTCTTTATACGTAAATCCAAGCCAATTAATAAGTTGGTCGGCATCTAAGCAATCAACGCAGTCCTCATGTAAATATTCACCGTTTTCATTATCAAGGTAACGTTCGCCATTATATATGCCTTCTTCACAAATGAAACATTTTATTTTTGTCTTAGGTGGAATATAATTAGGACATTTATAATCACATGGATATTTATTACATATTTCACACATAGACTATTCTTTTAATAGCGAACCAAGTTGTAAACATTTTTTTACATGTTCATATTTCTGAATATAAATATAACCAATATAATTAACCATAAGTCCATTAATATAATCTGTAATATCTTTATCTATATAACGTTTGGTTGAAAAAAATATTAAATTTTCTATATCTAAAATGATATTGGTTTTCGCATTAGAATTTTTTAAAAGTTTTAATTCTACATTATATCTACCAACATCTTCCTTTTTCTTATAAGCAATAATCGAATAATCATTTTTCAAATTAACAATTAAAAACGATTCATTATACATCTAACCATACCTCCCAATATCCATCACAGTATCTTGTTTTTAAAGTGTCATAATGAAATTTTAAAAGATCGGTTATCTGATATATGTAATACACATAATCAATTTGTCCACTCCTGATATTTGATAAAATATCATTTATAAAAGAACAATATTCCTGATAATTAGTTGTTCCATAATATTCCCCTTTTGTTTCCGTATTCCACATACCAGTATCTTTAGAATAGAGTCCACCCATTTTTTTTACTCCTTTTTTAAAAGGAGTAATGAATAATTTCCTTAATTCAAATTCTTCTTGCCATTTTTTATCAGTTAAATTCTGGCTAGGTCTACCATTTTCATTTGATATTACTTTTAGTTCTCTTAATTCATCGAGTGTCATATTTTTATATTTCTCCTTAAAGTTTTCTTTTTTTATTAGGGAATCAAAAAAAACATTTGAATCCTTATATTTATTTATTCTCTTTTTATTTGGTGAAGAAGTAGAAAAGTCTTCAATATCAATCTCACCCGCATATGTATTATGTTTTGTTGTTATAATTGTTGTTTCTTTCATATTTCTTATTTGTAGCTCCTTTAATTGTTATTTTATTTTTCATTACATTGCTCCTTTGAGTGCTGCGTTAATTGGTTACATATGTATATTCTCTTATTTAGCTGTAATTTGTGGTGAATTTTCCTTGATCCATTGTTTGAGAAGATTACGCATTCTTATGCTTGGTATGTAAACCCAAATTTCTTTACCATCACGAATGGCAGATCTCCATATAAACTGAAGCATTTCTGAAAGGGCATAACCATTTTCATCTACTTTTATATTATTAAGTGAAAAAAAGTTTTTAATAAATGGATTTAAATAACGATTAATTAGATAAGCTACAGAAGTTCTGTCTTTATAATCATTGGTGGCACGACAGTTACAAGACAGAAATCCTTTAGTATAACCTTTACCTTTTAATATAGACTGATATTCTTTAAAAGTTGTCCAAATATTATCATTAGATTTATTCTCCCTAACATTATGAAAAAAGTTATAAACATTATTTTTCAATACTTTCATAGAAGCATTGTTTTTATTTCTCGAATACCACGAATATGACAAATCACTATCTCTGTCACCAATCATGTTTAGTTTATCAATTTCGCAAATATGGATTAATTCTTCATAATTATATTGAGTATATTTTATATTTTTATCAAAAGGTATTAAATGATAATTATCCATTTTGTTGCCTTGTACAGACCAGTATATATATTGTACTCCATAATAGTCGTAATAATATTTCTGCATCTGCATATCAAAATAATAAGTAAGAATATAGATATTCCTAAATGAATTAAATGTTTCTATTGGGAATAGCCATACCATTAAGTCATTTCCATAACATACTAAACTACCAAGTTCACATAATCTTTTTTCATCATTAAACTTGCCGTTATAATCCGAATATTCTTCTTTCCAAATAAGTTGTTTTGTTTCAGAATTTATGGTTACATAAGTGTTTTTTAATATTTCAAAATCTTGTTTTGAAAGATTATATTCTTCAATCACATTTGCAACTTCATCCATTATAAGCGTATAATTTTGTGCTCTACATAAATCAATTAATTCATTGTCGAATTTCTGAAATAAAGCATGAGTTGATACGATGTTGTCACCTTTACTAATTAACCGCTTTATATCATTTAGTTTACTTCCTTTTTTGTCATTTTCATTTTTAAGAAAATTTGGTGACACAAAGTTTTTCTCTTTACAATATCTTTTATATCTGTCAATCTCATCAAGAAATGGTGTTATTACTAAAAATTTTTCATCTTCATTAGTTTGGTTAATATAATTCATTATGCTTTGTGTTTTACCAGCTCCCATAATTGCATCAACTATATTTACTTTGCAGTCAAAAACCATAAAAATCTCCTTTCTGTTTTTCGTTATTTTGTATATATCTTTTATTCTCTTTTTTATGACAAAAATCCCTTCAACTGCCGTTTGGCATGTCTGTATGGATTTTAACACCAGTTTTCAAAAAAAAGTGTTAGCGTATTTTCCTTTGATTTCCTTATTAAAATTGATTTATTTGTTGTATTTGATTAAAAATAGTACAAAACATAAAAAGTGTTAAAATTGAGAAAAAAGCCTTTATTTTCAAGGGTTTTGAGGTATTACCATTAAGAAATAAGATTAAAAAGTGGTATAGAAAATATATAAATATATTTGCAGACGTTCGCAAGAACGGATGCAAGGGCATGAGCTGCGTTAGCAGCGATTGACCAACAACGCCGTAGGCAATATAAGATTGTCTATTTAATCTGGATTACCATTCTGTTCCAAATCAACATACTTCTCTTTGTAAATATCTTCTACAAAAAATACTGGCAGCTTATTATGATACCTTTCATATAACTCTTCGTCAGTGATAAGAGAGTAATATTTGCCTATTGATGTATCTATCATTCTTGTATAATCTTTCACAATAGAATTAGTATCTTTGAATCTATCACCTATCTTTCCACAAATGGTACAATAGCTATATAGTCCTGTTTTAATATAACTTTTTCCTGCAAACATAAGATTGTATTGAATCAGACATTCTTCATATTGATGTTTGTGCTTGGATTTCTTCTTGGATTTAGATACATTACTTTCTTTTTGTTTAAGATATTTAGGTATTTCTGTTTCGTATCTGTTCATTTGTTTTATTCCTTTCTATATTAATATCTATATATTCTCTTCTTAAACTTATTTTGAGCAAAATAAAAAAGGCAGATGATTTCTCATCTACCTTTAAACAAATAACTTATTTTATTCAGTTTTAAGCCAACTAGATTCTGGTTTTGCTATAAGTCGTGCATTATTATAAGCCATATCAAGTGTAAGGCAAGTATGTCCTTGATAACAATTATTTTTCTTTGTAACCGTTAAAGCTACATCTGGAATATCATCAGACATTAGACATAATGGTAATAATAGTTGTATTTTTCCATCATAATATTGAGGAATTGCAAGTTTATAATTTGCAGATACTTTCTTTTTCATTGTATTCAATGCACCATTAATAATATTTATTTTGTTTTTACTTTCTAAAAATTCTTTTGGAAGTCGTTCTCTATTTTTTTCATCATCAAGGATATGTTTATAATGAACATCAATAGGATAGTGCCAATCAAATAGTAATAATTCCGGATGTTCAAAATAATTTGCTCTTTCAGGTCTGTCTGAAATACCAATATTACTCAATTCATATCCTGTTAGAAATGATATATCTGTTCCTGATTGATAGGCATATATTTGATCAAAAAATTTATTAAATAATCCCGTATTAAATAATGCATAATTTTGTCCTATTACTATTTTTTTCTCTGATGTAAGTTTATCATATGTTTTAACTATATAATTTGCAAGAATTCCATTATTTGAATATGTGTCATTTGACCATTTTTCTTTATCTACTATTTTAGATAATTGGTCAGTATATTTGTTCCAATTTACTTGAAAATATGCCATATGTTCAGCTCCTTTTGTTTTTTTAAATGCTTCTGTAAGTATATCATATTTTCTTGATTCATGGAATGGAAAAATGTCTGTATCATCTGGTTTATACAATTCATATGGATAATATTCATATTCTTGTAATTCTTGTGGAATATATTCGCCCTCTAGTTTTTTATGTGCTTTTTCATATGCTTCTTGTGATGTATTTGCGTATATAAGATAAATATAGTCATATGGTTCATAACAGTATGCTGCTGTTGTTGGTATTAAATATGTATTCATACATTAATTCCTTTCTTTGAATATATTTTTGTTGTTACTGTTTATATATTCTCTGTTAGGAAATTTATTTTGCGTATTTTTTATAGGTAGTAGCGAGATATATGAAGGATTTATTGTGTGGTTTTAATGCACCCCATAGGTATGAGATCAAATTGAAGAAAATGAGGGTAATTTTCGATTTTAGATTGTCAGGTATGCAATTTATCATTGAAGTGATTTTGATTGAAATTTGAGTCGATTTCGTATGTTTTTGTTTAAGGGTTGGGTATTGGGAATGCTGCAGATAATAATATCTCTCCACCTAACTATGAGACGAGAATGGCTATTGTAACCATAGTGAGTTGAGTGTAATTGATTAAAAATTGTTATCGGTAAAAACGCTTATAAATAAGGAAGAAAGTGTGATTGGTTGGGTGATTTTTTGGTGAGATGAGTGTTTGATTTTTAGGTTGTAAGGTGGTTGAAATGCTTGATTTTAATGGGGTTTGACGATATGAGGTGCGATAAGGGGGTTAGTGATGAGATTTGGGATTTTGCTTAATTTGTTGGGGATTTTTGAGTTAGTGTGTGGATGAATCAGCTATATGGCTGCCTGCATTTTTAAGGCGATCGGTTAGTTTTAACTACCCCCAGTTAGACATATAAAACATACTCTAATAGTAGACTATTAGCATATATTTATTTTAAATGACTATTGATATATTTTTTTTATATAAAAACTATTCCTGATATTAATTTATCGACTTGATAACTTTAATAGCTATTATATATAGTCTAAAAAATATTAATAAAAAAATTCTAAAAAAAGTATTGACATAATCCTAAAAAGGGTATACAATGGCAATATGAAAAGAGGTTTTCTTTTCAGTAGGAAATTAAACAAAAAAAATCTAGTCCACTAGATTTTATCACAAAAAAATCTAGTCACTAGAAAAAATTAAAAACAAGGAGGTTGTTATTATGAACAACACAAAAAAACAGGAAACAAAAACACCAGCAAGCAAGGAGGAAAAAAACATGAAAAACAATAGTATTATTGACGTTGTTGTGAATGGCATGACAGCTACTGAAGCATTGAATGAGGTCAATACAAGACTTGAAACAGTAGAAAAAAGCGTATTTAATATCGCACTTTTAACATCATACGGATGCGGTGTAAAAATTCCAGCATATACAGATAATAAAGGTATAGAACATGCTGAAGCATGTTGTGAAAAGCCTATGAAACAGAAGGATTTTATTACACTTGTAAATCGTTCTAGTAGAACCATCTCACGTTGGAAAATAGCCATGGATTTAATTATTGAAAAAAATCGTTTTAATGATTTTGCTACTGGTTTATATCCATTTTCTTATGATAAAATAATCGCTATCTTCAGGAATGAAAAGGCGTTCGAGGGTACAATTTTATCTGACCTTATGAAAATGTCGGCAAAATCCCTTGAAACAGTAGCGGAAGAATACAACAAAAAATCTGAAGGAAAAACTTCAGAAGAGGGGAAAAAAGCTGAAGTTAAGACTGAAAAGGCTGAAGCTAAAAATGAAACTGAAGCACCAGTCAAAGAAGACTCTGAAGGAGGTTCTGAAATTGCAACCCTTACATACAATGGCAAGGAATACAAGGTTAATAAAGTTATATTTGAAAAATGGCTTGCGGAAAATATGATTGCAGATTAATTTCTACACTAACTACACAATAAAAGGGCGGATTTATACCGCCCTTTTTATAATGTCATCCGGGTATTAATACCCGGATTTTTTAATGCTTTTAAAATCTAGTGACTAGATAAAAAAATAATGCACCAACTTATAAAATTATCTAGTGACTAGATTATAAAATCAATAATCAATTTAATTTTAGGAGGTGCAAAAAAATATGAAATATTATGATGTTGCAATAATAAATAAAAATGGATGGTTTGAAATAGTTCAAAATGTGCTTGCATTATCCGAAGTGGATGCTATGCACATTGTAGAAATAAAGTACGGAGTAACCGCAAAAGATGCAGTTATTTCAGAATAGGAGGTTTTGCGTTATGAATATTGAAATTTGCAAAAATCCCCACGAATACATCTGGGGACAGCACATACCACTTAATGCATGGTACGGTTGCGACTCTGTCGGTTGGTGGTTTTGTACGGTTCACGGCAAGCCTGAACCTGAAAATGACAACGAATTAGAGTTGAGACGTTTTAATGGTTCACGTTGGATTAAAGTGCGTGAAAATTCAAAAACTACACACAATATCTGCCAGTGGGCTACAACTATGCGTTTATGGTGGACAAAATGCCATTGGTTTAAAGAAGAAGATGCACAAAAAAGTCTAGTGACTAGACATGAGCGTCATATAAATGGCTTAAAAAACATGATGAAACATTCAAGAAAACATAAGTCGGGCGGTTCGGGTATTAGGCTTGATAAAGAAAATTATTGTGCTGATAAAACAATAACTGATTATGAGTGTTCAAAAAATCCGTTACATGATTTTCAAAGATATTATATTTAAGGAGACAAGATAAAAAATGAAAATGTCAGAATTTATGCAGAATTGCACCGCTTGCGGTGGTAATTGGGGAGCTATGCTTTTATCTGGAATTAAGCGTGTTTTCCCAGATAAATATAAAAAGGTAGAAGAACACTACAACTCTATGGACTTCTCACACGGAGGAATTGAGCCATTCGTATATCTGTGCGATTGGCTCAATGAAAATGGAATTGTAGAAGATTAAAAAGGAGGCAACAATATGTTTGAATTATCAGTGGAAATATATTTAGAGAAAAACGGTAAAGCAAAAACACTTAAACATTTCTTTATGTGCTATAAGCGTGGAATTATTACAAAAGAAGAATTTGATATTGTTAATAAATTAGTAATGGAAGATTAAGGAGGCTATAACTATGCTTAACACATTAGATATGTACGGAATTTGTCACGAAATATACCGTGACTTAAAAGGCAAAAATACCTACTCCGAAATTGATGAAAATATTCTGAATTTTATTTTCAGACTATATAACACAACTGAAATTGACTGTGAAGAAATAAAAGTATTATGGATAGAGTGGCTCACAAAAGGTATTTTGTCTGTAAATACGCAAATTCAGAATGCAAGAAATAGGAAGTACAGCCATGCTTAATATACAAACAACAATTCATTCAGATTCAGAAGGCAACTATAAAGCAAAAGATATAATATCTCAACTTATAAAGGCAAATTTAGACATTGAATTACCTAATAAATCACTAGAGGATATATGTCTTGCAGATTTAAAATGTGAAGGTTTACCATGTATATATTCACATACAGAAGGTACGGTCTGGGACAATGAATTGCGTACTTATACAGAACGCAAAATAATATTATGTTTTGGATGATCATATAATGGCAGACTAAAATCTGCCTTCCGTCTTACGGTGTAAGTCCGTAACCGATGAGCAGAAGCGAAACGGAAATTGAAAGGAGGTTGTTTTTATGGTAGCATTGTAGATAGGTACAGTGTGCCTAAAAATTAAAGGAGGGCATTAAATATGTCTAAAATTGTACAAAAAGTTCCTGATGAAGTCAAAAGGCAAAGCATAGAAACTTTAAAAGTTCGCAAGGAAACATTAGAATATCTGCGTCAAAATGGATTCAAGACCATTAATGATGTAGTAAAAAGGCAAATGGAAATTCCTAGTGAGTATAGAGGTAATATCTACGCATATTTGTTTTTTGGGATGGAAGATTAAAGGGAAGTCTAGTGACTAGATTTAAAAATTATATTTCTTTAATATATCTAGTCACTAGATAAAGATTTTTACAAAAGCGAAATTATATGCTAATATAGGAGGTGAATAACATTGGAGGCATATAATATGAAAATAAATTATAGCAAATTATTTATAAAGTTAAAAGCAAATAATTTAACTCAAAAAGAATTTAAAGCAAGGGCAAATATTAGTGGTGGTACTATGCAAAAATTGATTAATAACGATTCTATAACTACTAACACCATTTGTCGTATTTGTGACTACTTCCGTTGTATGCCTGATGAGATAATGGAGTTCATACCCGAAGAAAATTATCCAGAAGATATAAAGGCAAAACAACAGGCAAAACAAGCCATAGAAGCTCAAATTGCAGAGCTTCAAGCGAAACTTAAAAAAATGTAAAAAACGCTACTTACAAGCGTATATTAAATATGTAAGGTGGAGTTATCCACGAACGAAAGGAAAATTATGTTAAAGTTAAAGTGTGCCGATTATCCAGGTACATATCACGGCTTTACACTTAAAGAAGGCTTTTGGTATGGAACAAATACCGAGACTCAAAATCCCATTGCAACATCAGGATGGGAATGTAATGGAAATATAGCCATTTACGAATTAATAGACGGAAAATGGCAGATGTTCTGGTATGATATAACAGAACCAAAAATGTTTGAAATATCAAACATTCCAGAATATTCAGTAGAAGGCAAAATGTCTTTTACTGAATGGCTAGAAACAGAACTGGGCATCGAATGGGACGAATTCGATGAATATTATGACGGAACAGAAGAGTACCGCCAATATAATAAATATTTATATGACGGACTTCCAAATTTTGTCATAAACAATTTTAATTTATAAAATAACTTAACTATAAAAGCATCTTGCACAATGCAGGGTGCTATTTTTATGCCCAAAAAATAAAAAAAAGGAGAATATTACAATGGCAAAGGCAAAATATGATGCAATTCGCATCGCAAAACAGTTAGGGTATAACTCTAATATTATTGAAAGAATTAAGAATGCAACAAGTGAAATTGAAATCACTCGAATTATGAAAACAGCAAGGGAGGCATTAAGATGAATAATGAAACAATTACAATGTATACCCTCGATGAAGCAAGGGAAATATTACTTGAAGAAAAAAGAAAAAATAAAAGAAAACTAAAATACTACATAAAGCAGAAAATTCTTGGATTTATTGCAATTGTATTAGGAATAATCGCTCCAATTATGCTTGATGGTGATGCTACAATTAGTATTTTATTTTTACCGTTGGGATTTTATTTATTTTTCACAAGAAAAAAGGTGATACAGTTATGAAAGGATATTACAATGGATTTGCTTATATGGGATTTATACCTTCATTAGGCAAATATTGGCAGTTTGAAAGCGAAACTGCATACAGAAATTATTTAAAGGAAAGAGGTGAAATCTAATGAAATATGTAACCTATGAAGAACCGCTAAAAGGCAAAATATTCACTGAAAAGCAGATGCACGAAGTCTATAGAGACTTGGCAGACAAAGCAGAATATCCAGACTTTGAGTGTTGGAAATCAGATATGCTCAAGTCAGGAGTATTTGAAAAGTTTAGTGACTAAACGGCAAGTGAAAACAAGCCGTTATTTTTATGCAAAAAATTAAAGAATATAAGGAGGCACAGATATGTGTAAGAGAGTTTATTTAACAGCAAAAGAGGCAGAAAAGGAAATGCAGGAATCACGGAACGTAGATGGTTTTACAGGGAAAATGGAAACCGATTATATTTCCAGAATGATTAAGGATGCAAAAAGAAATAGCATGGTTGGAGATAAACTTCAGCTTGTAGTTGATCCAATGTACATTCATATTCCTGAATGGCAAAGAAGATTAAGTCTTGCAAGAGCTTATGTGATAGGTAATTCCTATAATAAATATAAATGGGATGTGCCAAAGGTATTATTCCATAAAGGTAAATTATGGGTAATTGACGGACAACATAGAATTTATGGAGCATTTAAAGCAAAAATGGATTCGGTTGTTGTTGAGATTATGGAATGTTCGATAGAAGAAGCGATTGAATTATTCATTAATCAGTCACAGGACAGACGCAAAATGCAACCAATGGATATTTATAAAGCTGCTATTGCAGGACACAAGGAAGATTATATGAAATTACAGGAAATTTGCCATAAGAATAATGTAGCAGTAAAGGGAGATGAAGATATAACAAATACTGTTGGAACTCTTACGTCAATTTCAGATGGTATTCATCTTGTACAGACAAATACAAATCTTCTTGATTCTATGCTGAAATTGCTTGGAAATCTCGGATGGAATGGTTACGCAGATTCTTATAACGGTAAGGCATATACCGCAAAGATTATCCGTGCATTAAAGAGATTATATGCTTATTGTGAAGGTCGTACTACTGAAATGGAAGAAGCACTTATTAAGCATTGTAAGGGAACAGAGTTCTTTGTGAATAATATCATGGATAAGACACAGGCACAGATATTTGATTATCTTTCTGAAATTGTTCGCTATGAAATGGAAAGTCCATTTACAGAATCAAGGAGAAAGACAACAAAACGAATATCTAAAGCAAAGATAATGTAAAAAAGAGAATATGTAATAAGGAGAGAAGTGAAGTTATGGCAGGACGATTACCACCAATACCTTATGATGTTTTTACAAAAATCTTAAAGGTAAACGGCTTCAGATATGACCGCTCAAAAGGCGGTCATGAAGTCTGGGAAAAAACAATTACAGATAGCATATCAATTCCTGTACATGGAGATATTAATGGAGGAATTGCACGAAGATTAATTAAAGAACATAATTTAAAGAGGTAATGAAAAATGAAATGGATACAGATTTTACAAAAAGGACAATATGCTTTACTACAAAGCGAAACTGATACACAGTATGTAGTTGCAAGTGGATATGATCCAACGCAGCCAGAAGATGAACAGTGGGCACATGGAACATATTTCACTTATTGGAATGACGCAAAGCTAAAAGCAGGTTGCTTACAGAACGCTTTGGACTGTTTCAGAAGTAAAACAGAATCAGATTATATTTCACATTGCAGGTTATCAGAACTCGCAACACTTTTCAAAGACGGTTTAATCTCTGATGACAGAGAAAGTGCAATGGAATACTTTAATGAGTGTTGCGAGATGACAGAAGAAGAGAAAGCATATTTTGGGATTGAAGAAGATTCGCCAATAGCAAACACTAAGTTCGAGAATCCTATGTACAATAAGGGATATGACGATGGATTCTCTGATGGTGTGAACAGTATAGAAGAGTAAATAAAATATTTCAAAAGGAGGAACAGATTATGAAATTAGTATATAAAGACACAGAAAAAGAAGTACAGGAGGGAGATATTCTTACAGATTTTCGTGGTGATAAGGCAATTGCTCATTATTGGAAAGAGCCTACCCACGGTGAAGGCAAAATTTCTGTAATAGAAGATCCAGATGGCATAATGAGTTGCAGAGAATATTATGTTTCTGTTTTTGGATTAAAGTGGGTAAAGTAAATGGATATTTCTTATAGAAAGGAAAATGGTGATTATTATGTTTAATGTAATTTGTGCAGACGGTTATGTGGTGTGTAAGTGTGACTCACTCAAAGAAGCAGCACAGTGTAAGGCAGAACTTATTACTATTGACAAGGCAGATGGTGTATATGAAAAGGGCTTTTACAAGATTGTAAGAGCCTAATAAATGCGTGTTTCTTTAGATTAGAAAGGAAAGGTAGAATTTATGACAAGAGATATATCAAGTGAAGCAAAACCATGTCCGATGTGTGGCTCAAAAAGGATTTATATGGACGAACCGAATTATGATTTGATGTTTTCCGTAAAGATACAATGTGCTGATTGTGGGCTAAGTGGATATAAGAATTTTACTAATAAAGCTAAAAATCCGATAGAAAAAACTATTGATTATTGGAATACAAGAGCTTATGAAAAGTAAACAATAAGTGTTTCATTTAAAGAAAGGAAGAAGAATAGCCATGACAAAAATGAATAAAGAAATGCAGAAGTGTTTTGATAAAATGAGCGATAAACAGAAAATTAGAATGTTTTATGAGCTTACAAAGTATATGCACGAGAGCATGGAATACGGAGAAGATGAAGATATGAAAAAATATGTAGTAATTTGTTATGCAGTTCATGAAAAAGAAATTGCAAGCCATGATGCATTCGATAATGAGGATGATGCTTATGCATTTCTCGAAAAGGATGCACAGAATACTTATGAAGAAGAAATGAACAACGCAAGCGAAGAGGACAAAGATTCTATTGACTTTACTATAAGTGATGATGGTTCAGCATATCTTTCATCCTACGATGGAGAATATGAATGGACTTGGGAAGTGATTGAAGCAGACTAAATTCTGTATTCGTAAGAGATGACACAGAGTTATGTGCTGATGGTGAAATTAGAGATGTAGAAGTTGAATTAATTGATGGTGAAGAACCAGAAGAATAAATAATCTTTATAAAATATTAAGCGAAGGCAGATATCATTGCGGTATCTGCTTTTTTCGTACAATGAAAAAAGGAATATAAAAGAAGCACAGTAAACTAAGATTTCTTGATAAGATTGGAGGAAAATATATGGACTATGTAAAAGGTAAAGGATATTATGTTGGTTGTTTTGATGAAAATGATATTGCAAATAAATTAGATAAGAAAGCGCTAGAAAAGGCAAAAGAAGAAACAGGCTTAAAATATACGAATCAGGAAATTGTATATAAAAATAAAAAGCCTGTTGGAATTAAGTTATATGTTTGCGATTTAAAAGCAATGAAAATATAATGGCTATACGTTGATTTATGATGAACGAATCAAAAATATAAAACCTTTTGAAGAAATTAGATAAGGAGTGAAGAGAAATGATAACTAAAAATACACGGAAACAGTTGGCAGATTACAGAAAGCATGGTAAGAAGCTCAAATATCTTATCAATTATCTTATGGGATTAGTTGAGGATGAAGATGATTTTGAAAATATTATCATAATAGAAATGAAAGCACTTGCATTTAACGAGGATGAGATTGTTGAATGTCTGGAATATCATTTCGGGTTTGATATGAGTTGGCATCCAATGAGTGTAAACTACAAGGAAGGAGCGAAGGTAGATGTACGATAGAAGTGAAATTATGTCTGAAATTTATTCATGGGAGAAAGAATTAGACAGGTTATATTCTTTAGAAGATGAAGATTCTTTAGAAGATGAAGATAAAGAAGAAATAAGAGATGTAGAAGAAAGAATTAAATTGTTAAATGATATTCTTGAAAATGAAAAATGCGAATAATAAACACAAGGCAGTTAGGAGAATAATCTACTAGCTGCCTATTTTATTACAAGAAAGCGAGGAAATGAATTATGAAACTTAAAACAGAATGGAACGATGTTGAAAAAACAACAAAAGAGTTATTACGGATTTTTAATATGTGGCGTATATCAAACTTGAAGATTACAAAAGGAAGAGAAAACACTTTAGAAAATACGTTTGGATTTCCTTATACATCTTCAAGTGAATACGCAGCTATCTGGAATTGTCAGGCAGAAGCACATTATAAATGGTTAGAAGAATGGAAATTTGAAGGACTTGCAGTAAGCAAAGATAATGATGCAGTTGCAATATTTGAGCATGAAGATACAGGTAAATTTGACAGAATGTATGTAATTATTGGAAAGGTGTGTGATTAGTATGAGAGAAATTAAAGTTCAGTTATATAGAGGCGAAGATGATAATTATGTTGAGCTTTGGAAAACGGTTGAAAAAATCGAAGGGAAACATAGATATTATGGAAGATACACATACGGAAATGAAGGAACATGGTATTCAGTATGTGATCCACTTGGTTACTGTGAATTAAATACACCAATGGCAGATGATGTAATGTTTATCTGCTGTGATGAAAATGGAAATGAGATAATCAGATATTCAAATGCGGATGGAAATAAACTTCCGAAATTTGAAACAGTAATTGAAAGAGAATGGAACAAGGTAAAGGAAAAGCTTCAGCATAACACAGAAGATTTAACTAAGAATTTTTGGGCTGAGTGTTGGAACGGAGACACTACAATGAAAATAAATCAGTGGTTGTTATCTTATAAAGATCCAGACTTATATCCTGAAAAGGCAAACGATTATGATGAAAATTGGACAAATTGTTGGGCAGAAAAAGAAATTGGATATGAACCTATTCCAAATACAGAGTTTGAGTATTTAGGTCATAAATATCAGTTCACAAAGGTAAAACATAAACATGAATATTGTGGTGTTGAGTGGTACGAATTTGTATGTACTGATTCACCTTATGTAATGCAGGATACACCTTGGGTAAATGATAGAGCATGGATTCAGTCTTATATGTATCTTGGAAATTGGTTTGATGATAAGACTTATGGAACAATGTATGATCAAAGAACAGCAAGAGAAAAGGTAGTTGCAGCACTTATTAAAAAGTTTCCTATGAAAGAGAAATGGGATAAGTTGCTTTATGTAAAGAAGAAAAAAGGAAATGAATTTTATAATTGTGATTGCTGTTATGAAAAATCATATTCTGATATGGCAGATGTACTTATTAACAGAAATTATCACAGAAAAGATGTTGATCATCTTTGCAAATTTATCAACAAGGAAACAGAAGGAATTGTATTTGCAAGCAATAGAGGTAATAAGTACACAATTAGACAGGCTTATCCAGATATTTATGATTATGATAATTGCTTGATATAAGAATTGAGGTGATTGATATGCAAATTCTTGATAAAGCAATTACACCAGATGGAATAGAAATCGAGTTGCATGATTTAAGTGGCAAACACAAATTGCCAGACTACAACGGAATAATAATTACCTTTTGTACAGTCGCTAAAAATACTTTTCCTGAAGGTAAAGGATGGTATGCACAGAAAGGTAAAGAATTTCGGTCATCTATTTATAGTTGTGGTGACTATACAAAAGACATGATAAAAGCAGATTATGAAGCATTAAAGGATGGTACAAAAACTCTTGCAGATTTAAAAGCACATCTTTGGAATCATCAGAGAGATTGTTTTGTACTTGGATTATAAAGAGGTTGAGAATTATGAAGGCACTTAAAGAAATGCTGATTGAAGCAGGATTTAGAGAAGACAAAGAAATTTTTCATCACGAGTCGGATTTATATGTATATGTAACACCACTTACAACAAGAATTATTGAAGATTGGTGTAATGCAAATGGATATAATAAAGAATGGCATTGTCCTACATTTAAAGATCAGATAACAGGTAAAATGATGTATGATTGTGCATTTCAGTGGTATGAAAATTAACAGATAGGAGCGTGATTATATGGCAAAACAAATATATTACTTACATAGTTGTAATGAATGGAAAGAGTATTCCAGCATGAGACTTTTATTCATTGGCACATCTCAACAGAAGTTAAAGATGAAAATCTCGAAAGAGATTGAAGAAGGCAATATGGAATATAAACCTGTTACTGCAAGATACGATTATGTTGATGGAGAATTTAAGTTAGTTGATAAAGAAAATACTCCAAAAGAACAAGCAAAGCTATTCAGATTGGATTGGGAAACTGAAACTAGAGCTACAATTAATTTAAGATTAAAATATGGAGATTTTGATTATACATATAATAATGAAGAAATGTAGTCACAGGAAAGTAAATCGCACTTGTTTTTTTATCAGAATAAAGCTAGAATTATATTATAAAAGTTAAATTACAGGAGGAAAATTATGACAATTGAAGATATGGAAAGAGAAGAAAAAGCTTTGAAAGATCTGATTGATTTTATTGAAAAAAAGGAAAAAGACGGCGCAATACGTCGCTGCAGAGACTTTCTTGATGTTTTGAATAAGTCCCCACTTATAAGCGAGGACGGGGAAATCTTCAAATTTGCGAGAGTGGTGGAAGGAATGGGGGTTTATTTAATAAAAAACAAGGTTGAATCACAATACTTTGAAAAAATAGATCTGAATTCTTTTGTTCAAAACTGTATCAGATTTACCGAAAAAGCTATTGCCGAAAACAATAAGGCGATTGTCATACCCGCAAGCAGGGATTTTGCTAAAATTGTCTCTTTAGAAGATAATGTGCAGATAGCGGTTTTTGCTAAATTTGCACAGATTGTCAGCAACGGAGAAAATGTAAAAATTGCCAGTTGCGGAAATGATGTGCAGATAATTTCTAACGGTTCAGGTGTTTGCATAACCGCAAGTGGTAATGATACACAGATCGCCAGCAACGGAAATGATGCGAAGATAATTTACGATGGAGTAAACTCGCATATAATATCTAATGGCTCTAATGTGAGGATAGCTGACAGTGGTATTAGAACTTACATAGTAAGCTGTGGGGATAATGTACAGATCGCCAGCTGTGGGGAAGGCGCACAGATAGTCGCAAAAGGAAAAAACACAATTATTGCGGCTATCGGCAAAAGTTCTATTGCAAGGGCTTCAAACGGCAGTTGGATAACTCTTGCCGAATGGGTTAAAATCAATAAACCTGGCGAAAAGGAAAACTGGAAATTGAAATGTGTAAAAACTGAACGAGTTGATGGTGAACGTATTAAAGAAGATACGTTTTATAAATTAGCAGACGGAAAGTTTGAGGAGACTATTGAAAAAAAATAAACATAATATGTAAAGTTAATCTAAGAACTAAAGCAGATATCAAAACGGTATCTGCTTTTTTAGTGCAATAAAACAGAGAATAAAAAAATATAATAAAAAAGGAGATTAAAATAAACTATGAAAGTAAACGGAATAAGAAGAACAGAAACAATCGAGAAACTTGTAAGAACAGAGTACATTGCAGAGGATGGAACTATATTTAGAAGTGAAGAGGAGTGCAAAAAGTATGAGGAATCAGCACTGTTTGCAATCAGCAAAGAATTGAAGAGACTTGATAATAAGAAAAATGGAGCTTCTGAATATGATATTTATGATGAATGTTCTGAGGAATGTTTGGTAGAGATTTTCAATGCAGAAACAGAAAGAGATATTGAGAATATCAGAAGATATGTATATCTTAAAGCTCTTTCCAACAGTTCATATGCGAGAAAGGAAGATGTTGATTTACCTAATATCACAGTAGGACATGAGGTAATTATCCATTGGAATTATGATTGTGATAGTTGTTGGACTATTGGAAATGGAAGTATTGATGCTTTCTGTGACTATATTAGAGATAATCTAAGGAGTTTAATTACACCAAAGGAGGAAAATGCAAATGCTTAATATAAAATTTAGATATAAAGATGCAATGAGTAATTGGAAATGGAGAACACAAAGCTGTACAGTATCATCTGTTGAAGAATGTAAGCGAATTTATGGATTAGATGAAGCTGATGTCGAATATAAAATTTTAGAAGTCAAGGAGGTTGATTAGTATGGGACAGTTCAGTTGGATTTACAGCGATACAAACAAACAAGTAATTGATAACAAAAGAGCAGATACATACTTGCTTGTACCGAAACCATTTCAGGAGAAATATGGAAAGGTAATTTATGAAGATTGCTATGATGGATATGGCAGGTTTGGAAGGTATGATGTATATGATTTAATTCCAGAATGGAATAAAAATATGATTCCTGAAATCATCCGTAGAATCAAGAATGGAAATTGGCATTGTAGTACAAGTGAAAATGATATTACAAACTTACAGGCATATTATGATGGGAAAGAAATTGATTGCGAACTTCGTTGGCTTGGAATTGTAATGGCTTGTTACGATGAAGATAACGCAGCTCTTGAGTACCCAATTAAAATTACTACAAGAGAAATGGAATATGAAGATGTGAAACCATCGTTAGATGATCCGAATCAAGGTTGGGAAATATGATGATGAAGACGAGGAATGGTAGTAATACAGAGAATAATAAGGCAGACGCAAACATATGTGTCTGTCTTATTTATTAGGAAGGAGAATGCGAAATGAAAATCAGAGGTGATGAAGTGTTGTGGCTATCTAAAAAAGAAAATGTAGCTGTAACATATACACAATTTGACCTTGGTGAAAAGTATAAAATATTCTGCAAAGTAAAGTATGGAGATAATTCTGTATGGGAATTTAATAATGCATTTGGAACGCAAGGTGAAGCAATAAAATACGCAAAACAGATTTTAGATGTAAAGATTGAGAGGTAAGCGAAATGATTGAGTTAAAAGATTTGCTAGAAGAAAATGAAACAATTGTGACATTTCATCTTTGTAATGAATATTGGTCACGGAATGCAATCACAATAAAAGGAAGTGATGATATTTCTGGTGCATTAGAAATGACATTACATAGAATACTTGAAGCTGGTGGAACAGAAAATGATGTAAAGAGAATTATGGGTGCTGAAATTCCAACAGAAGATGAACTAAAAGAACTTGAAGAGTTTGATGAATTTAGCTGGATAGATTTAGGTTATGTATTACCTGGTTTAATTGATTTATGGGAAGAAAGCGAGGTTGATTGATATGACAATGGAAATATTAAAAACCAGAATAGATGAAATATTAAAGAAAATATGGGGTATAAATGAAGATGGTGGCATCGAAATTTATACTGACTATAGAGAAAGGGAACTTTCTGATAGTTTTTTAAAAGAGATACTTGAGCATGATAATCCAAGGGAAGCTTTTAATGATAAATTAGCTGATTGGGCTATGGATTATGCGATGGAGTACGGAGAAGATGAGTTTGAAAATAATATTCGTAAAGAACTGACAGATGAAGAAGAAAAATACTTTACAGATAATTTTGATGAAATATGGGAATATGTGAGAGAAAATACATATTTCTATTATAATTCAGAAGATTTTAATAATGAAGTCAAAGTAAATATTATGGTGGATTGTGGTAATTGGAATTACGATTGTGTTTGCGATAATGTTCTGAATTGGTATGGAAATTCAGGAGATGGAAATATTGATAAAGAGTCATCTATGCTGTGGTTAGCGAAAACACAAGGTAAAGCAACTGCATTGAGAAAAGCTTGTAAACAAGTACATAGGAATGACGGATATTATGTAGATAGAGATAAGAATAAAGACAAATTTATTGAAAGCTGCATACAGGAATTTGAAAATCTTCCATCACATATGGCAACTGTAACATTTCTTGTAAAAATGCCGTTATTTGATTTATTTGATTTAATCGAATTACAGAATAAAGAATATGACGAAAAGGGAAAATATGATCCACGAAAAAATGAAAAATCAAAATCTTATATAGTTCTTGGGAAAGAAACAATGTGTGGTTTATATGATTCTTGGTCTGGCAGTGGTTCTGTATTAGAAGTAGAACTGGATAAGGATGTTAAACTTCCTATTAAATATGCAATCTTTTGTGTAGAGGGTTGTAAAATGCATGGATATGATATTGATGAAGTCTATGGACTGATTGATAGTTGTTGGAAAGAAACAGTAAAGGAAATAAAAGAGGTTGCATAAAACCAAATGAAAGAACTGTTTACATTGAAAGAGAGGCAAATTATGGTAACAAACGAAATGAAAGAACTATTAAAGAAAATAGCAGATTTAGCTTATCAGGCATCAGAGGAAATTTATGATGATGATAATGAAAATGGAACAGCAGGGATATTAAATCTTTGTGATGAATTATATGAAAAAATTGATGAGTATTTAGGAGGTAATTCAAATGTATAGAAGTGCAATAGTAAACGAGCTTGGACATGTAATGTTTTGGTGCAATGAATTACAAGGAGACGAACAGATCGAGTGTATCTTAAATGGACATCCTGAATGGTCTATTAAATGTGTAGAAATATAGAAAGTGAGGATTTTTAATATGAAAACAATAATTGATAAAAGCGAATGTAAACCTTTAAGTGACAATATTGAAGGTAAGTTGGTGGTAATTAAACCAGATTTTTTCAAACCAGAGTTTAGAGATGCCAAATATCAGATTGTACTTGCAACAGGTGGTTTTGGATGTGATGCAAGCAAAATGGGAAATGCAGTATTTGTAATAGAATGCTGTGAGAATCCTGAAATTTACAGACAGGAAAGATATAATCTTATTGGTGAACCGACAGAAGAGATTACTAAGGAATGGAAATCAATGTATGGTGAATTTAATGAGAAAGTACAGAAAGTATTGGAGGTATAGGAATTATGATGACGAGAGAAAGGTTTGCAGAGACAAACTGGAAAATGAGTTATGAGGAATATCAGAAATGCGATTGTACTGAATGTAAAAAAGAAGAATGTCCACACAGAGGAACATATAGAAGAGTACCTGAGATTGATGGTGGTCTTGGTTTATGTCCTAATCTGAAAGGAGAGTGATTAGATGAAAGAGTTACTAAACAAATTAACAGAAGAACAGAAAGCAGAGTTAAGTAATCTGTGCCAAAAAATTAATGACATTTTTGAGGAAAATGATAACTTTACTGAAGATGAAGTAGATAAATATGCGTGTACTTCATTGCAAAAGGGAATTTACCAAGTAATGAATGAGTTAGGCTTATGGTGCTAGGAGGTGCGATTATGTACAAATTGCGGATATATAAGTTGTCTGGTGTAGATAAAGGAAACTTAGACCACGAAGAATTGTTCGATACTAAAGAGCAGATGGACAAAAGATATGATGAATTGTTTAAAAAGGATTTGTATGGTTTAAACCCGACTGCATGGGAACAGAAAAATGGTGAATGGAAAAGATTGGAGGAATATTAAGATGTTTAAATATATAATCAGCTATGATGGCGGTCAGTTAAGAGACAGTGGAGATTTTGAATGGGGATTATTTGATTCCTATGGCGAAGCTGAAGAAGCTGCCAATGATGCAAAAAAAGAATACATGAGAGATTGGGATATTGAAGGCAGCGAATATGATCCTGATGATTTCTGTATAGAGATTGAGGAGGTGTGATTAAAATGTGCAAACATAAACCGAAAAAATTAAGAGAGTTTGAACCGATCCTTAAGGCAAATGGCTATCACGAAATTAGAAGTCGTGGTAGTCATTTTATTTATGGAAATGGAAAGAATCAGATTACGGTAAACAAGGATTTGAATAAGATGGTGCAGCTACGATTGATTAAAGAGAATAACTTAGTGGAGGTGAAATGATGGAATTACGAAGTGTAATTGTGAATGAATGTGGGACTATTAAGAGATATTGCAGTGATTATTCTGATATGGATAATGAAAAGTATTTAGAAAATCATCCTGAATATTATACAACTGTTATGGAAAGCGAGGTCGAATAAAAATGATAGTACGAGCAATATGGGAATTTGATGTAGATGATTCAGAAATGGATGAAAAGTTTGTAGATAAAAAAGGATTGTGTGAAGAATTAACACAAAGAGAAGTTGACTATTTATTAAAACATAATGAATTGAATGCTGAAGATTTTCAATATGAATGTCATCCCGAATTGCCTAGCGATTGGGATAATGAAAAAGAAAGTGAGGAAGATAATATGGATATTTATAATGATATTGAAAATATTTTAAGAAATATGACAGCAGGTAGAAACTACAGAACATGGAGTGAAAACACAATTAAAAAAATATATCCATTTATTAAACAGATTATAGAAGATGATTTGTTAAATCAAAAAGAAAATGGAGAAATAATTGGTCAACTTATTGTTGATAAGGATATGATTATAACCGCAATGATGATGGCATTAGATAATAATGAAGAGGTTGTTTAGCAATGTGTGACAAGGTAAAGAAATAGCAATTTCAAATGGAAAGGATGGTTGATTTTATGAAAACAGATAAATTAGAAAAATATCTTGATGAATTATCAGATGGAACAGATTTTGATTTTAGAATATCAGAAATAAAGAATGGTGAAGTTGAGTTATATATGCAGGGAGATAACCCTTGTAATGAGGATTGGTGTACTGATATTACAATCAAAAATCCAAAGACAAAGAAAGAATTAATAGAGACTTTACACGAAAAAATGTGGGAACTTTATGACGACTTTGATGTTGAAGAAGAAACAAATCTTATGTTAGAAGCAAAGAGAAATGGTTTTCAAGGTGTTCCTGGTGTGGTTGATCTAGTACATAACGAGGAATACAAAGAAAATGCATTGGAAGAGTTTGCAGAGAAATTAAGAGATTTATTATAGAAAGGAGTGGTTAAGATGTTAGATTATACAAAAATTACATTTAATGAGTTAGATAACACAGACAAGCCATTACAGGCATTTTATAATTATGATTTAAAAGAAAACGAAATTAATAGCTTTTTGGAAGAGTACGCAACAGTTGAAGAAGTTCCAAAAGGTGTATCTGTTCAGAAAGTAGAACTATGCTTAACGATTTATGCACAGCATGATTTTAAATTAGAAGCTTGTTGTACAGATACAAATAACGAACAGTATTGGGTTGAAATCAATGAACAGTTTACAAATGCAGACGAGTTTATTCAGATGATTCCTGATTATGGAAAGATAAAATTATAAAGGGGTGATGATTATGCTAAATATTACAAACTTATATGCATACAGAATTGAAGAATTGGCTGTTGGAATTGTAAAGGCAGAATCATATGAAGACGCAAGAGAAAAGGTGAAAGCAGCTTATTTGAAACACAACGATTGCTTTGATTCTGAAAGAGATTTTATTGAGTTAAAGGAAATTGCAGAGAATGATTCATGGTTTAGTGATAATCCTGATGTAGTTGAAGTCGATGAATTAATATAGAAATGGAGTGACAAATATGAATTATACTTATTTTGGAAACAGAATTGAAAGAAACCCATTAGGAAATATGGGGTTACAGTTATTAGAAGCTCAAGAGAAATTAGTTTCTCAGGAATATGAAGTTGAGAATCTTAGAATTAAAGCAGCTATGTATAAAGCATATTTCTTTCGTAATTCCATATTAGCAGAAAAATTAGAAAAACAAAGTGAAGAAAACAGAGATGCACTTATTGGAGAATTCGATGGTTTTTCATATGCAAGTTGGAGAGCTAATGCTGTATATAGAACGCTTGAAGATATGTGCTATGAAGGACTATTAACTGAAAAAGAATATAGAGAATGCAAAGTATGAAACAAGAGTTTCATTGAGAAGAACGGAGGAATTTTACATGAAAACAATTACGGAAAAAATGATTATTGTAGATTTATTATGCGAATACGCAAAGGAAAGTAATTGGAACGCAGATGGTTCTCCATCAAATGATGACAGTTATTATAAAGTAGTACAAATCAAAACCAATCGGACAATATCAGAAATAAGAAAAGATATTGAAAAAGATGGGTGGTGTGAAGAAATGGCTAATAGTCCTGATGTGCTTGATTTGTTTAATATGTCAGACTACGTGGAAGACACACTGGAAGCGAAGATGGTACTGTCGGAAATTGGGCATAAAGTAGTATAAGCAATTTAGATTGGAGGAAATATTATGGTACGAACTTGTGAAGAAGCTCCAACATTAAAGGAGTTATTAAGTACCCGAAAAAAAGATCATGCAAATTCAATTATTGTTTCTACTAAAAACAAAGACTTATTCAAAGGTGATGTATCTGAATTACCGGAAGAGTTATTAAATATTCAAATCTTCGCATGGGATAAAAGAGACGGAATATATATCACAATTGAGTAAAGTTTGGAAGAATGGAGGAAAACAAATTATGCTTAATATAGTTGTTATTAATTGTGATGAAAAATATGTGGAATACGAATGGGATTCAAAGAAAGCATTTGTACAGGATATGCAAAGTGATAATGAAAATATTCCAATGCTCGATGATCCTTTAGCAGAAGTCAACACACAAGACTATAATTTACAATTATGGTGGAGAAATACAGATGGAATGACTGTAGACGATTTGTTAGAAGAATGTAAACAGGAATTAAATTAGATAGGAGCGATTGGAATGGATTATAAAATAGGTGATACAGTAAAAATATCTGTTTATGTAACAGAAAAATGGAGCAGATTAGTTACTTGTAAAATCACCAATAAGTATATAAAAAATAATACTACTTATTATTCTTTGCAAGAGATAAATGGAATTTATAGAGTAAGTAACGTAAAAGAAAACCGATTCATACTTGATTAATATGAAACGGAAATTTCAAGTCCTTTTAATAGGACACAAAACATGATATAATATATAAGAAAGAAGGAGCTATTATGAATAATAATGAATTAATTGAAAAAATGTCACTTGAAGCGTGGGAATTTGCGATTGATGCAGAGGTAAATGAGGAAAATCGCAAAGGAAGAAAATTAACACCATTTGAGGTAAGATTGATTGTTGAATCAACAGTTAATGACTTGTTATATTCAAAATATAAAGGAACTGAATTAGAATCTCTGATTGAGGATGCAGTTGATTTGACAGTTAGAGACTATCTCGCTGAATGTGATTTTAGCTGGATGGACGAAGATGATAATCTTAAATTAGTAAATTCGTGGAGAGATGAAGAATTTGAAGATATTTTTGAGGCACAGCATTATTTTGATATAGATATAGATGATTTTGATGATATTAGTGAAAATAAATTATCAGAATTAAAGAATATATTAGAAAATATTAAAACCTCTAAAAACTGGCATCAGATGTTAGATGCAGTTAATGAATATGAAAAAGTATTCGGAAATGGAACATCTTGGAAACTTAAAAGAATAATAGATTAATTTAAAAGGAGAAAAAGTTTATGATAGAATTAATTTAGCGGTGCATATCCGCAGGGATTAACTTTAGGAGGTAATTATTATGGCACAGTTAATTGGGTTTTTAGTAGCAATGTATTTATGTATATATCTCCCTTGGAGGATTAATGAGAAAAAAGATGCTCGAAAGAGAAGAGATATGTATAATAACTTAAATAAGAAGTCAGTTGATGAAATGAAAAAATGGAGAAAATAGAAAGGTGGTTAAAATATGTTGGGTGGATTGTTAGCTCTTTTAGGAATTTGTGTCGGAAGTGCTGCCTTTGCAGCTAAAGATAATCATGATATGAAAAATTATACACGTAAAGTTGATGAAAAAGGAAATGTGCATTACATGGATCGTCTTTGCAATGACTATATTAATGGAGAGAGAGTAAAAAGAGTCGAAACGACTGATAAAAATGGAGTTAAGTTGTATTCTACAGTTGGTGTAAATAGTAGTAAAGTGTATGATACTTCTTATGGAAGAGGTACGCAACAATTACTTGAGTATAGCGAACAAGATAAACAACAGAATTTAAAATATGGAAAAAATTCATATACGCAATATAATCCTTACTTTGGAACATTTGTTACAACTGAAATTAGCTCAGGTAGAACAATAACTTGTTTGTTTGATGGTAAAAATCAGAAGACAGGTAAAGAATTCTATAGAGTATGGTATTTTCGTCCAGAATGTCAGGGAAAATTTGATTATAATGCTACAGTTAAAGGCGATATGGGTATTGAAATTACAAAGGAAGAATTTAATAAGTTAAATTTTGGAGATTTGAAATGTAAATTAGTACCAAGTGATTATAACGTGACTAAAAAATTATGGGGGGTATGATTGATGAATAAACAAAGAAAAGAAAGAATATCAAAATTAAAAAATCAAATTGATTTAATCAAAACAAATTTAAATGAAGTCTCAAATGAATTATCTTCTATATTAGATGAAGAACAGGATACATTTGATAATATGCCAGAAGGATTACAGAGCAGTTATAGAGGGATGTGTTCTGAAGATGCAATTGATAGTATGGAAGAAGCAAGTGAGAAACTGGATGAAGTGATTGAATTATTAAATGATATTGTGTAAAATGGAAGCAAGTAAATAATAGATTCATTGGAAGATTGGAGGCGATTACTCAATGACTATTAAAGAGATAAAAGAGAAATACAAAGACTACAAACGGGAAGCAAATGAGAAAAATATGTTTACTACATATGATTACAATGATGGGAATGGGAAAGTAGTTATTATAGTGAATGATTGTAAAGGTTTTGGTAAAACAGTTACGCAGGTTGTCAGAGTGTCAGATGGTAAAGAATTCCTTACAGAAGGATCTTGTAGACCTTGTGATAATTTAGACGATGCTATTGATGTAGCTGGTGAGATGAAGTGGATTGGAGGTTGATTTTATTGGATAATAAAATAGAAATGGTAATTAATGGTCACAAAGGTATAGCAGAAGTTAAATGGATACAGGAATCAGAATATTCAGCAGCTCATTATGCCGCTCTTATTTCAGTCCCTTTTCAGAATTCAAGATGGGAAAATCTTTTTGTTTATAACAAAAATGAATTAGATGAAGCCACTGATAAGGCAAAAGAATATTTGGAGATGGCTTTGGAAAGATGTACTTTGTGTGGCTAGGAACAATAGCTTTATTTAGAGAATTGGAGGTGGATTTATATGTTTAAATGGAAGGATTACGAAGAAAACACAGCGTTATTCATTGATGGAATTAGTGAAAATGTAGCAATTTTAAGATACAAAGATTTTCAATTGACAGATGCTGCTACAGGATTAAAAGTGAAAATGAAATCGTCCAATATTGACGAGGCGAAAGTTGATGCCGAAAATTTCTTGAAAGAATTTTGGAACAGGGTGGAGAATAGTTACAAGAGAAATTTAGATGCATTAAATTAAAAACCAAGTAAACCAATTTTTCTTGTGGAAAGGAAAATAAAATATGAAAATAACATTAGAAATGGTAACAGAATTTAACAATGAACTTGCATTAAAAGGTTGTCCTTTTAGATACGAATATGATGAATATGGTGCAAGCGGAAATTCGCAAATAAAGATTACGCTTCCAAGTATGAGCAGTGTTGATAGCTTTACAATTAACCCAACAAGAGATTTCTTTGATTGGATGGAATTATGGTTCAAGAACAAAGGAATTGAAATAAATGATATAATCAAAAGAAATAGGAGAACAGAAAAATGATAGAAAAAATAATAGAACAATTAGAAGAAATCGACAGAAAGATAGTCGAAGAATTAGGAATAGAAGAAATAACAGATTACACAAGAGAACAGGCACATTATGGTATAATAGATTTAATTGACAAGTTGAAAGCAAACGAGGAGTGGTAGATTACCATGTGGATAACAAAAAACTGCATTGGATTGAATTGGATAATCAGTTCACAAATGCAGATGAATTTATTCAGATGATACCTGACTATGATAAATTACATGTGGAAGTAACAGAGCAATAAAACATATTTTCTTTTGGAAAGGGTGAATGAATTATGAGAATATCAAAGCAAGCGTAGAAAAATGTTGTGAAACCAGAAAACTAGAAATCAAAACTGGCAAACTTCAAGATAAAAGTAGCATTTGGTAAAGAAAATTTAACATTCTTATGGAGGAAATTTTATGGAAATGGATATAGAGGTTCTTGCTACAACAACGTATACAGTTCATTTAAACAATGAAGATTTACAAAAGGTAAGAAAATGGATAAAAGAACATCCAGATGATTTATATGGCTTTGATGCAAAAGAAAAAATTGTAAAAGCTATATACGAATTAGACATAGACGGAGAAATTTCTTTATATGATAAAGGAAAGTGTATAGAAAATGATGTTTGCACACAAGAGGTAAACTGGTCTGAGTTCGAAGAGCGAGAGCCAGAAGAGATATTAGAAGACTAAGAAAGAATGATTTACTTGGAAGATTAGGAGATGTGATATAAATGGAAAATAAAAAAACATTAAAATTTTTAAATGATATGAAGAATAATAAAATGCCTCCGTTTGGTAATCAATATGAATTCTTTTTTGCAACATTGGAAGATTATTATATTGCAAAAATGAATGGTAAAGAACGAATAAAGACAGAACTTTCTAAATGGGACTCTGAAGCACAAAAAGAAATTGTTAATATATTGGTTGATATTATAGAATCCGATGGATTAATTGGTTTCGATAGAAATGATATTTTATCATTGGTTGACTAAATGACGATTTCTTATGGAAAATTTGGAGGTAATAATATGAATGTACTTGGAAGCTTTATAGATTGTGTTTATGAGCCACATTTATATAAAGAGGATATTGGAGATATTAGAACAAAACTTATAAGTAGATTGCCAGATAAAAGAATCTGTGAAATGGCAAGTGTGCTTATAATCGACACAAAATATGATATGTATGTTGTAAAAATACGAAGACCTGAACTGAATAGTAGTGGATATGTCGATATAGAAAAGACTCATAAGAAAATTTACGAAACTGATTTTATCGAAATTTCAAAGAGAGATTATGAAGGTTTAGATTGGAGAGAAGCTACTAAGAAAACTGATAAATTAATGAAACCAGGATCGTTTGTTATTTTTAAAACAGATATTGACGTAGATGCATTAATCAAATGAAAAATTGCTTTCCTATGAGAATACAATTAAATAATGATTAGTATTAGAAGCAGAAATTAACTGCTTCTTTTTTAGTACAGATAACGAGGTGATATTATGATAACAATTAGAGATTTTATAGAAAATAACGAAAATGTACTAATTATAATTGAAACGGCAGAAACAAGAAATACAACAGATCCACTAAGAAAGGAATTATGGAAAGGTATGTTATATGATATTCCAAAAGATTTGCAGAATCAGGAAGTAATTCAGGAAGGATATGGGATTGTAGCTCAGTGTAATATACTAACAATTTTAGAGAAAGGTGATGAAAATGAGTAGATGTAAAAGTGGAAATCCAAAACGTCAATCAAGATTCATATGTATGAAATGTATGAATGAAAATATGTTGGCTAGAGGAATCCAGAGACAAAAACAAAGAGAACAAAAACATATTAAAGATTTGTATTGTTTGAAGTGCGGAGAGGTAACGAAGTGTATCGAAGTAAGATTTTGTGACTCTTATGAAGAAATTTTCGAGGCTGCAAAGATAAAAAGAGAGAATTATTATATGGATGAATATGAAAGCGAGGCTGATGAATATGTGTTATAAGATAGAAGTACAAAATAGAAATGCAGAGAAGCTTAATAAAAAACTGGATGAGCTTAATCTTCCTATATATATGAGAAAATATTTCACTGTAAAAATTGAAAGTAAAGCAGGTGCGTTAAATTATCTTGGAATTATTGTAGATTTGTTAAATTGGTTTATTAAAGAGAAACTTATTGACGAAACAAATATCCCAGATATTGAACCTTCAGATTTTAATAATATAATGGCAGAAGATATTACATTATATCTAAAAACAAAAGAGCAAAATGGAATATCACCAACTACATTAGAAACAAGAAAAAATATTATTCGTAGTTTTTGGAATTATATTAGTCGTGTAAAAGGGACAGATATACCTGATAGATTTTTTGAAGATGTAACTTATAAGGGAATTTCATCAGGAAACAACTTAATTAAAAAACTTCCAACCGAAAAACAGCTCACTGATATGGAAAAGAAAATAATGTGGAAAAAAGATGTTTCTGTTCGTAATAGAAATATTGCAATATTTAGTGTTTTAAAAGGAACAGGGTTAAGAGAATCTGAACTTGCTGGTTTAAATTTAAGCGACTTACATTTACAGGAAGATATGCCATATATTACTATTCTTGGCAAAGGAAAATATAGGGAAGCTGAAAATAGAATAGTGTATATCACAAAATCTGGTATAACCGCACTGCAAAAATGGCTTGAGTATAGAAATACAATGAATAATATCATTAATAAAGAAGCTGTATTTATTAATAAAAATGGAAAACGTACAACTGAGGATAATATAAAAGCATTTTTCAAAAATTATGGAAATGGAATCACTCCTCATATGATGAGACATTATTACGCTTCGATCATGGCAAGTAGGGGAAATATTGCTTTTGCACAGCAACAACTTGGACACAGTAGTATGAGCACAACAATTAATAATTATGCTAATGGTTCTATTGGAATGAAAGATGTGTTAAACGCAATGTAATTAATACCCTTCTTTTATTATGTCGTTTGGGGTACAATGCAACTCACGACAAAGACTTTCAAGTGTATCAAGGCGAATAGAAGTTGCATTACCTTTGTAAATATTATTAATTGTTGGATATGTTACCCCCATTCTTTGTGCCAATTCGTATCTTGTAATGTGTTGAGAGTCCATTAATGGTTTTATAGAAATTATCATTTTTTATACCTCGTTATTTAATATTAAAAACACAATAAACATATATTATTAACTATATATATAATTTACCATATATTACCAAAAAAATAAATATAAAAAATATTTATAATAATACTTGACAATATATATAGATAAGTATATAATGCGAAGTATCAAGGAACAGAAGAGAAGAAAGGAGGATGTGACAATGAAAGAAAATTATAAAAGGTTTGATGTAGTTCTTGTGGATTTTGGACAAGTTGAATTTGCAGGTGAGCAGGGTGGAAAAAGACCATGTGTTATCTTGCAGAATGATATTGGAAATTATTTTAGTGGCACTACTTTGGTTGTACCACTCACATCAAAAATCAAACATGTAAATCAACCAACACATCTTCTTTTTAAGAGAGATGAAGAAAAAGGGTTGAAAGTGGATAGCATGGTACTCGGAGAATGTTTAAGGCAAGTGTCTGAACAGAGAATAATTAAAAAGCTTGGGTACATATCTTCCATAGAAGATAAAAGAAACATTAAAAGAGTATATGATGCGAATTTTGGAGCATTGGAGGAGGCTTAAAAATGGAATATGTAATAATGTCGCTAGAAGAAGCGATGAAGGTTGCAAAAAAAGATGCAGTTGTACTTGTATCAAAACAAGATCTTGAAAATCCAGATTGTAACGTAGGTTTTAAAAAGAAAAAATTTGGAGAGTGTCACAGTATACTTGAAGAAGCTGCTACGATTGCAAAGGTATGTGATGATTTTGCAAATCAGCTTCGAGTTTTTTCGGAGAGCCAAAAAAATGTGTTCAATTATGAGCCAATAGGCAAATTGAGTACAATCCTTATAAAATGAAAAATACGAACAAGCGTTCGATAAGGTATTGACACGAACATACGTTCGGAATATAATAACATAGAAAACAAAACAGTCAAGCGATTCAAGCGTGGCGGCAACCACTTTCTACTTGACTGTTTACACATAAACCACGACACAGTTATGCTGGTCGCTTGATTGTTATTTTTACATATAATTAAACTCTTGTCAAGATTATCAATAAAGCGATTCTGCTGGTTTTCAAAAAAATAAAACTAAATAAAAACAATAGAACGACATAGTGAATTATCACTGGTGGCGTTTGGTAAATTATGCAAGATAAAAAGGAGAAAAATAATATGACATATCTTGAAGAATATTGTGACAATGAAATGAAAAAACTCAAACAGCTTTGCTATCCAATTTTAATTAAAATTGGTGGTCTTTCTGAAAAAGATTATGACGATTTTTATTCTATTGCATTAGATGCTTTAACAGATAGTGTAATAAGATTTAACGATTCTAAAAATTGTCAATTTAAAACTTTTCTAATAGGAAATATTAAACGAAAATTTATTACGGAAATTCGTGATAGAAATAGGTATAAAAGAATTCCTGCAAAAAATATACAAAGTTTTGACAGTTATATGTCAGAGGATGGTATTCCGTTGAGTGAAATTATTCCATCAGATTTTGATATTTTTGAAGAGGTTTGTACTCATAATGGATGGAAAGAAAACAAAATTGAAAAATATTTGAGTAAACTTTCAATTATACAAAGAAAAATAGTTTCATTGCTTAGTGAAGGATATAAAGCAAAAGAAATTAGAGAATTATTACATATGAGTGAAAAAGAATATTCACAAAATTTGGCAGCAATACAGGCTTATGAAAATGTAAGAGAATTAATGTAAAAAAAAGAGAATTATATAGTGTGATTAATTTCACACTTATAGGGCTATCGCCAAGCGGTATCAGAAAGGAGAATTAATTATAGGAGAGATTTATAAAATTACAAATATTATAAATGGAAAAGTTTATATAGGTGCAACTAAAAGAACTTTAAATATCAGAAAAAGAGAGCATTTAAAAACATACAATGATTCAAAATCAAAGATGTATGAATTTAAGATATATAAAGCAATGAGAAAATATGGTGTTAAAAATTTTTTGTTTGAAACTATAGAAAAATGTCAAGCAAATGAATTAGATGAAAAAGAAAGATATTACATAGAAAGATATAATTCCAGAAATAATGGATATAATGAAGCAATTGGTGGTAAAGGAAAGCCTTTATGGACTGATAAACAACTAGAAGCTTGTAAGATTCTTTATGATAACCATTGGCTATTAAAGGATATATCAAATTTGTTTAATAGTAATCCATCAACTGTTGGTAAAAAACTAAAAGAAAAATACAATATTGACACAAAATATAACTCATATTGTTCGTTTGGCAAATCTATATACGGAGTAAAAGAAAATATTCCAATTAATTTTGATTCAATATCGGACGCAGGCAGATATATCATAAGTAATAATATATCGACGACTAAGAGTTTACCAAGTGTTATTTCAAAAATTTCAAATGCCATAAGACATCCACAACGTTCTGCATATGGTTTTGAATGGTTTTATAGAGATGTATCGTAATGATACATCATATAGCGGATTAGTGTAATGGTTAGCAAGCAGAGCTTTGACCTCTGAGGTAAGAGTTCGATTCTCTTATCCGCTGTTTATGTACCATTAGCTCAGTAGGTAGAGCACCAGACTTTTAATCTGGGTGTCATGGGTTCAAACCCAGTATGGTACATTACGGATCATTAGCGCAATGGTTAGCGCATCCGGCTCATAACCGGTTGGTTCAGAGTTTGAGTCTTTGATGATCCATTTAATAAATAAAGGTAAAATAATATTCAGGAGGAATTTATTATGGCAAAGAAAGTTAGAGAGCAAACAGTATCATTATCTTCATATTTGACAAGTGTAAATAGCGAGGATATTTCAGAAAATCAGGACGTACAGAGGATGTTTTGTTGGGATAATCCTGCAATGAATGAACTTATTGTTACCGTACTTACAGAAGATTACATTCCTCCTATTATTCTTGGAGAAGAAGAATTAGGTGGAGATTTAACACAGCAATATATCGTTGATGGAATCCAAAGAACAACCGCTTTAAATAAGTTCAGACACATGAACTGGAAAACAACAAAATCATTTGAAAATAGTGTTATTCAGTATCAAGCAAAAATGCGAGACGAAGAAGGACATCTCATTAAAGATGAAGATGGCAATATTCTTTGGGAAAATCGTGAATTTGATATTAAAAATAAAACTTTTGAACAGCTACCAGATGAACTTAAGAAGAAATTCGATGATTATCAGATTAGAATCGTTGTCCATCAAAATTGTACTATGCAGGAAATAAGTAAATTAGTCCGTAGATATAATCGGAACAAGAGTATGGGGTCTAATCAGAAAGCCCTTACGTGGATACCTACATATGCAAGAAAAATCAAGAATATTGCTAATAATGAGTTTTACAAAAACTGTGTTGCACCTTCTAAATCAATGCGTAAGAACGGAACATACGAACAAACAGTTGCAAATTCTGTAATGGCTACATTTCATCTTAATGATTGGAAGAAGGCACCGAATGATAGAAATGAATATCTTGAAGAAAACTCTTCACTTGATGAATTTGAAAAAGTAAATGAATATGGAAATCGTATTGCAAACGTATGTTGTGATAAATTCCAGAATGTATTTGTATTCAAAGATATTCTTTGTTGGATCGCTACATTCCATAATTTTACAAAACTTGGTCTTGAAGATAACAAATTCGCAGAGTTTGTAAACGCTCTTGTAAATGAATTACATGATAAAGTAGTGGACGAATGGAGCTATGATATGCTTGATAAGGAATCTGGCACATCTGATAAAAAGATTGTCCAAGCTAAAATTAATACTTACACTGCTTTAATGATGGATTATTTACATATTGACGCAGAAGCATTAATAGAAAATCCAGAAGAAACAACTCTTTCTTTTGTTCAGGAAAATGCAAATCCTGACGCTACAGAAGAGGATATTGAGTTTTACAAGGATATGGTTGAGGATTGCGTAAAGGTGGACGAGCCTGTATATCAGCAGTGTGAAAGAGCTGTAATTGCTATTATGGCTTATGCATGTATGAAAGAACAAGATGAAGAATTTGAGAAGTGGATTCAGAAATATAAGAATCAGACAAATTTTAGTCCTTCACAGAAAACAAACTTTACATATATGAAAAACAGTTTTGATAATTTCGTACAGAAAATGGCTGTATAAAAACTTGTTAGCAACAGAAATCAGAAAACATCCGATCATTCAATCAAATACATAGCTGAGTCTGGCAATTCTTATATTCTTTGTGAGTATGGTTTCTGTTCTATATATAAATTAATTGAAAGGTAAAACAATAATAAAAAGTATGGCTAAATGGATAAAACCTGAAATAAAAGATTGTATTTGTTATGGAAATGCCTACAGAATGTGTAGTGATTGTAAAGAAGTGATTTATCTTCCATTAGATTATAAATATTGTCCTATGTGTGGAACAAAAATGGAAGAAGTTAAAATAAAAAATTATAATATTTTCGAATATGAAGAATAAAAATTCTCTTTTTTGGATTGTGAGGTGAAAAGATGAAGATAACAGGAATAATTCGTAGAGTGGATGATTTAGGTAGAATTGTCATTCCAAAGGAAATAAGAAAGCAGGTGTTTGGGAAAACGGATGCAATTGGTGAGCCAATGGAAATATTTATTGACGGAGAAAATATTGTACTCCGAAGATACGAAGAAGTGCAAACTTGTAAATGGATAAAGTACGACTATAGAACGATTTGTCCAAAGAATCATGGTGATGCTGATGATCCATATTGGAGGATACCTGAGAATATGGCTAACCTAAAATATTGTCCTTATTGTGGCAAAGAAATAGTTATTGTAGATAAATGATAGTAAAGTTCGATTTTTTTGGAAGAGAGGTGAAAGGTATTATGGAACAGATTCAGGAAAATGAACAGTGGAAATTAAATGGTAACTGTGAAAAATGCAGAAGAAACAATTATTGTTCAAAGCCATGCACTCATCATAAGAGGCGAATAAGAGCAGAATATAAAGGTCTTGTTGCAGATGCAATGAATAAAATGACAGGTGGAGTGATGAGAGAAGTTATTGACAAGACGATAAATGGAATTTGGTAAATTGGAAAGGAGATTTATATGGTTACAAAGACATTATATACTTGTCAGTTCTGCAATACTGATTATGCAGATAAAGATAAAGCAATGGAATGTGAAAAGAATCACAAAGTTTTGGAAACAGCAACAATTGTAGGCGACTACAAATCATTAAAATCTATTCCAGATGGATGCCCTACAAAGGTTAAAGTGAAATTCAAGGGTTCAGATAAATGGATAGAGTATAAAAGGTAATAAGGAGCAGAGTTATATGAGTCAATGGATTAGAAATAAGTCATGCGAGATTTGCGGAAGAATAGAAGTTGGATTAGTAGAAATGAATGTAGGAAAAACTAAGCATTATCTATGTTATCCGTGTATGGCAGATTTTGCATCAGACGTTCTTGACTATGCAAGAATGAATTTGACAGAGAAAGTCAATGAATATGGAAATACATATTTTATAGACGAAAAAACAAAAGCACAGTAAAACTTCGATTCATTGGAAATTTGGAAGGAGACAATATGTTAAATATAGGAGATTATGTAGGACAGATCAATAAAGATTCATCTGGCGTATGGAAGTTATATAAGGATAAGATAAATAAAATCACGACAACAAAGAAATATGGTAGAAGATATTTTACCAAGACAGTGTTTCGACCATTGGATGCAGATGATGTAGATAATAATACAAAAGATATGGAAGAGTCGATTGGCAAAGGATATATCATCACAAGAGAAGTATTTGGATTAAATGATAAGACTGAATCTTATGCTGAAAGATGGATAAAATGGGCTAATGAGAATCCAGATAAGGCAACTGGTTTGATATAAACGGAGAATATAACAATAGAAACAATTAACAAAAATAAATATAAGAAAGAAGAGGTACAAAACATGGATGGATTTATGATGTTTAAAAAGGCTTTACAGAAGCACTTCGATGAAATGCAGAAAGAGGCAACACATTTATTTGAAGTAAATGTAGATAAGGATGAATTATGGAATACATATCTTGATAGCTTCCCTGCTGGTACAAATGAGATTTTCAGAGAGCGTAGAGAACATGATTGTAGTTGTTGTAGACAGTTTATTAAGAATATTGGTTCTGCTGTCACTATTAAGGATAACCATATTCATACGATTTGGGAACTGAATCTTGGTGATACAACATATCAGCCAGTATGTGATGCACTTGATGCTTTTGTAAAAGCTCATACAGTTACAGATATTTATACAACTAAGTTCCCTAAGATTGGCACAGATTTTAACTTTGAAGAAATTAATGGAAAGTCTCATCAGTGGGATCATTTCTTCTTAGAGCTTCCAAGTAAGTTCGTAAATAGAAGTAGTCGTTCTAATGAGGAAGTTAAAGGACAGTTCAGAGATACAAGAAACGTATTTAAGCGTTCTCTTGATGAAATTACTATGGATGCACTCGATACAATTCTTGAACTTATCAATTCAAATACACTTTACAAGGGTGAAGAGTGGAAAGGCGTACTCACAGAGTTCAAGAAGTATAAGAAGGAATACGATAAGCTGACTTCTGATATTGAAAAGGATTTATATGCTTGGGAGAAGTCGGTAACAGCAGGTATGGCTATTGGTAGAATTAGAAATCATTCTATTGGGACACTTCTTATTAATGTAAGTGAGGATATGGATCTTGACACAGCAGTTAAGAAGTATGAACAGATTGTTGCTCCAAGTAATTATAAGCGTCCAAAGGCTATTTTTACAAAGAAGATGCTTGAGGATGCAAAGAAGACCATTACAGAACTTGGATATATGGATTCATTACAGAGAAGATTTGCTAATCTGAATGATATTACTGTAAATAATGTACTGTTTTCAAATAAGAGTGCTGCAAGAAGAATGGTTGGTGCAGATGATATTTTTGGACAGATGGAAAAGGATGTTGCTGTAAGTCCTAAGAAATTTTCTAAGGTTGAAGAGATTTCAGCACAGGATTTCATTGATAAGGTACTTCCAACCGCAAAAGAGATTGAAGCTTTTGTAGAGAATAAACATGAGAAGAACTTTGTTTCTATGATTGCACCTGTTAATCCAGACGCTAAGACAATGTTCAAGTGGAACAATGGATTATCTTGGGCTTATTTAGGAAACATTACTGACTCTGATATGAAGCAGAATGTAAAAGCTGCTGGCGGTAATGTTGACGGTGTACTCAGATTTTCAATTCAGTGGAACGAAGATGGACATGACAATTGTGACCTTGATGCCCATTGTGTTGAGCCAAATGGAACAAAAATCTATTATGGTAGTTACAAAGCACCAAGAATTACTTCTATGGGCGGTCAGTTAGATGTTGATGTTATTAATCCATGTGGAAAAGTTGCAGTAGAGAATATTACATGGCAGGATTTATCAAGAATGAGAGCAGGAACATATAGATTCTTTGTACATCAGTATTCAGGTGCAGTAAGGCATGGATTCAGAGCAGAAATTGAGTTCAATGGAGAGATTTATTCATTTGATTATAACAACCCTATGAGAAGTGGCGAGAATGTTCAGGTGGCAGAAGTTACACTTGATGAGAATGGCAACTTCTCAATTAAGGAAAAGTTATCTGGAAGTTCATCTATTTCAAGTCGTGAGATTTGGGGTGTAAATACAAATCAGTTTGTTCCTGTATCAGTAATTAGTTACAGTCCAAACTATTTTGACGAGCAGGATGGAATTGGTCATAGACATTTATTCTTCTTCCTGAAGGATTGTGTGAACAACGAAAGTCCTAATGGCTATTACAATGAGTTCTTAAAGAGTGACCTTGAAAAGCATAAGAGAGTATTTGAGGCTTTAGGTGCTAAGTGCCATGTAGAAGATACTGATGATCAGCTTTCAGGAATTGGATTCTCTATGACAAAGAGAGCAGATTTAGTTGTTAAGGTTAAGGGTGCAACAGAGCGTGTAATGAAGATTAAGTTTTAATTAGAAAAAGAAAAGGAGATTATTATTATGACAAACAACGAATTATTTATTAATGCAACAAGAGCAAACTATCAGTTCCCATTTAGAGGAATGATTAACGTAATTGATTTGTGGGATTTATCTCTCACAAATCTGGACTCAGTATTTAAGACACTCAATGCGGAAGTAAAGAAGTCTGAGGAAGAGAGTCTTCTGAATACTAAGTCAAAGGAAGACGAGGAGATTTCTAATAAGATTGAAATTGTTAAGTATATTGTTAGCGTGAAGTTGGATGAGAAAAAGAAGAGAGAAGACGCTAAGAAAAATGCTGAGATGAGACAGAGATTGCTTGAAATCAAGGCTAAGAGACAGGATGCAGCACTTGAGAACATGTCTGATGAGGATCTGGATAAGGCACTTGCAGAATTAAGTGAGTAATTGTTACAAATATACCATATATAGTATTAAAAATAAGCAACATATACTATATATGGTATATATTTTATATTCACAGTAAACGCACATTTCTTGTGGAATTTTGGAGGTGAAATATGAATATTTTAAACATTATTTTATTGATTATGGGAATTTTTAACCTTATTGTTGGGATAACATGGACGAAAAAGAATGTTATCAACTTTGTATTCAAGTTATTATTCTTGGCAGGTGGTGGCTATTTAGTATTCTATGCTTTATATCTGAGTAACATTCTGATTGTTTTAAATAGGTAATAGGAGAATAATTATGAAATCTACAATAAGATTTTTAATATGGCTTATGACATTAAACTTATTAATGAATTTTATTTTTCCAGAACCAGTTGAGTTATGGAAATTTATATTAATAGAGATATGTTTAGGATTTTTGTCATTTATTATGGTTGATTGGAAAGAAGATAAGTGAGGTAAATATGAAATATGTTGTTATTTTAATTTTAATTGGTCTATTATTCTTGCTATTTGTACCATACATGTTAGCAGATTATATTAAACCATTACAAAAGTTATTTTGTAAAATAGGATGGCATTGTCACCAAAAGGATTATATTACTGAGAGTTTTGATGGTGCTTCCATGCACTGCAAATGTAAATGGTGTGGTTACAAAGGTATGGCAGATAGTCAAGGAAATTTATTTTAGGAGGTTAAGACAATGACAATTGAACAGATTAAGGACAAATTAAAATCAAAAGAGTATGACTTCCTGAGAACAGATAAGAATTTGGGTAACAATATCATTATCTTAACTCTTGGTGGAAGTCATGCATATGGAATGGATAAAGAAGGATCTGATTTAGATGTGAGAGGTATTGCACTCAACAGCAAATCAGATATTTTACTTGGAACAGACTTTGAACAGGTCGTAGATGTTGATACAGATACAACTATGTATTCGTTTAATAAAATGATACAGCTTTTAGCATCAAGTAATCCTAATACAATTGAACAACTTGGCTGTTTGCCAGAACATTATTTACATTTATCTGACATTGGTAAAGAATTATTAGATAATAGAAAAATGTTTCTTTCTCAGATTTGTGTTTTTACCTTTGGAGGATATGCGGGTTCTCAGCTCAGACGTATGGAAAACAAGGCTGCAAGATTGGTTGGTCAGGCAGAAAATGAAGCCTACATTTTAAAAAGCATCAATAATGCAAGATATGAATTTAAAAACAGATATTATCCTCATGAAAATAGTGATGTGAAACTATATATTGATAAGGCTGTTCAAGAAGGATATGATAGTGAGATTTTTATGGATGTAAACTTGCAACATTATCCGTTAAGAGATTGGGCTGGCATGTGGAACGAAATGAAGTCAATTGTTAGTAGTTATAGCAAATTTGGTAAAAGAAATGAAAAGGCTGTAGCTCATGATAAATTAGGAAAACATATGGCTCATTTGATTCGATTATATATGATGTGTATTGATATTTTGGAAAAGGAAGAAATTATCACTTACAGATCAGATGAACACGAATTGCTTATGAGTATTAGAAACGGAGAATATTTAGATGAGAATAGACAGCCTATTTCTGAATTCTATGATTTATTGAATGAATATGAAAAACGTTTTGAATACGCAAAAGCAAATACATCTTTACCTGATAAACCAGATTATAAGAAAATCAATGAATTTAAGATGTATGTAAATGAGCGAATTGTGAAAGGAGATATCTGATGGAAATATCAAATAGAGCAAAAGAAAGATTCTGTAAGGATTGCAATATACCAATTAGATTATTTCAAGAGCCATATTTTTTAGATAGGATTAAGCTTTTTGATGAGTTCTATGGAACAGTTGATAAATGGATTAGATTTGCAAGTGAATTACAACAATACAATTGTGAACAGGATTACTTTGAGGAATACAATCACGTAAAAGACGTAGCTATTACAAGTGTCAAGGAGTCAGAAGCATATCAGAGATTTAATGCGGAAGATATGAACAAATTCACTGTGACTCATAAAAATTTGCCTAACAAAGATATATTTAAGCCAACTAATGATGGAAGAGTTTTTATCAGTATTGATATGAAAAAAGCTAATTTTTCATCATTACATGAATACGATAGGGATATGTTTCGTGGAACTGATACATGGGAAGATTTTATTTCTCAATTCACAGATAACGAACATATTATGAATAGTAAATATATTCGCCAGGTTATTCTTGGTAATTGTAATCCTAAAAGACATATCACCTATGAAAAATACCTTATGGATCAGACATTATCGTTATTATATGACATCATTGGTGAAGAGAGAATTGTATTCTTTTCAAATGATGAGATTGTTTATGATATGACAACAGCAAGTAATTTGCACATGTTAAATCTTGTGAGAAATTGTGTTGAAGAAAGATTAAGTACAAAATCTAATATTCCATTCAGAGTTGAATTATTTTCGCTCCACAAAATTAATGGTACTGACGGATACTGTAAAAAAATCTACAAAGAAAATGGAGAATATAGTATTGAGTTTAAGTGTTTAGATAATTATATGATGCCGTTTGTACTTAGATATTTCTTAGGAGAAGAAATTACTGAAAGTGACAAGGTGTTCTACCATGAAGGGCTGTTGGCAAAGTTTATTGATGAACCGAAAATTGAGGTGAATTTGGATGAAAAGATTGAAAATTAAAATTCCATCTGGTGCAAATGAAATTATTCATACTTTACAGAATAATGGATATGAGGCTTTCTTAGTCGGGGGATGTGTGAGAGATAGCATTCTTGGAAGACCAATTCATGACTATGATATTACAACTTCTGCCACACCAGATGAAATGATGAAAGTATTCAAGGATAAGAGAATTATTGAGACGGGATTGCAGCATGGAACTATCACTATTGTAATTAACGGTGAAGGATACGAAGTTACGACTTATAGAATTGATGGCAACTATTCAGATAGTCGTAGACCTGACAGTGTTACATTCACACGAAGCCTTGAAGAAGATTTAAAGCGTAGAGATTTTACAATCAATGCAATGGCATACAACGATGAAGCTGGTCTTATAGATCCGTTTAATGGTATGGAAGATATTAAATACCACAAGATTAGATGTGTTGGTAGAGCAGAAGACAGATTTTCAGAAGATGCATTAAGAATTTTACGTGCTATTCGATTTGCCTCACAGTTGGGATTTGTCCTTGAACCTGATACAGATTGGAATATCTCTAAAATGTATAAGAATTTGGAAAATATATCTATTGAAAGGATCAATAGTGAGTTCTGTAAAATTGCTGCATCGAGTGATTTCTGTGTACAAATGGTCTTATATCACGAAGTATTTTCATTGTTTATTCCTGAAATTAAAGATATGTTTGGTTTTCAACAGAATAATCTATATCACATGTATGATGTATGGAATCATACCGTACATGCAATAGAATATTGTGAATCCGATGATTTAGTAACAAGATTGGCTGTATTCTTTCATGATATAGGAAAGCCACACTGTTATCAAGATGGAGAAGATGGTATCAGACACTTTAAAGGTCATGGAAGAGTCAGTGCTGATATGACTGATAAAATAATGAAGCGATTAAGATTTGATAATGACACAAGAGAGAAAGTTGTTGAATTAGTTTATTATCATGATGCTACTTTTGAAGTTGGAAAGAAATATATCAAGAGATGGCTTAATAAAATTGGAGAAGAACAGTTCAGAAGGTTATTAAATGTTCGTAGAGCTGATATTAAAGCACAAGCAGACATTAATCAGAAAACAAGATTACAGAAGATTGATAACATCGAATATATTTTAGAAGAAGTCTTACAGGATGATGAATGTTTTTCTCTAAAGGATTTAACAGTTAATGGTAAGGATTTAATTACTATTGGATATAAGCCAGGAAAAGAAATTGGTGAGGTATTAAATAATCTGTTGGATTCAGTCATTAGTGGAGAATATATAAATGAGAAAGAAAAATTATTAGAAATAGCAGAGAGGAAATTATATGGTTAAATTATTTACACACACAGATCTTGATGGTATAGGTTGTGCAGTTTTGGCAAAACTTGCATTTGGTAAAGATGTAGATATTTCATATTGTGATTATGATAACATTGATTCAAGTGTCAAGGAGTTTATTGATAGTGAAACAAAATTTGATATGTGTATTATTACAGATATTAGAGTAAATGAAGATACAGCGAAAATTATTGATGACAGATTTGATAATTTCTATTTATTAGATCACCATCCAACAGCTCTAGGACTTAATAAGTATCTTTGGTGTTCTGTGACTATCGAGTATGAATATAAGGAGCTTGGAGTCGTTAAAACCAGTGGAACAGAAATGTTTTATTATTGGTTAATCGAGAATGGTTATTTGAAAGATTCAGATACATTAAGAAGATTTGCTGAACTTGTGAGAGATTATGACACTTGGAGATGGTCAGAACTTGGTGAAGATGGTGTTATTTGTAAGCAGGTGAACGATTTACTATATCTGTATGGTCGAGACGATTTTATCCATTGGTGCATTTCAGAAATCTATGATGAGGTATTCCCAAGATTATATGCTAAAGATGAGGTTGTTCTAAAAATTAAACAGGACGAAATTGATAGATATATCGAAGAGAAGAATGAAACTATGTTTACCAGTCCTATGTGTGGTAAGGTTTGTGGTTTTGTATTTGCAGATAGGTTCGTTAGCGAATTAGGTAATAGACTTTGTAAAATGCATCCTGAAATTGATTTTGTGGCAATGATTGATATTGATGGTTGTACGGTATCTTATAGAACCGTTAAAGAAGATATTGATCTTGGTAAAGATGTAGCAAGTTTATTTGGTGGCGGTGGACATCCAAAAGCTGCTGGTTCAGAATTTAGTCAGAGTATTAAGTTGAAAGTTATTGAGGAAATCTTTGGACAGTGAGGTGAGAATATTGAAAATTCTTGTAGATAAAATGCCTAACGAGCCAAAAGAATGTATCTTTTCTAAATGTACAAATCAGTTGCGTGGCAATTATGCATGTAATTTATACCAAGGAAGAGGGTGCGAACCTAATAAATGTGTTTTTTTAAAGCCAATTTCAGACTATCATATGGTTGAACATATGAGTGATAATGTGGTAAAGATGATTCCAATAAAGTGAGGTGAAATAAATGGCGGTATTTGTAACAGGCGATATACATGGAAATCCTACACGATTAAGTAAGGATAATTTTTATGAACAAAAAGATTTTTCTGGCAATAAAGATGAAAATATTGTAATTATTCTTGGCGATTTTGGTCTTGTATGGAATAGAGATGGTGAAAGCAAACAGGAAAAATATTGGTTGAATTGGTTAAATCAGAAACCATTCACAACTGTATTTGTTGATGGAAATCACGAATGTTTTCCAAGAATCTATAGTTATCCTGTAAAAGAATGGCGTGGCGGTAAAGTTCATGAAGTCAGATCAAATGTATTACATTTAATGCGTGGTGAAGTGTTTTCCATTGAAGATAAGAAATTCTTTGCTTTTGGTGGTGCATCAAGTCATGATATTCAGGATGGTATTCTTGATTACAATGACGAAGATTGGAGAGAACAAGCTAAAGAACTTGATAAGCAAGGTAAATATATGTATCGTATCAAGGATTTATCTTGGTGGAAAGAAGAATTACCAACAGATGATGAAATGCAACATGGGTTTGAGGTTTTAAAAGAGAATAATAATATAGTTGATTATATTATCACGCATAGTCCATCTACATCAGAGTTGTATCTTATGGGTGGTAAAGGATTATATGAACCAGATGTGTTGACTAATTATTTGGAAGAAGTGAAAGCTGCAACTGAATACAAAAAACATTTGTTTGGTCATATGCATTTGAATAAGGCAATCAACGACAGAGATGTTTGTTTGTATGAACAGATTGTTAGGATATTGTAAAGTGAGGTGAGATGAATGGTAAATGAATTTACATTATATGGTGTAATGGATAAATTAACAGGTAAATTAGTAAGTAATCTTACAAACCCACGACACAAATATTGGGAAACAAGAAAAACTGCTGAGAATGCGGTTAGAAATTTTATGTCAAGACGTTATAACACTGATAGGCAGCTAGAAGTTGTAGAAATTGAATGTAAGGTAAAAGTGGTAAGTGAGGTGAAAGAGTGAATAAAAGTAAATTTACATATCCAAAATGTCCATATTGCAAGAAAGAATATCAAGATGGAGTTATGGAATATGATTTGATGAATTTGGTAACACAAGGTTGGTGCAAAGAAGTAAAAGTAAAATGTCATAGTTGTGGTGAGTATTTCAAAGTGAAGGCACACATCACATATTATGGTTCAAAGTTAGCGAGGTGATAAAGTGAAGAAATATTGGGAAACAGGTGAAAAAAATGACTTTGGTAAGGAATGCTATAAATTACATTTTAGTCAATTTTATGAAAAAGATGATGAAAATGTAGTAGCTGGTTTTGTACAAGATGAGACAGACGAAAACAGATTTATATATGTATCAAAAGAACTAAATGTTGAATATGATACATTGTTTACAGACAATATAGAAGATGCAAAACGTCAAATCGAAGAGATGTTAATAGACCATTGGAATGACGAGATTGATTATTTAGAAAATCGAATTAAATCATTTCGAGATGGAGAATAATCTAATATAGAAATTTCTATTTTGGCGATTCAGCCAAATTTTCCAAAAAGAACAATGAAAATTTTTTTCCTATGGTTTTTAACAGACGTGTTAATTCCATAGTATTTTACAACAAAATAATTAAGAAGAAAGGATTTAACAGTAAATTCTAGGATAAATGATTGCGCAATCTCTGTAGATTAAAGGATTTTGACAGAGAATAATGAAAAAAATTATTGTGAGTTAAGTGTAATTGAGCTTTGCAGTGGTATTGGTGCGCAGATGAAGGGAATTGATAATACTCATCTCTTCAATGCAAATATGATTGCAACAGCAGATTTAGACAAAGAAGTAGTAGTTAGTTATGCTGCAATTCATTGTGGCTTGACTAATGAAATAATTGAAAATTATGAAGATTATCCAAGTAAGGAAGAAATGGTAAAACAGCTTACAGATAAGAGACTTGGATATGATTTTAAGAAAGATATTCCGTATAATTGGGAGAAACTTTCACGAAAGAAGAACAAAACAAAAGGTATTGAGAAATATTGGTTAGCAGATCACATTTCGCATAATCTTGGTGATATGACACAAATAAAATTACTCCCATATAGTGATTTACTTACATACTCGTGTCCATGCACAGACATTTCCATTGCCGGTAAACAGGAAGGATTAAAGTGGACATGTTATGATTGTGGTTGTGAATATGATCCATCTGAATTAGATGTAGATACTCGTTATACCTGCCCTAATTGTGGCAGTCACAACATTAAATCAACTCGTTCAGGTTTATTATATGAAGTTGAGAGACTTCTTGTAAAAGCAAAAGAGAATAATACATTACCAAAGTATTTGCTTATGGAGAATGTAGATGCTCTTGTATCAAATAAGTATATTGATAGTTTTAAGGATTGGTTGATTCGACTTGATAACTTGGGATATAACTCATATTATCAGACAATCAATGCAAAGAATACAGGTATTCCACAGAATCGGAATAGAATCTTCTGTATCTCTATTCGTAAGGATATTGATACCAAGTCTTTTGAATTTCCACAGCCTTTTGACACAGGAATCAGATTAAAGGATTTATTAGAAACAGATAGCAGTGTTCTGGAGAAATATTTCTTATCTGATGAAGTACAGAAAAGACTTCAGATAACAGACCCAAAATTTGAAAAGAACGTAGTAGGAACAACAATTGGACAAAATTGTACCAGATTAGGTAACAGAGATTTAGTCTATCAGCAGGATTCAGTAATGGGTACTTTAGTGGCAACTGATTATAAACAGCCAAAACAGATTCTTGCAGATTCAAACGAACTAATACATATTGCTGATTTATGTAGCGAAAAGTTTCAGAGAATGCATGAACGGTCTCGCAGAGTATACAGCGAAGATGGAATTGCACCAGCTATGCATACTTGCGGTGGCGGTAATAGAGAACCAAAAGTTGAAAGAGACAATTTAAGAGTTGTTAGAAAGCTTACACCCAAAGAGTGTCATAGACTTATGGGATTCGATGATGTTGATTATGAGAACTGTAAAGCAGTTGGGATGTCTGATACTCAGGGATATAAACAAAGCGGTAACAGTATAGTGACAACTTGTATCTCTTTATTGATTGAGCATTTATATAAAGCTCAGTATGACAATACATATATTTGTACAGATGAGAAGATGGTAAATGGAATTATGGATTCCGATACTAATTCAATTATTGTTAGAGGAAACTATATGCCAAGTAATCACGATGCAAGCCGTATTGTTGATGAACAAGGAATCGCTCCTTGCGTAAAAGAAAATCATGGAACAGTTACAGGTGTTGTTAGAAATTTTCATCAGCCACAAGCGGATTAAGTTCTGCTTGTGGTGAAACTAATAAAGTTTTCAATCCATTAAAAAATAAGTCTCCCTATGGATGGCACTTTGAACAAAATGTCTATCTTCCAGACGGAATTATAAGAGCATTAAAAGCAGGTGGCGGTTCAGGTAATATTCCAAAAGTTATTTCTAATATGTATTTTTCATTAGAAGATGGAAATGAAAACTGTATAGAAAGATTATATAGAATTGATGAAGTAATAGAATTTGTGAAAACGCATGATAGTGTCAAAGAGATATTTTTATTTTGTAATGATGAAGTAATTGCAAGTTGGTTATCTGAAAATTTTAATTTGCCCTCTATTCAAAATGTAACTTATGAAAATGATGTTCAAAGAGTTGGAACTGTAAGTGAGAATAGTCTTATTGGCGGTAGAGTTATTGGAATAGAGGGCATTTGTTTCACATTAATGGCTTGCACTCATGGTTATGGTATGGGAAACATCTATGACAGTAGAAAGTTGGTGTTAGATGAAAAATTCAGAAAATACACCGAATGAATTGATTTTTGTTGGTGGTATAGATAGTAGCTTATGGTTGGATAATGGCAAACAGTTATCTAGGAACTTTAAACAAGGATACAGAGTTTACAGTAGTGAAGGAATTGCCTGTCCTATTACGACAAATGGTGAAGGTCTAGGCGGTTGCATTGGACTCTATCTTATAGAAATGGAGAATAACATAATATGAAGTTCGCAGGAAAGCGGAATTTCTTGTGATGAAAGGAGAAAATATGTATCCAGAATACGATGATTTTTATGAGCCAAGTGAAGGCGAAATGTTTTTTGATGAAATGAAAGAAAAGTTCAGAGAGATTTTACGTGAAGATGTAAACTCTGAAATTAACAGATTAACAAAAGAAAATGCAGAATTAAGACAGAAAGTTAAAGAGTACAATGATAAAAATTGGAATCTGTCTCGTAGAGAAAATGATTTACAGTACAAAATGGACAATTACAAACGAGAGGTAGAAAACGATTTTTACAATAAAACAATGGAAGAAGTTTTTGAGAAATTATTAGAAGACTCAGAGGTGTGGTATGCAGAACATGTTCCTCATGAGAAACCAAAATGTAATTTATGTAACGAAGAAAGAAAACTTGTTGCAGTATATCCAGATGGTAAAACTGTGACTAGGAAATGTGAATGTTCTCTCCCAACGTATATTTATGAGCCAGCTATTTCATTGAATAAAGAGATTAAGTTTCATAAGGCGTATAAGCCAAGATATAGTGATAAAAAGAAAGTCTATTTTACTAAAAATCACAAACCAAACAAGGATTATGCAGATGCATACGATTATTACAGTGAATTCAGAATAGAAAATATTTTTGATGATTTTAATGATGATGTAATTCTATATCACAATGGAAAAAGCTATGGAGAAAAAATTGCATTCAGGAGCAAAGAGGCTTGTCAGAAATATTGTGATTGGCTTAATAAGGAGAATAATTAAATGATAGTTGGTGTAAAAATATGTGAAACGAAAGATACAATTAAGAAATACGAAGACCTTGAATATAAATTTGTTAGTGAAGAAAATATTGGCGAAGGATATCTAAAACCCATATTCAAAGATCCAGTTGTTCCAGAAGAGAATGCAGATTGGAACTCAGAGGTTTTCAACGGAAGATTCAATAGAAAATACATTAAAAAATAGAATAGCTGCGCTTGAAAAAGAGAATAAAGAATTAAAGAAAACAGTGGATAATCTTACTATTCAAAGAAATCATGCGGTTGATTTATGTTGCTTTTATGAAATGGAAAGGAATGGAATAGATGAATAAATTATGTGAAATTTGTGATACAAGAAATAGACTTGGGATATGTAAAGGTAGAGACGGAGATTTTAAATATTGTTTTAGGAGAGTTGGTTCTACAAATGGATTGGAAAAAACAATTACTCCATTTAATACTTTACATGAATTATATGAAAAATGTGATTGTCTTAAATGGGTTGTCCCTGAAACACTTGAATTGGACAATGAACCATATGGTATAGGAAATCATATGGTATTGCTTTGGGGACAATCTGAAAGACAGTTAGGAACGAACGAAGGTCAGCCAGTAGGTTATGTTACAGCTAATGTAACAGAAGATATGGAAGGAATTTCGTATTCAGAAGAATCATAGATTTCCTTCGGGATGAAAAGAGGTGAAGTTTTTGAAAATCGTACAGAATAAATCGCATTACGATTTTAGAATAAAAATCGGAAATAACTATGTAACTGTTGCAACACTTCATCCGTGGTTGTTCAGTAAGCACAATCATAAATACAGTCTGTATTTTTATTATTATGGGGCTGAATATGAGGAAGGAACGTATGCTTGTTGTCATAGAAATGGGAATGAAAAGATGATGGTATATGAACAAGAGAATGAACTTCATAAAGAATTTCTTAAAAGAGTAACAAGGATAGTTTCAAAGAAACTGTATGTCATAGGGAGTTCAATCTTGGAAGAAATAAAGTATATTGAAGATGAAGATTAGGAGAATATATTAGCAGGTGGTGATGTGATGAGCAAGATATATGATTATGAAGAATATCAAAATCAGCGAGTAAAGGTTACATATACTGAGAAGAGAAAATACAGAGAAGAAAATATTGTTGGTCGATATGGACAAGTTATTAAAACTACGAGTGGTTCAATAGCAGTTCGGATTGACGGAATGTGTAATACGGCAAGTTCCAACGGATTATATTGGTTCAAAAGAAGTGAATTAGATATTATTAGAGATGAAAGTGAGGATAATAAAATGACAGGATTTAGTAAAGTGGCAATTGTAAATTTAGTAGATGATTACAATAAGAAGGATTATGGATTTGCTTTATATGATAAAGATATTAATGAAATTGTTAAGTATGATGCCAACCATCCGTTATATCTGATTGTAAATGCAAGAGGGAAAGACAACAGAGTTCTTGGAATTTTAAAAGAAATTAAGACAGTCGAAGAATATGGTAAAGGTGTGACAGCTCAGGTTGTTGGCGTAGTTAATATGAACGCATACAATGCGAGAATTGATGAGGAAAATCGTCAGAAAGAAATTGCAAAGCAGAAAGCTTCTATTGAGAAGGAATTAAAGTCTGAGATTGAAAAGATGAATAATATTGCTTTATATGAAAAGATGGCAAAGGAGCATCCTGAGAATCCAAGACTCGCTGAACTTGTTAATGCACTAAAAGAGTTGGGAGAATAATATGGCAGGATTTGTATCAAAACAGCCAAATGGATTATATTGTAGATTTTCGAGCGTCACGGATTGTCCTACAGCATGGAATATGACAAGAGAAGATTATATCAATATGAAAATGCAGGAAGCAAAAGAAGACGCTGAAGATGTGTTGGATAATTATTTAAAGCCGTTTGATATGGTGGTTGACATGTATTATCCAAACAATATGACAAAAGAGGAATTTGATGAGTTCCTTGAAGAGACTGGATATAACAAAGGAGAATAAATCATATGAAGAAGAAAATTTTAGCAGTTGCATTAGTGCTGACATTGTGTTTTGGAATGACTGGATGTGTATCTACTGGAAGTAAAAATTATAACGAGTCCTCAAAACTCATTTCGATAGAAGGTGAAAATGATTTGTATTATTATTCCACAACTCATATCGTTTATATAGTATTTAATGAATTTGAATGTCAAGTTGGATATGGTTATATGTCACCATATTATTCAGAGAATGGCAAGTTATGTACCTATGATACTAATACAAAACAGATAGTTGAAATTGGAGAATAGAACAAAGTAAACCGAAGTTTCCTTTGGATGATAAGAAAGAGAGGTAAGACATGAATATGTATTTAACAGTATTAATTGGATTAATAGGAATTTGTATAGGAGCACTTATTGGGCTTGGAATTTCTTTTAAGATCAATCATGATTATATACTTGGAATGAATGATACATCTGAAAAGTTTACAAAAAATCTATTAGACATTATGGTGAATTATTTTGATAATATGCTCAAGCATGAAGAAAATTATTTTACAAATACGATGACAAGTTTGGCAAAAGCAGTAGACGATATTAATAAAGTATATGAGAAGCCAATTTGGAGAAAAACAGAAGAAGAATTACCGCCATGTTCAGGATTATATTATGGCAAAATTAAAGGTAATCCACATGGAGAAAATGCTATGTGGAAAGTGATATATAAAGATGAAGAGTGGTGTCTTGCTGGCTATCCTGATAACAAAGTAGAAATTAGTGAATGGACAGAGATCTATTAAAAGCACAGTAAATTTGGTTTTTTTGGAAGTTAGGATGTGGCAGATGAGAAAAAATTATGAATTAGAACTATATAAATTACTAATCAATCCAGAAGAAGACGATATTGACATCTCATACGTAGATGAATTTGGATGGGTTAGCAATACAGAGTTTTATGTTTGGATTAATCTTAATTGGTTTAATGAATTTGTCAAACGATTGAATGATATTTTTGGCTATTCGCTTTTTGATGAAGGTGGAATTGAAGCAAGAATTTGTAGTGATTGTGTATGTATCGACTTAGAAGAAGTTATTTCTGGATATGGTGTTGATCTTGAAGAAATATTTCCAAGAAGTAAGTATACACATTAAGAGAATAATACATTGAAAGGAGCGAGAGATTTGCTGCAGCATTAAATCTGGATTTGCTCTGAGTAAGAAATGTTAGAGATTAACAAAATATACAATGAAGATTGTCTTGAAGGTATGAAAAAGATTGATGATAAATCAGTCGATGCGATTATTACGGATCTTCCTTATGGACAAACTTCACGAAATAGATGGGATTCAGTTATTCCATTTAAACCATTATGGGAACAGTATGAAAGAATCATTAAAGATAATGGTGCAATTATTCTATTTGCGAATGGTATGTTTACTGCAGATTTAATGCAAAGTAATCGTAAGCTTTGGAAATATAATCTGATTTGGGAGAAAACACAACCAACAGGATTTCTAAATGCTAAGAAAATGCCATTACGTTCACACGAAGATATTTGTATTTTCTATAAGAAACTTCCAACATATAATCCACAAAAAACAACCGGACATCCAAGAAAAGTTAGTAAAGCAGAACATAAGACTAACTGTAAAGAGACTACTGATTATGGAGAACATGGTTTTACTACTTATGATAGTACAGAAAGATATCCTAAGTCGGTATGGACATTTGCAAAGGATATTCAAAAGTCGGCACTTCATCCGACACAAAAGCCTGTAGCACTGATTGAAGAGTTGATCAAGACCTACACAAATCCAGGAGATTTAGTTCTTGATTCATGTGCAGGAAGTTGTACAACTGCAATTGCAGCTTTGAATACTGGTAGAAACTATATATGTTTCGAGAAGGACAAGGATATTTTTGAGGTTGGAAGTAAGAGAGTAGCTGAATATGCTAATCAAGATTTATTGATGAGTGCAACTTAATTAAGAGAATAAGAATAATGAAAGGAGACGAGGTTTGTGTACACAAGAAGGAATTCCTTACTCCAAGTAATTAAATGGTATATCAAGGAAGTAAAAACAGATTGGCAAAATTTTTAGTGCCAATTATTCAGAAGTATATTGATGATAATAATATTAAAACTTACATAGAGCCTATGGTTGGTGGAGCTAATCTTATTGATAAGATTAAATGTGACAAAAGAATTGGAGCGGATATTAACGAGGAATTGGTTACTTTGTTGAAATATGCTCAGATAGACAACAGTTTATCTATCGCACCTGAAGTATGTACATTTGAACATTACGCAGAGGTTAGAGAAGATAGAAAACTTGGGACTCATAAGTATTCACCAGAATATATTGCATTGATTGGATATATGGCAAGCTATGGTGGTAGATACTTTGATGGTGGTTATGGTAGAGATTCAAAGGGTGGCAGAAGCATTTATAATGAGAGATTAAATAATTTCAAGGAACAAGCACCGAATTTAAATGATATTGAATTTATGTGCTGTGATTATCAGAATTTCTCGGATTATAAAAACTGTGTATTTTATTTTGATCCACCTTACAAAGATACAAAACAGTATTCTAAACAGTCAATTGACTACGATACTTTTTACGATTTTCTTCGTAAACTTTCAGAGAATAATATAGTGTTAATAAGTGAATATAATATGCCTGATGATTTTAAGTGTATCTGGCAGAAAGAACGTAAAGTGTTGCAGAAGTCAGATAGAGTTACAGGTGAAAAAGCAGTAGAAAAGCTATTTGTAGTAGATAAAATTTAACAAGAAATTTTGGTTTCATGGTTTGTCACGAAAACTATACAATATTCGAGACAAAAAGAGAATATAACAATGTAATTACAATTTAGGAAAGGACAAATGTTCACATGTGAGTAAAGCTGCGCAGCTACTATCGGTGAACAAATATTGGCATTAAATATTGGATATTTAACATCAGATAAGGAAGATAATGAGTTATACACGCCCTATTACGCAACAGATCACATTATTAAATATCTTCCAAAGGATAAAATTATATGGTGTCCATTTGATGAAAATTGGTCTGCTTTCTACAACAGACTAAAAGAAGAAGGATACAATGTAGTCAGAAGTTCATTAGCTGAAGGTCAGGATTTCTTCAATTACGAACCTGAAAAATGGGATATTATAGTTAGTAATCCACCTTTCTCAATCAAAGATAAAGTCTTAGAAAGACTCTATTCATTCAATAAACCATTTGCGGTTCTTCTACCGCTTAATTCCCTACAAGGTAAAACAAGATATAAATATTTCAAAGATGGTATTCAGATTCTTAGTTTTGATGCAAGAATTTGTTATCACGATAAAGATCATATGGATTCAGTTGTTAAAGGTAGTCCATTTGCAACGGCATATTTCTGTAGAGATTTATTACCAAAGGATCTAATTGTTGAAAAATTGATTACATATGAAAGACCATTAGGAGAATAAAAGTATGGGAGCGACAAAAATATCAAAAGGTATCTACAAGTATAAAGGGTACAGAATCAGTAATTATGGTTATTATGAACCCGATCATTGTGTATGGTGGGAAGCTGTTGATATGCAGACAGGATGCGCTGATTATCATGCAACTACAAAGAAGTTTCTAATGGAACAAATTGATGATGATTTAAAAAATAAAACTAAGTAAAACCACGTTTCTTGTGATTGTGAAAGTAGGTGAGAAATATGAAAAGTGATTTCCCAATAGATAATAAACCTGAATTAAGGAATTGTCCTTTCTGTGGTAATAAAGCATATCTTATTGGTTTGTTTGTACCATATGATGATGATGATGAAATAAATGAATATCAGGTTGGGTGTGAAGAGTGTGGAATACATTTTAATCAGTCTTGGAAATATGACATAATTGTAGATTTATGGAATGGAGAATATTACAAGAATGTAGGAATCTTTGATAAATGCGGAGCTGCTATTGTTCCATGTGATTTTAAGATTTTCAACAAGGAAGAAGCTCAGATATTTATTGATAAGTTACAGAGCATTGTAGATCGGATGGGAGAATAAGAGTATGGGTAAAGTTGTAGATATGAGTAATTTTGATCCGTTATTTGATAATTTGGAAAAGTATGTGAATAAACAAGGGTGTACTCTCGGTAAAGACGCTGAGAGGTTACAAGAGTTATTACATTCAATTCAGTATTGTTATATACATGGAGTATTAACAGAGAGTCAAAATGAATCGGCTTGTAAGAAATTTAGAAAACAGTTTCAGAAAGCTTTATATGAGAAATAAGAAAGAAGCATTTCTTTAGGAAAGGAGAACAATAAATGGAGACATTTTCAATAGTAGACAAGATAAATGTGGATAAGTTGAATACGAAAATTGCAGAATTTGTATATAGAGAAGGGCATGAACCATACATATTTGCAAATAAAGAGACGCTTGAAGAGTTGGTTAAACCAATTAAACAGGAATTAAATTTTATTACTTCTCCAACTGGAAATACAAGAATATATGTAGGTAAAAGTTGTCTTGTTGGTAAATATCATGGCAATAAAATGTATGAAGATGACACATTAAAATTCGGTGAGATTGAGCTGAGATAAGAGAGAATAAATATATAGAAAAATAGAAAGAGAGGTACTGAAAAATGTATTGTGCTTATATCACAACATTAAAAGGATTAAGAAAACATAGTAACGCTGATAGATTGCAGTGTGTAGAAGTATTTGGACAGAATGTAATTGTAGATTTGAGTTATCAGGAAGGACAGAAAGTAGTCTTCTTCCCGTCTGATGGTCAGCTATCACTTGAGTATGCAACAGATAACAACCTTGTAAGGAAGAAAGACGAAAACGGAAACAACATTGGTGGTTATATGGATGATGAGAAGAGAAATGTAACCGCTATTAGACTTAGAGGCGAGAAGTCAGAAGGACTTGTATTACCAATCGAAACACTTGCTAAGTATACAGATATTTCAAAATTAAAAGATGGTGATCAGATTACAGTTCTTGGTGGTCATGAGATTTGTCAGAAATATATTCCAAGAGGAAAGAATCGTTCAAGAGGTAAGGGAAATAATTCAAATAAGAAAAATAAGTTTCGGAAAGAAACAATATCATATCCATTTTTTGAAGAGCATAAAGATACTGCACAGCTTGCATATAATATGTCAGCATTTAAGCCAGGTGATACGATTTATATTACTCGTAAGCTTCACGGAACATCGGCTCGTACTATGAAGACTGTTAAGGTTACAAAGAAGAATAGTAAGCTGAGAAAGTTCTTACATATGCAGCCAAAGGTTACAAGAGAAGTTTCTGTTGTATCTGGTAGCAGAAGAGTTGTATTAAAGGATATGACAAAGAATGATGGATATTATTCTGATAATGGATTTAGAAAGAAGTACCACGATTTATTAAAAGACAAGCTTCCTGAAGGTGCTGAGATTTTCTATGAAATTGTCGGATATGTAAATGAAACAACACCAATTATGGGTTCAGTATCTAATAAAGGTGTTAAAGAAAAGGAATTCACAAAGAAGTTTGGCGACACTACGACATTTTCATATGGCTGTGAACCAGGTGAAAATGAGATGTATGTATATCGAATGACAATGACAACAGCAGATGGAACAGTTGTTGAAGTACCTTGGGAGACTGTGGAAGTATGGTGTGATAAGTTAGGTGTTAAGCATGTACCTGATTTAGAGAAGTTTATTTTTACTACACCAGAAGATTTGAAAGAAAGAGTAAATAAATATCTTGATGATATGCCAGCAGATGAAACGGCAAGACACATGTTGCCGAAGGTGTAGTTGTTCGTATTGATAACAGAGCGACATTCACAGCTTATAAGGATAAAGTGTTTGAGTTTAAGGTGATAGAATCAATCATTAAAGATACGTCTGATGTACCAGATATGGAAGAAGCAGAGGAAGTTTTAGAGGAGACTTTAAATGAATAAACCTACATTGTATATTATGTGTGGTTTGTCTGGCAGTGGTAAATCAACCATTGCCACTCAGATTGCCAATGATAATCCAAATACAGTAATTGTATCATCAGATGCAATTCGTGAAGAATTGACTAGTAATTACGAAGATCAAGAACACAATGAAGAAGTGTTTAAAATTTTTCACAATAGAATACGCAAGAATTTGGAGAATAAAAAGAATGTAATCGCAGATGCAACTAATATAACAATGAAATCTCGTAGAGCAATTATGATGAAAGTGAATGGCTTGGATATTAGAAAAGTATGTGTAATTATCCCAAAACCATTTGAACAGTGCAAAGAAGATAATTTACATAGAGAGCATCCTGTACCTGAATTTGTGTTAGACAAGCAGATTAGGAAATTTCAGATTCCATTTTATAATGAAGGTTTTGATGAGATAGTGATTAAACATTTTGACCAAGTATCATATATGATTACAGTGCTAACTGAAATGAAAGATTTTGACCAGAAAACACCATATCATGATAAAACTCTTGGAGAACATTCTGGATATACTACAAGCTTGTTTGAAAAATATGACTATCCTAAATATTATATATTATCAGCAATATATCACGATGTTGGGAAACTATATACACAAACTTTTGATGATAATGGAATAGCTCATTATTACGGACATGCTGAATATTCTGCTTATTTAGTTTTGTCAGAACTTCATGACATATTTATTGATTTATCTGACGATGAGTTTCTAGATGTTTGTTTTCTTATTAATTACCATATGATGCCTTTTAATTGGGATACTGAAAAGGCGAAGCAGCGTTGGAAAGAAAGATTTGGAGAATATAAATACAAGATGCTTTTAGATTTTAATAAATGTGATAGAGCGAGGTGAGAAGATGAATTATTTTATAAGTGATTTACATTTTGGACACAAAAACTGCATGGCTTTTGATAACAGACCTTTTAAATCAATCGAAGAGAATGATGAGACGATTATCAAAAATTGGAATAATACAGTAGGAATTGATGATGATGTATATTTGCTTGGAGATATTTCGTGGTATAACACAACGAAAACCATTGAAATTTTCAATAATCTGAATGGACATATACATCTGATCAAAGGTAATCATGATGGCAAGTTGCTAAAGAATAGAGAATTACAGAGTAGATTCTGTGAGATTACTGATTACAAGGAACTCGATATTGGTGATGGTAAGATTGTAGTTCTGTGTCATTATCCAATTCCATGCTTTAAGAATCACTACTATGGAAGCTACCATCTCTACGGGCATGTGCATACAGGTTTTGAGGATAATATGATGCAGCAAGTAAAGTATCAGATGACAGCTTTATATGATAAGCCATGTAATATGTGGAATGTCGGATGTATGAAAAATTATATGAACTATACACCAAGAACATTAGAAGAAATCATTAAGAGTGGAGAATAAAAATATGAAGATAGAGTTAATCAAATTAAAATTCAATGACACTTGTTCATATAAGTATAAGCCATTTACACATTGCTGTGATGGAATTCAGAATGATAAAGCTATTATTTTTACAGGTGAAGATCTAGTATGTAATGATACATTTGGATTAGTTGTAAGAGATTCAGATGATAATATCATTCCTCAATTTTGTAATTCATATACCGAAACATTCAACTCGTGGGGTGATGAATTTGAACAGACAGACAATTATCCAATTCAGTTCTGTCCTCATTGTGGTGAAAAGATTGAGATTTCAGTTGTAGATGAGATTGATGTATCTGATAAGCATGATGAACTATCTAAGCAGCGTGAGGAATTGTGGAAGAAGTGTCTGAGAACAGATAGTAAGAAAGAAGAGTATGAACTAAGAGAACAGGTTAGAAAGCTTGACGACCAGATAAACGACTTCTATGAGTTGGACGAGTGGAAAGGAGAATAAATATGTATAAACAGATTATTATTGCAAGAAAAGACCTCGCAATGTCGCCAGGAAAGCTCGCAGCTCAAGTCAGCCACGGTTCTATGGCATTTCTCAGTTGGTTTATTAGAAATAATGCCGATTTAGATGGTCATGTCGATGGTTATATTGATGAAGATATTCTTCACAATTGGATTGAGGGCGAATTTACGAAATGTGTTCTTCAAGCCAAGAATAAGAATCAGTTGCTAAAAGCTAAGACTATGGCAGAAGAATTAGGAATGGTTGAAGGTAAAGATTTCTGGCTCATAAGGGATAACTGTCACACTGAATTAGAACCAGAAGAAGATGGTAGAACACTTACCGTAATTGGTTTTAGACCAATGGACAGTGAACTTATTGATCAGATTGGAAGAAAATATCATTTATATATGTAGAAATGGAGAATATTAAAATGGCAAACAGATTATTATTTGAGAAAGATGTTATTAGAGCAGTTGATAAACATACGAATGATGATAGTCGGTTAGATAATGATATTAGTTGTATTCTTGAAGAAATTACTTCACCAATTCAAGTTGGCTCAATAAAAATAGAAGATAAGCCAATACAGAAACAGAGACGAGTATTATTATTCGAGAATGAGAATCTTGACTTAGAGCAACGTGGTAACAGATATTACTTGTCTCTATATGATAAAGAAGGAAATTTTCAGAGAGAAATTACTATTAATGTTAATGACGATTACAAGGTTGGACTTGGAAATTGTAAGTAAAGGAGATTGTTTATGAAGACATTTATGATTATTTTATTTGTGATTGTAACTGTGGTGTGGCTATTATGGTTGATTGGATTTCCAATTTATAAAAAGTATATTAAGAAAGAACCATTATGGTGTTCGTGTTATGAGTTTGTTCTTTGTTGCATGGCAGTTATTATAAATTTGATTAATTTATGTTTAAAGTTCATTAAGTAGAATAATAGTAAATTCAGGTTTCTTGGTTGTAATATGGAGGTGAAAATTTGAAAGACATTTTAGGTAGAGAGATTAAAGATGGCGATATGTGCATTGGAATGGCAATAGGTAGAAATTCACCAGGAATGCATATTGGAGTTTTTCAAGGTAGTTCAGTTGTTTATTTAGGATCTAGTGAAGAATATATCAATAAAAGTTGTACAAGCAATACATATCTGATTGAAAATCCAACAAAAAAGGAGTTAGAAATTAGAGATAAAATAAATATATTCCTTCAGAAAGAAGCAGAAGAGCGAGAGCGAAAAGCAAATTTAAAAACAATTCCGTTAAGTAAATTAGAAGTAGGTGGAATTTACAAATCAACTCAAGGGGAAATGTATTTATATCTTGGTAAGAAAAAAGTGATTTTTGAAGATTATGATTATGGTAATACTGATATAAAAGAAGGGTACTGCTTTGCTTATGTATATAATAGTGATTATGAATCAGATGAAAAAATTTTAGAAAGAGCTTTGGAAATTAATACATATCGAAGAAGTCATTCTATTTCAGTTTTAAAAGGTAATAAAAAGTTGACAGATATTGTTAGAAAGGTTGATTTGAAGTTTCCACTAATCAAAGAGGAAAAGCAAGAAAGTAATTGGAGAAATCATGGGAGAAACATGAAATTGACCATCGAGTAGAGAATGTTGAAGTAAGGATAAAATCAATGATTTTTATGAACTAAGAAAGATAAAAGAGGTGAACAATTAATGTCTTTGGCATATAAAAATAACACATATAACTATAATGGCGAATATGAAATGGGTTCATTAAATAAGTTTGCACAAGCAGAAAGAAGATTATCTGCAAAGAAGCAGGCGTTAGATGATATGAAGAATGAATATGACCTTATTCAACAACAGGCACTTCACATTTATAAAGAGAATATTCAGTATACGCTGCTTGATCAACCTTCTACGCTTAAAACGTGTAGAGAATGGTTAAATATGTTATCAAAGAATCAGGATACAGATGGCAACAAACTTGATAAAAGAAAGAAGTATAAGGAAAAGGAAACATATGATTGGTATATTGATTATATTAAAAAGCTTCTTGATATTGAGCATATGAATGATGTTAAATTCTTTGACTATAATTTTGGTCAAGCTACTGATATTCAGTTTGAATATAAAGAGCATAATTGGTGTTTAAAAATTCCTCATATTAAAGCTATCAAATTAGATGCATATAAAAACTATGGTGGCAGTGTATTTAAACTTGCGTTAGTACACAATGATACAGAATGTAGTTGTAGTTGGTCGCAGTTTGGCTCTACTTATGAAGAAGATGAATTAAGAGATATTATGACACAAGGTATTGAGAAATATTGTAATTAGTTGGGGTAACTTCACAGGAAAGCAACATATCCTTGGACTTGAGAGAATAAGGCATCGGAGGTGAAAACATGAGAATTATAAATCGTGGACGTGGGACTGGTAAAACGGCAATGCTTATTTCAACAGCATATGTAACAGGAAAACCAATTATTACGTCCACAATGAATACTAAAAATAGTCTTTTAGATATGGCAGAAAGAATGGGCATATCAGCCAATATAGAAGTTTATACGATAAATGAATGGTTAGAATATCATAAATTATATATGCCAAATAATGAAATATTAGTAGATAACGTAGAATTGATACTTGGAGATGTTTTATCAAAGTTTCTTAATGCAAATATTATAGCAGGAACAATGTCAGTTCCAATGGACAATATAAAAGACGATGCTAAAGAAAATAGTAGAAAACATGGTTATTGGTACGAATTAGATGAATGCGCAAATGAAGGTGTATATTGCTCAGTCTGTAATAAAAAAGTATATAAACTGAACTATGCGAATCAGAAGTTGAAATCAAAATATTGTCCTAATTGTGGTGCAATTATGGATGGAAAAGAGACTGTTGAGACTGATAAAAATGATGACAGACCACAATGTTGCATAGACCATGATAAGTATTTTTCGACATGTGACACTTGTGAGTTTGGAGAATAATATATTGGAGGCGAAAACATGATAAGTAATCCTAAATATGGGTGGTGTGATTTTGATTTGAAATCATTTCACGGCTCACCAAGTTATTTGATAGATGTACCAGTAGATTTATTAAATGCCTTTATTCAATATCACACAACAGGTACAGGGATGGCATGGTTTGATGAAGAGGGTACTGAGTTTACTTTAGTTATTACCCCATATTCATTATTCGTTATAGAAGAAAAAGATAAGCCTGTATTACACGATTTTTCTGAAATAAAAATAAATAATTTAGAAAAAGAACTTATAGAAGACATTGAGAAAGATTTGATTGGTTGGTCAGAATTCATTACTAACGATGACAGAGAAGAAGTAATTATGCATAGAGACGAGATAAGAAATAAAATCGCCATGTTAAAAGAATTAACTTCTAAGTAAACCAATCTTTCTTGTGAAAATTTTTAATCATATCTAAGCCATTCGGCTATGGGAATCCCAACAAATAAGAGAATATTACAATGTAACCAATAAAAATATTACATATAAAGGAGATTTTAAATGAAGAACACAAATTGGAAAGTGCCAATAATTATTGGCGTAGGAGTATTAGCAGTTATTTTGATGATAGTATTTGGCGTACAGAGTTCGCAGAATAAAGCTATTGCACTTGAGGAACAGGTAAATACAGCGTCATCGGATATTAAAGTACAGGAAAAGCGAAGAGTTGACCTTGTATATAACCTTGCTGATTGCGTAAAACAGTATGACAAACATGAAGCTGATACATTGACAGCAGTTGCAGATGGTCGTGGATCAACAGGAGATATTGAGAATGTAACAACAGCCATTACAGCAGTTGCAGAAGCATATCCTGAGTTGAAGTCCAATGAGAACTATAAGACTCTTATGAATGAGCTATCTATGACAGAAAATATGATTGCAGAATATCGCAGCAATTACAATAAACAGATTAAGGAATACAAGCGATATGTGAGAAAGTTCCCTACAAGACAGTTTCTTGGATTGCTTGGATATGAAGTGCAGGAATATGAGTATTTGGATTACAATGCACCAGTTGATGCTCCACAGGATTTGTTTAAAGAGGATTAGTTTATGAGATATGATAGAAAAGGTTTTGATTTTGGCGATTTTGAAATAACAAAACGTGAAATCTTGGCTAGTATTTTTATCATTGCAATTATGATTCTGTTTGGTATTCTGATTTCTTCCAAGATTTCAGAACACCAAATGGATAAAAATGAAATTTATAATAAGGCTGTTAAGATAGAAAGCCAAGAAATGTTCCAATATGGAATGGATACAAATGTTGGTAATGCGTTTGTATATGGCGATTTGAAAGCAGTAGATACAGTTACATATCCTGAAATCGGTGGAGAATATATGTATGTAGAAAAAGTTAAAGAGCTATATACGATGCATACAAGAACTGTTACTCATACTGATGGCAAAGGACATTCGTATACTACAACAGAAACATATTGGACTTGGGATAAAGTCGGAAGCGAAGACATTAAGTGCAAAGAAATATCGTTTTGTGGAGTGAATTTCACAAGTAATAAAATTGATTTGCCAGGTACTGATTATATTGACACAATTAAGGAGTCAAGTCATGTGAGATACAAATATTATGGTGTTGGTACTGAATATAAAGGAACAATTTTTACAGATTTGAGAAATAAAACCATTTCTGATAACACATCATTTTATAATAATTCGACTATTGACGAAACGATAGAGAGGCTAGAATCTAATTTTCTAATTATTATTTTTTGGATCTTTTGGATTATTTTAATCGGTGGAATGGTATTTGGGTTCTACTATTTGGATAATAGGTGGTTAGATTAGCATAAAATTTTTCTTTCCTTTGGACAGATTGGAGGTAGACACAATGGGTAAAGCAAGAAGAAAAATGCGTCCTCAACCTCCTAGATGGTGGACATTAAATAATGATAACTGTTGGTTTTGTAAAAATAGAAATAATTGTGGAAATTGTAGATTATTAAAAGAACAACAAGCAATTAGCAATAAGCAAAATCAACGAAATAATTATACTAATTATAGAGATTAGGAGAATAAATACATGACACAATTACCAAAAAAAGTTGCAGCTATTTATAATCAAAAAGTTATTGCAAGAATAAAGCTCTGTGGTGGTGCTGTAACGATTAACGTTGATGAAACAATGGCATGGAAGAAACCAACTGATGAGCAGATTAAAAACTTACACGATTTATTTTGTATTGATGTTGATATATTAGACAGTGGAGAATAACAGTATGAAAGGTAAATATAAAGGCTGTGACATAGAAGTAGGATTAGATAGCTCAGGTTTCTTAACCTTTGCAGTATTCGATGATGGATATAAAGTGATAAGTGGATTTTCTAATAGCAGCGACACTATAAAAGATTATTATAACTATATGAAAAGTGTAGTAGATGACTATAAAGAACATCCAGAAGATTATGAATAGGAGAAGTAAAATGAGATTAATTGATGCAGACAATATTGTAAATGTAGGAGATTATGTAAAATTAGATGAAAATTATAATGCTTATGTATCACTTGTTGATTTATGTAAAATAATTGATATTCAGCCGACAGCTTATGATATTGATGGTGTCATAGAACAGTTGAAACGATGTTATGGGATCGTAAGAAGCACTAGCGTTGATTACGCTGAAGGCTTAAAAGATGCATATGAAAGAGCTATTGGTATTGTAAAAGTAGGTGGGACATGTCAATAGGTGATGGAAGAAAAACATATTCAGATAGTACATTAAAGTCTATGACAAAAGATAAGCTGATTGATATTATTCGCTGCTTAGAAAGTAATCTTAGAAATGCTCATGAGACAAATGATATTCAATATGAGAACTGTAAGAGGTTACTGAGTGAAGAGAAAAATAAAACACTTGATGAAGTTCTAAAGGCTTGTGACATTGAATGTGGATTTTACAGTGGTGATGTTAAGAATCTTACAAGACACGTTTTGATGAGAGTGTTGGATAGATTGAGAGAATAAATATTTGTAAACAATAATTTTTATATTATAGGAGGAAATAAATATGATGAACAATTTTTTAAATGGTATGTTTGGCAAGGTAGGAAGTGGAATGTGTAGACTTTCTATGAATGGTGGTATTGCAGTTAAGACAAATGGTGGTTACAAGACATATAACATCAAGACTGGCAAGCTCACAAACTGTAGTAACTTTGTATTTGATATTGGTGAGGAATTCTTCTTTATTATTCCAACTAATAAGGTAGAGAAGGGCGACATCATTCTTGTAAATGGCAAGCCAAGATGTGTTATTGAAGCTGATAAGACAAAGATCACAGTAATCAATTATGAGGACTCAACAATCGAAACTGTACTTCCTGAAAGACATGTATTTATGGGTAATACATATTTTTATGGAAAGATTGTTTCAATGTTTGGTAGTGACGTTATTAAAGGTAAGAAGGGTACAAATAATATCTTTAAGTATATGATGCTTTCTCAGATGATGAAGGGTGACAATGGTTCTACTGGTATGATGAATGGAAATGGTGGAATGAGTTCTATGTTACCACTTATGATGATGGGTGGAAATATGGGTGATATGTTTGACGGAATGTTCGACTTTGATATGAGTGGCAATGATGACGATGATACAGAAGTAGACGAAGAGGAGGAAGCATAATATGGGATGTGGTTCATGGACAAGAGATAGTTATGTAAGTTATTCAACAACAAAAGGTATGAGTGTTTCAATGGATGGTATGATTAGCGGTTCTTATTCTAATCAGGATATGTTTAAGGCAAAAAATATTGATTCTGCACTTGATCCTAAGAATGTTATTAGAGAGTGTTGCGATACAGAGGAACATCCAAATACAATTCCTGTTATTCTTGCACTTGATGTTACAGGGAGTATGAATGATGTTTCTGTTGAAATAGCAAAGAAACTTAATATTATTATGACAAAATTGTATGAAGATATTACGGATGTTGAATTTATGATTATGGGAATTGGTGATTTAGCTTATGACAATTCTCCTATTCAGATTTCACAGTTTGAATCTGACATTAGAATTGCTGAACAGTTAGATAAATTATGGTTCGAAAATGGCGGTGGCGGTAATGATTATGAATCTTATACTGCTGCGTGGTATATGGGTAGTAGACATACTAAAATAGATTGTAACAAAAGATGTAAAAAAGGAATCATTATTACAATTGGGGATGAAAGGCTTAATCCATATTTGCCTAAAAATCAACTTGAGTATATTACAGGAGATAAACTTCAGGAAGACATTGAGACAAAAGAACTTTACCATGAAACCAGTAATAAATTTAATATTTATCATCTTGATGTAGATCATAGAAGTCATTATGATGCAGATAATATTAAGTCATCTTTTATGAATTATTTGGATGAAAATCATTTTAAAGTAGTTAATTTAAATAATGTTGTTGATGAAATTATCACGATTATTAAAAATGAGTCAACTAATGAAATCGTTCACAAAGAAGATAGTAATGGAATTACATGGTAAAAAGAAAATTAAATTATCCAAATGGGATGATAATAGATCTATCTAATATTAGAGTATCAAATAACAAATATGAATGGGATAAAAGTGTTGGAGCAAAAATCCCATTCATATACAATGGGGTAGAGGATTATTTTATATTAGAAGATTATAAAAAATCAAAAATAACAATTTCATATAAAGGTTTAATAAAAACTATTTCATGTAGCCACTTTTTAAGAGAAGAAAGATGTGGAAGTGTTACCGATTTATTTCACAGGATAGCTTTGTTAAAGCCATATTTAATTGATTATGTAGAAGACAGAAAATTATTCTTTTCATTATCGAGTGGAAGTAAAAAGAAGATTTGGTTTAAATGCCCCTATTGTGGATACCGAGAATATATTTCTGCAAGAACTCTTTTCAAGCGTGTTAATATATGTCCTATATGTTCAGATGGTATTTCTTATCCCGAAAAATTTGTTAGTAATATGTTGCTTCAATTGAATATTAAATTTGAAAAACATAAAACTTTTGATTGGTCTTTTGGTAGAGAATATGACTTCTATTTTAAATATAACGATGAAGAATTTATTATAGAAACTAATGGCAGTCAACATTATAAAGCTGAATTTGAACGACTTGGTGGAAGATCTTTTGAAGAAGAATGTAAAAATGATGTTTATAAAGAAGAACTTGCCAAAAATAATAATATTAATTATTACATAAAATTTGAGTGCTCAGAATCAAATAAAATCCACATAATAAATGCGATATATAATTCTATTTTTCATGTATATTTTGAAAATGAGGGGATTTTTAACAATATAAATTTTGAACAATGTGATTATTTTGCCACAAACAATTCTACTTTTAGAGACATATGTAATATGTGGAATTCAAGTAAAACAATTACAACAACAGATATTGCTAATAATCTAAATTTAGATATAGGAACAGTAATTAAATATTTAACCAAGGGTAATGAATTTAATATGTGTAAGTACACAACAGAAATTGGAAAGAAACGTGGCAGAATCAAATATGAAAAAACACGATACGGTAATCAATTAGAAAATAATATAGGATAGGAGATTTAAGAGATGAAAGATATGAAGATTGTATGTGGAGCGAATTGGGGAGACGAAGGGAAAGGTCTTATGACAGATTATTTCTCACAGAAACCTAATAGTATTGTTGTTTGTTCAAATGGTGGTGCTCAGAGAGGACATACCGTAACAACGCCTGATGGAATCAGACATGTCTTTCATCATTTTGGATCTGGAACATTCAATCATGCAAGTACATATTTATCTGAGGATTTTATTGTTAATCCAATTATTTTTAAGCAGGAATATGATAAGTTGATGAAATTAGGATATATTCCGAATGTTTATATCAATCAAAACTGTATGTTGACAACACCTTTTGATATGATGGCAAACCAGATTATAGAGGAGAATCGTGGAAAAAATAAACATGGAAGTTGTGGATTAGGTATTTTTGAAACAATTAAAAGATATAAAGCTGGTATAACTGATGTAGATAATCATATCAGGGAATATTACTTAGAACAATTTGAAAGAGAGAATATTATATTAACAGATGAATGGTCAAAAATATTCTTTGATAATGGTATATTTGAACACTTTTTAGATGATTGGGATTTTATGAATAATCACTCATTGGCTATATCAGATAATTATTTCTTAAATCAGTTTGACAACATTGTATTTGAAGCTGCACAAGGTTTATTGCTTGATCAGAACAACACAGAATATTTTCCACATCTAACACCATCTAATACGGGTATTAAAAATCCCAAGAGAATAATTGAAAACATTGAATGGAATGATGAGATAAATATTGAAACTTGTTATGTATCTCGTACTTATTTAACAAGACATGGTGCTGGTAAATTCCCATCTGAATGTAATAAGAGATTTATCAATGAGTATATGTTTGATAAAACAAATGTACCAAATCCATTCCAGGATACATTAAGATATGGAACACTTGATTTGAGAGAATTGTATAGTAGATGTTCCGATGATGTAGGGAATTTTGGAGACGAAAAATCAATCGCCATTACACATTGTAATGAATATGATTGGGATAATGATAAGTTAATTGAGTTATTCAAGGATTGGAACATTTATTACTCAGATGGCGAAACACATAATGATGTGAATTGAGAACAAGATTCGTTTCTTTTGAAAATTATAACAGATAGGAGTGATATAAATGAGAGTATATAAAGATAAGCAGTATCTTATTTTTGATTATGAAGATGGACGCACTGTAAAATATGATTTTGCAACAAAGACCGCCATTGGAATTAAGGGTAATCCAGTAAAGAATTTATGTAGTCAACTAAGTGGATTTACCTTAAATGAGTTATTTGATTGTTGTGATGATGAAAAGTATGCGAAGTTTTTACGATTTATTAGAGATTCAGAAACATACTCATATTCAATAAGCAACATAGGAACAATTCTTGATAGAGTTCCAAGATATGATAGATTTGAACAAATCTTCTCAGCAGGATTTGATGATATTATCAAAGATGGTTATCGGTTCAAGTATTCTATAAATGAGATTCCAAAATCTCTAATCAAATTATGTCGTAAATATCCTATTAAATTATCTAATGATACAGTTAAATATTATAAGGAGAATCAAGATGCACATTACATAGCATACAATCTTGATTATCTTACTTTATCTCCTGATGATATTTATGCTGTTTGGAATGCAGAAACATGGGATAGAGTAGATGGTAATTTAAATTATTATTCATTTTTCAATAAATTAGTAAATGAATATGACTACAATGCCAAGGATTTATGGCTGTATTTAGATAGGATCAAGACATTTGAGGCAGTTGAAGATATGGGTTTCCTAATTCGTGAATTGTGCGATTATGCCAACATGATGAGTCAACTTAGCCCAAAGTATGACAAGTATCCAAGACATTTTCTTACTACACATAAAATTGCTTGTAGGAATTACAACAGAATGAAGAAAGAGTTCTCAGAAGAATTATTTAAAAAGAGAATAAATAAACAGTATGAATGCTCTTTTGGTGATTACATATTCATTTATCCAGAATCTACACAAGATATAAAGGACGAGGCGACTATGCAAAACAACTGTGTTGCTTCATACATAGATAAGGTTATTGACGGTGAGTGCCACATTCTTTTCTTGAGAAAGAAGAATAAACCAGATGAGAGTTTGGTAACGATTGAAGTAAGAAATAATCATATTGTACAAGCTAGACGAAGATTTAATGATGACGTAACAGCAGAGGATCAGAAAGCTATTGATGCATTTAATAAAAAGTTTGCGAACAAGGAGGACAAAGTAGCATGATTAAAGGTGATCGAATTAAATTAGTTAAGAAAATGGGAGTGTTTGATAACATTGGTGAGATTTGTGAAGTGACTGATATTCAGGAAGGTGGAGTAATCTGCTTTAAGTTTGGTGGTTGCCATCTTGGTTGTATGTCATATGACGAGTATGAAAAGTATTTTGAAAAGGTTGAGACACCTGTAAAGAGGACTTGGAGTAAATGGAATTTACCTTTTGAAATGACTTTTTCTGATATTAGAGGCGGTAAAAAGACTATCAGTTATCAGTCAAGGACTAATGGGAAGAAAGTTCAGGTTAGAAGTGGAGTATTCAAAGCAGAAGCCACTTGCCGCAAAGATGATGTTTTTGACTTTGAGAAAGGATTAGCACTTGCAAAAAGTCGTTTGACTGTAAAATACCTTGATAATCAGGTTAAGTCGATTGCAAAGGCGATGTAAGGAGAGAATAATAGATTGAACAGTAGCATTTTTGTTCCTAAAACGATAAATGTTGGATATCAAAATCGTTCAGGAACTTATACAGGAAAGCTTGCCTACGTCATTTACTATGACGAAAAAGGCAAGTTGCGAAAAGAAGCATCATGGAATAGTTGGCGTGACGATAAAATTCCGAATGATGAATTTGATAATGTCCCAACAGAAGGATTTGTACTAAATAAGAAAGCTGGCGATTATTCTACAGGATGGGATCATAGACATGCTTATTGTAGAGTGTATGATCCAAGAGGATTTGAATTTGAGATTACCATTGAGAATTTGTTATACATTCTTGAAAATGCGAATTGTATCAAGGGTAAGGGACTTGAAGGAGAATTTATATATGGATGGGATGGTAAGGATTTAGTTCTTATGCCAGTTGAGTCACCTGATTATAAACAGATTGCAGCTTATAATAAGATTGTACATAATAATGAATCCATTAAGACAAAAGATTTAATTCTTGGTGCAACATATCTTACAAAAGAAAATATCGAATGGATCTATATGGGACGTTTTGAAATATACGGTTATGGTTATGAATTTATACAGGATGGTAAAACTGTAAAAACTAAATCCTATAAAGATATTCCAAATGAACCAGGTCGATTTGGATATACAAAAATTTCTCATAAAGGAATTAACAACCTTCCATATGGTAAAATGCATTGGTTTGCAAGATTAAGAGATGGGAAGTATGAATTTGAGCAATTCAAAAGTGTTCCTAAAAACAAACTTATTAGTTGTCTTGATGCTAAATGCACATCTAAATATTCTGAAATTTATGATTCAATGGAATCATCTTATCAATTCTCCCCTATAGACGATAACAAAGATAAAATCGTAAATATCTCATTTGAAGATTTTTACGAAAAAGCAATTAATACATATGTCGATAATGATATAACAAGAAAATATGTCGATGTTCGTTTTATGGTAAACGACAATGGAGAATATATTAGATATGAAATGACAACGCCATATAGATCAGAAGATAACGGCAAATATACTGTTTATAAATATAGTACCAAGAATATCTATCATGGAGATAAGGAAGCAATTGATATTTTCCCGACAGAAGAAAGAGAAGTGGAAGTACATTATGGTCAAAAAGAAATTCAGACGCATATGATCCCAGTTTCTATTGAAACAGTTTTTGAAAAGTTAAAACCAGTATGTAAGCAGAAATATTTAGCAAATGGCAGAGAATATAAAAAGGAGTACGAGTTTAATGAGTAAAAATGATGACAGAATTTTAGAATTAAAGAAACAGATTGAAACAAAGAAGAAATCAATTTCTGAGAAGAAAATCAGATTTATTCCTGAGACAAATTGTGTCCTCAATATGGATGGAATGACTATCAACCTTAATGTATGTTCAGATGATGCATTAGTGTTATTACTTATCAGACTTAATTCATACCTTATGTCGGCAGTTGACCTTGGGATGCCTGATTTTGAAATTTCAGGCTACAGTGTAACGGCTTGGATTAAGGATATTAAAAGTAAGTTAGAAGTATCTAGTCTAAAGAAAGAGGAAACAGATTTGAAAAAGATGGAGAGCAAGTTGGATAAGCTACTATCTGATGACAAGAAAACTGAACTTGAGATTGACGAGATTGCTGCTTTATTGAAGTAAAAGAGAGAATAATACAATAGGTAGTATATTTCATAAAAACACATACTATATATAGTGGTTGAATAAATTTAAACTACTATATATAGTAACAAAATGGACAAGAAATATCGGTTTCATGTGGAGGTGACACAAATGGAGATAACTAGTCCAAAACAGATTGAAGAAAATCTTAAAACTGTACTTACATTAGAATATATGGGAATTCATATCGAAGACACAAAAGAGCAAGGTTTTAAACAATTATATTATTTTTCAGTGCCAGAAAGATCTACACTAAAAACCGAATCTGCAAAAGAACAGGCTGAAACAGCGGATGATTTAATTAAAGTTGCAAAAGCTGCTTTAACAGATATGATTCTTGATTCGTGCAAATCTGAATTTGAAGATGACGAGGAAGATGATAAATTTTATAAAGATGTAGAGAATAATATTTCAGACTATGCTTTGTTCTTTGCAAAAGTCAGAAAAGGAGAAGTGTGGAATAAGGAAATGGGTAAAGCTGCCGTTAATAAAGCAGTTGAACCGTTAAAAAATCTATCGTACAAACAGGTTTAAAAGGAGAATGACTATATGTAGTTGATTGGTAAAATTTACATACTATATATAGTGCTATAAAAGAAATAAACCACAATATATAGTTATAAAAGTACCAAGAAATTTCGATTTCTTTTGGAGAATATACATAAGGAGGATTGATACATACGAATTTAGTACAAGCATTAGCGAAACAAATTAAATTTTGCGAAGAAAACGCCATGTATAAATGTGGAGTATTTGTAAGAACAGAAGATCAACGAGATATTGTTACAAAATGTATTACAAATTTATTGCCAAGTTGTGTTCAACGTAGAAGTAGTAATCATGAGTCAAGATTCTGGTGGGATAATGAAAGTGTTATTACAGTTCTTAAAGTAAATGATTACATACGAGGACATAAATTTAATGGTGCAATAATTGAAAATGAAATTGATAGAGATGTTGTTATTACTTTAATTATGCCGTTTTTAATGGTAATGATTGATTCTACTGGTCATAGAATTGAAGAGTTTGGCAGTGTGACAAGTAGGGTGTCTACGGTAGATATTAATAATAGTGATGTTATTGAAAGTCAAAATCATCCAATTTATATTTCAACCGAATGGCAGAGAAATTTAATAAATAATTTAACCCCTAGTCAGAAAAATATGTTAAGCAAGAGATTTGGAAATTCAAATATATTTATTGACGATTTATGCGAAGAAAGTTTTAAGAAGGAGTATACATGTATGTTTAATAATCACACAGCAGCTTTTAGAGTTGCACAGGTAGGAACAGATAAGATTTATATTTATAATGCGATTGGTATTCCAAAGGAGAATATTAAATATGAGACAGAATTTGTCAATAGAACTAAGGAAACTTATCTGAATATCAAAGGCGAACATAAAATTGAAGGTATTGGATTTGAGAATGAAATTGATATTCATTTACTTATTGATACTAATGTATATGATAAGTATGAAGTTGACTTCCATGATGGTCTTATTTTTGTTTTTTTACATGAGATTATCAATAAGAAACCTGTTTTAAAGGATGTTTCAAAGAATGATTAAAAAAGAGAATAACGTATTGAAAGAGAGGTATATATATGCCAGTACATGATGATTTAGGCGTTAGGATGGGTGGTGATAAGTATTCCAAATAAAACAGCTAAAGATATTGAGAATACAATAATTCAAGATTATAAAGATGGATATGGGACAAATTTTTTATCGGATAAATATCAGTTGCATCGCTCTACAATTCAAAGAATTTTAAAAAGAAATAATATTATTCTAAGAAATGGATCTCCTTATAATCATTATGATATTAATTTTTTTGATCAATATAATCCAGAATCTGTATATTGGGCAGGTTTTATATGTGCAGATGGATATATAAGAGATGATAGAGATGCAATATCAATACATTTGTGTAATGCTGATAATTCTCACCTATATAAAATTAAAGAATTAACAAAATATGAAGGTAATATTAGTAATTCAAATAATGAGTGCTCAATCACATTTAGTGGAAAATGGTATTCAGAATCGTTATTAAAAAATTATAGTTTAACTCCTAGAAAAGCTCATATTGTTGAAATCAATAATAATATACCAATCGACATGTTATGTCACTATATAAGAGGAATATTTGATGGGGATGGTTGTATTTATGATTTAAGGGGATATCCTACAATAAGTTTTTCTTCTAGTTCAGAAAAAATGTTAAATGGTTTAATAAAAATTTTTAAAGAACAAGTTGGAATTCAATTACAAACAAAAGATAAGCAACCGAAGATTAATGGGATTCAAATATGTTATACATGTGACAATGCAATGAAAATTTTAGACTGGATGTATAAAAGCTCTGTTTATTTAACAAGGTTAGATAGAAAATACAATAAATATTTATCTTATGTGAATAAGCGATATGAAAAGAAAAAATATACACAAGACATAAAAATAGTGTAGAAAGAAGGTAAAATATGGATACAAGTGATTTAGCAAAAAGGATGAAGGAATACGAAAAAGCAGGGCAAAGATATTTGACAAGAAGGACACCAATCTTGCTGAGATTGGATGGCTCTCATTTCCACACATTTACAAAAAATTTTAAAAGACCATTTGATGACGTATTAATTAAGACTATGCAAGAGACTGCAAAATTTCTTTGTGAAAATATTATGGGAGCTACAATCGCATATACAGAAAGTGATGAAATCACGATACTTCTTGTTGATTATAAAAAAATAACTTCACAAGCTTGGTTTGATAATAGACAGAACAAAATTGAAAGTATTGCTGCAAGTATGTGTACTATGGCTTTCAATAAGGTTTTTGCAAAAAATGTAAAAGAATTTATATATAACAACGGTGAGAATTTTGAAGTAAATTCCAAAGAATACAAATTGTGTGAAACTTATAAGAAAGCCGTAAAGAAAGGGGCGTATTTTGATTGTAGAGCTTTCAATATTCCAAAGGAAGAGGTTACTAACAACTTTTATTGGAGACAATTAGACGCTTCTCGTAACTCAATTCAGATGGTTGGTCAGTCTTGTTTTTCACACAAAGAATTACAGAATAAATCATGCAATGATATTCAGGATATGCTTATGACTCAGAAAGGCATCAACTGGAATGATTTACCAACTTATCAGAAGAGAGGAAGTTGCTGTATTAAGACAGAAGAAAACATCACAGAAAATAATTCATTGGAGAAAATGGAGTTTGGCGAAGATAGAAAGAAAACCGTGGTTAATATTGAGCGTTCTCATTGGATTATTGATACAGATATTCCTATTTTCCGCAATGAGGGTAGAGAATATATTGATAGATTAGTTTTTGTTGGTGAAGAGTAAATAATATACTATATATAGTGATTATAAAATACTAAGAACACTACATATAGTATGAAAATCAAGACCGAAGGAAACTGACATTTCTTGGTTCAATTTTAAAGGAGAATTATAGAATGAACGACATTTGTAAAGATAGAGAAGCTTTAAGACCTAAATACGAACAGTTTATTCAGACTGAAAGAGGTAAAGAATGGAAACATTTTTGGCAAACAGAAATAGGGTCTCAGAACGATGGAGATTTTGGAGACTATTTGTATGATTTTTATCCAGAAATGTTACAGTAAGGAGAAAAATAAATGGCAAAAAAGAAAGGTTTTGGTGTAAGTCCAATAACAAATACAATCTACTATGGAACACAGGATACAGAAAAACATATGTGGGTTGGACAGAAAACAGATGTTACGAATAATGTGATAGCTGCTGTATATGAATGGTTTATGGGTAATATGGAAGACTCTGAAGGTAAGAAAGAAGAATATCAGATCACATATCCTAGTACAGAGTTTGAATTGGTAATGAGAAGAAAGAAAACAGAGAGTATATAGTTGGAGGTGAGAAACAAATGAACTTACAGGAAAATGTAAATAAGTCACTAATGTTATCAAAGGTGGAACAGATGCATGATTTTAGAGGTTGGGCAAGAAAACTTCCTGCTTTTCACTTTGATAAAGAATGGGATGTAAAAATTATTCCACCATTTGCAGGTGCGATTATCAGATTTGTAATTGATTATAACGGAAAACATGTGTCAGTATATTTTGATGCGTATTCAGAACTTGGATGGATGTGTGATAAAGATGAGCAACCAATTCCGTATTTTGAATACTATGATGGCGTAGATGTACACAGATATTATTTTGATGAGTCAGAGCAAATGATGGCTGATATTAGAAATTTCTTGAATAATTAGTCTTAGCGATTCAGCTAACAATTTCCAAAAATAAGAGAATAAAAGTAAGAGGTAAGAAATGTGAGTATGATAAATTTAAGTTTACACACAATTGTATTGATTGTGTTATGTCATTTAATTGGTGATTATGTATTACAATGTGATTTTATTGCACAAACAAAAGGAGAGAATTGGTATCATTTATTTGTACATTGTGCATTGTATTGTGTTCCATTCTTAATAGTATTCGGTTGGACATGGCAGTTGGCAGTAATCTTTATTTCACATCTGATTATTGATTCGTTGAAAGCAAGATGGAATAAGATTACATACACTAAAGACCAGACATTACATTATATAATCGGAATGCTTTATCTTATTGGTTAATCAACCAAACAATTTCCAATAAAAATAAAAATCGAATAGAGAATAAGTAAGTGAAAGGAGTGAGTGGCAGCCTTAAAGATATATCGCTCTGAGTAAATTACAATGTACGAGCCAGTAATTAAATGGAGTGGAAGTAAAAGAAGTCAGGCTGAAAAGATTTTAACATTTTTTCCAAAAGAGATTGATACCTATTATGAACCGTTTTGTGGTGGAGCTTCAGTTTTAAGAAGACTTCTCGACAGTGATATACGAGTTAAGCATTATATATGTAGTGATTTGAATAATGGGTTGATTGACTTATGGAATGAAATCATTAACAATCCGTTAGAAGTTTCTTCTTATTATAAGAAGCTTTGGAATGAATTAAATACAGATAACGACAAGCAACGAAAGAAAGAATATTTTGCCAATGTTAGGGACAGATACAACAAAGAGCATAATCCATTAGATTTTATGTTTATTATGAGAACAACAACCAATGGTATGCCAAGATATAATCGTAATGGCGAATTTAACAATTCATTTCATGTAACTAGAAATGGTATTATTCCTGAAACATTTGAGAAGATAATTTTTGAATGGAGTCAATTATTAAAACAGAATGATGTTAAATTTATCAGTTGTTCGTATGAAGATATAAAACCAACAGAGAATGATTATATGTATCTTGATCCACCTTATGCAAATACAAAAGGTATGTATTATGGAACTATTGATTATGAAAAATTTTGGAATTATTTAAGACAGTCGCCATGCAGATATGCTTTATCTTTTGATGGTAAGAGTGGTGATATAGATAATACTTGGAATATTCCTAAAGACATATATACAACACATGAGTATTTACTAAGCGGTAATAGTAGTTTTAAACGTACAATTGGCAAATCAAATGACAGTATTGTTTACGAAAGTTTGTATGTAAAGTAGAGAATATATAGGTGAAGCAGTCACAGTAATTCACTGTTTCCTATGGATTTCGAGGAGGTGAGAATATGAAGTGTCCTAATTGTGATCAAGAAATGGACAATAAAGCCTATTGTAAAATGGAAGGATTTTATCATTGGGAAGACGAAGAGATTTATTATCAGAAAGTTGAACATGAAAAATTAGTTTGTAAATCGTGTAAAATTACATATTTGGATGGTGAATGGAAGATTCCTGAGAAATATAATCCAACAGAAAAACAGGAAAAGACAATATTATTCATTAACAATCATTTAAGTATGGATATTCAGCCTCTTACAAAACATCAATGTTGGTTAGATATTGGCAAGTATTTTGAAAGAGCTAAGAGAACTCCATTACATGATGACCAATATTATATTGATATGCAAGAGTATTGCGGTATGGATGAAAGTGATTTTTGCTAAAACATCTTGTTCTTAGATAATATCTAGTCAATCTTAAATATTTTAGTCCAAAAATTTCAAAACAAAATGTCACGAATAACATATAAAAATCGTGACAACAAGAGAATAAATAAGTGAGGTGATATACATAGAGATATTAGCAGAAACAGATTATCAAGACCTTTATAGAATATCTGATGGAGTGTTACTTGTAATTAACAAATTTAAGAGAATTGAATATCCGTCTGAACCTTATTTTCATGTATATACAACTGATGCAAAGTACAAATCATATAATAAAGGTTGTCAAAAGTGGTTAAAGGTTTTGAAAGAAGATTACAAGAATAAATACAATGATATTGTTGTTCCCAAAGGAACAGTATTATATATGGGTTATCCAGTAGAATCAACAAGTAATAAAGCTGATTGGACTTATGAAATAAAGACAACTGCTTCTTGTTTAGGTGGAGATTTCACGACTGCGGAGAATATGTTAAATACAATACTGAATATTATGAAGAACAAAGTAAGTTCTTAGTCTTGAACAGATCGTTCAAAAATTCCAAAAATCAAAACTGAATAGTGAATATATAAATGGGTGGAAGAACAGCATACCCTTGGGTTTTTATACTCAAAAATCACTGATTATGCATAGATGTTCACATAAATTAACTTCTGTGTTCCGTCCATTTGGGCGTTTATATATAAGTTATCAATTAAATTTTATTATAAGGAGGATACTTTAGAATGACATTTAAAGTACAAAAAGCGGTAAGAGAAAAAATTTACACAAAGGTAGCACTCATGGCACCTTCAGGCGGTGGTAAGACTTATTCGGCATTAAGACTTGCTACAGGAATGAAAGAGGAACTTGAAAAGATTACAGGAAAACCTTGCAGAATCTTAATGGCTAATACAGAGGGAGCAAGAGGTAGATACTATGCTAACGAGTTTGATTATGACATTATTGACCTCGTAGAGCCTTTCAATCCAGAGCAGTTTTCAGATGCAATTGATTTTGCAGTAAATGAAGGATATGACATTCTTCTTATGGATAGCACTTCTCCTGAGTGGGATGGTAAAGGGGGATGTCTTGAATTACAGCAGAAGGCTGGCGGTACATATCAGGCATGGGGTAAGGTAACTCCTAGACATGACGCATTCATTAATAAGCTTGCAACAAGTCCTATTCACTTAATCGCAACTATGAGAGGTAAAGATCAGTATGAGATTGAGAAGGATGATAGAGGTAAGACAAGCGTTAAGAAGCTTGGCGTTGGTGCAAAGCAGAGAGATGGTTTTGAGTATGAGTTTACTTGTACATTTACAGTAGACCAGAAAACACATATGGCAGAGCCACAGAAAGATAACACTCATATTTTTGAGAATGATAATGCAACACTTCTTACAGAAGCACATGGTCAGAAGATTATCAAATGGGCAAATACTTCTGATATTGAGCCAACAAGACCTAAGTTCACAGCATCTACAGCAGCAACAGAACCAACAGAAGACATTACAGCAATCAAGAAAGAGATTATTTCTCTTTGCACTCAGCTTGGAGGAACAAAGAACGAAGCTCTTATGATAACATTAAAAGAGTTTGTGCCTAGCGGAAATCCAAATGCACTGAAGGATGTGCAGAAAGCAAAGGATTGTTTAGCAAAGATTAAAGAGATTCAGCCAGTACAGGCGTAATTATAAGGAGGATAAAAATACATGAATAAAGTAATTTTAATGGGAAGACTCACAAGAGATCCAGAGGTAAGAATGAGCGGAGATACAGCAGTGGCAAGATTTTCTCTTGCCGTTGACCGTAGATTTAAGAAAGATGGAGAACAGGCAGCAGATTTTATCAATTGTGTAGCTTTTGGTAAAACTGGTGAGTTTATCGAGAAGTATGGTCATAAAGGCACAAAGTTTGTTGTAGAAGGACGTATTCTGACTGGTTCTTATACAAATAAGGACGGACAGAAGGTATACACAACAGATGTTGTTGTTGAGCAGGTTGAATTTGCAGAGAGCAAGAATAGTGCCGGTGAAGGAGGATATTCACAGGCAGCAGGCAGACCTGAACCAAGTGCTGAAGGAGATGGCTTTATGAATATCCCTGACGGAGTGGAAGATGAAGGATTACCATTTAACTAAAAAGAGGTAAATATGGCAGATAAGAAAGAAAAGGAATATGTCTGCGCATACAAGTATTGCTTACACAACGGACAAAAGGTTAAATCCTCAGAGTCCGTTGTAATCGGCAATAAACATTACCATTGGGATTGTGCGGGCATAAAACAAGAAATTAGGGATTGTGTTGATTTGTATATGGAATGTGTTGAAGATAAGACACAGTTTCCTATTGCATATAGAGCAATAAATACGATGGTTTTTAAAAATAGGGTGCCTATAGAGTTTATCAGAAAAAATATCGAATCATCGAAATTATATTATTCAACAAAACCTGTTCAGATTCTATATGGACTTAGAAAGCTATTTTACGAAAAAGAATTTATAGTATAGGCGGTGAGTAATTGCTAATCGAAAAAACTGACATCGAAAAAGCTAAAGATAAACTTGGCGATAATAATGCCTTTTTAATGGCAGAACTGCTTGAATTAGAAAATTTTGATGACAAAAATCTGAAAGCCTGTTGTCCTTATCATAATGAGGACACTGCAAGCTTTATATATAACAAGAAAAATAAAACTTTTCATTGTTTTGGATGTAATAAAACGGTAGATATTATTGATATCTTAATGGAAAAAGGAAACACATTCTTAGAAGCTGCTAAGTATCTATTCGAGAAAGCTGGTGTCGAATACAGTTTTGGCGAAAAGGATGTAAGAACTCGTCACAATTATAGATATCCACATGAAGAACCAATAAATGAAAAAGAGCATGTAGTTGACTATTTGGGAAAACGTGGCATTTCAAAAAATGTAATTGACTATTTGGATATTCGAGAGGATTCACATGGTAACGGTGTATTTAACTTTTATGATACAAATGATGTTTTGACTATGGTTAAGTATAGACCTGCAAGAACTGTTGAAAAACATTCTGGTCAACCTAAAACATGGTGTCAAAAAGATGCTGATACATCAGCACTTTTGTTCAATATGAATAGAGTTAATACGTCAAAGCCGTTACTTATAACAGAAGGCGAGATAGATTGTGCGAGTGCTATTGAGGCAGGATATATCAATACAGTAAGTGTTCCTCTTGGAGCTGGCAATCTTCATTGGATTGAAGAAAATTGGGATTGGTTAAACAATTTTGAATCTATTATTATCTGGTCTGATAACGATGAACCAGGTATTAAAATGAGAAAAGAATGTATTTATCGTCTTGGTACATGGCGAACAAAATATATATCAACGCCTGAATTCTTTGAAAAAGAGAATGGTAAAAGAGTTCCACTAAAAGATATCAATGATTGCTTACAAGTTGGAGGAAAAGAATTTGTTATGAATCTTATTTCAGAAGCAAAGGATGTTCCTGTAAAAAGTGTTGTTGATTATTCTGAGATTGAGGAACTTGATATTTCTCAGATGGATGGTGTGAAAACTGGTATTAAACCATTAGACGATGAGTTGTTAAAAATCTTCTATGGAACATTGACGGTGTTATCAGGAAGACCTGGTAGTGGCAAGACGAGTATTATTGACCAGACAATAGCAAGAACTATTGATGATGGTAGTCCTGTATTTTTGTTTAGCAAGGAAATGCCAGAAAGAATGAGTGCAAACTGGTTCAATACAATTATTGCTGGCAGAAGAAATATGGTTGAAAGGACAAGCCGAGACAACCGTAAATATTACATAGTTCCACAAGCAGTACAAAAGAAGATGCAATCACATTATAATAAGAAGCTTTTCATTTACAGAGATGATGAGCCAAATGATGTAGATTCAGTTTTAAAATCTGCTGAAGAATGCGTTAGAAAGTTTGGGTGCAAGCTGATTGTACTTGATAATCTTATGATGATTGACTTGAATTGTTCTGAAAGCGACAAAAATACGGCACAAACAAATCTGATAAATGCACTTATTAAGTTTGCTGCTAAATTCAATGTAGCCGTTGTTCTGATAGCACATCCGAGAAAAACACAAGATACAAATTCTGATATTGAAATGTATGACATATCTGGTACTTCTAATATTATCAATCTTGCTATGAGATCCATAGGTCTTAGAAGAGTTTCCAAAAAAGAGAAAAATGATCCGAAATCTAAATGGCATAATTACGATGTGGTTTTAACTGTTATAAAAGACAGGTTGCTTGGTAAGGCAGATTTCCAGATGGGATTATGGTATGACCTGACATCACGTAGATTTTATACAGATTATGATGAATATGATGCAAAATTTGCATGGGATGACAATGTATATACTGACAGGCTTCCATATGTTGATAGAAGCATAGATAACACATTTCCAGACAAATAAGGAGAATAAATTATTATGATGGATGAAGAATTAGATTTTTTACTTGGAACGATGCAATGGTCGTTTTCAAGACTGAATTCATATTATAATTGCAGTTACGAATGGAAACTCCACTATCTCGAATGTAATAAATCAGAGAATGGATTTTTCGGAGAATATGGTTCGTTGATTCATAAAATTCTTGAAAAATATGAAAAAGGTGAACTTTCCTTGTTTGAATTGAATGAGTATTATGAGGAACACTTCGATGAGGATGTTCCTCACGATGCTCCACCAAATAAATTCGTAAATATTAGGCAATCATATTATGACAAAGGCATTGATTACCTTGATAACATTAACCTTGATTTAGAAAAATATGAAGTTCTTGGAGTTGAGAAAAAAGTAGAATTTAAAATTAATGACAAGGATTTTATCGGATATATAGATTTACTTGTAAAGGATAAAGAAACTGGTGAGATTATTATTATTGACCATAAATCCGCAAGTATTAAAATTCTGAAAAATGGTAAGATTAGCAAATCTGACCAACAGCATTTCTTAGATTTCAAACGACAGCTTTATTTATATTCAATCCCTGTAATAAAAGAATATGGCTCTGTTTCAAAACTTAAATGGAATATGTTTAAGGATCAAAAGTGGATAGAAGTGCCTTGGATTCAAGAAGAGTACGATGAAGCTATTCAGTGGGCAAAAGATACTCTTGAACTGATTGAAAATGAGAAAGAATGGCGACCTAATCCAGATTATTACTATTGTCATTATCTTTGCGGTCAGAGAAATCATGCATGTGAATATAAACCAAAGCCTACTGGTAAAAAACAACAAGAAGATAATAGACAATATAACCCAGAAACGGACACGTATGAATAGGAGATATTATGCAAAATTATCATAAACACACATCTTATAGTAATGTTTTAGTTACTGATTGTGCTGCATCATATGAGGAATATATACAAAGAGCAGTAGAATTAGGACAAAATGTAATATCAAGCGTAGAACATGGTTATCAAGGAAATTATTACGTTCCATACGAATTGGTTCAAAAGCATAATGATAAGCTTTTGAAAGATGTAGAATCTGGATTATTAACCCAAGAACAGTTTGAAAAGAAAAAACTTAAATTTGTGTTTGGTGCAGAAGCATATTGGGTAAAAGATAGATTAGCTGAATATTCCAAAATAGATAAGAAAACAGGCAAAGAAATTCCGAATGAATTTGTCAAAGACAGAACTAATTGTCATATAATTTTATTAGCTAAAAATGAAGAGGGACGTAGAGATATTAATGAAATTCTTTCTGTTGCAAGTATAGATGGGTTTTATGGACAACCAAGAATTGACATCAATCTTTTATTAAATGTAAAGCCTGAAAATATCATGGTAACAACTGCTTGTTTGAAATATTGGGTTTACAATGACATTGAGGAGATTACAGAAAAATTATATAGGCATTTTAAAGATAACTTCTTTTTGGAGATTCAGTATCATAATACTGATATTCAAAAGAAAATAAATAAAAGAATAATTGATTTGCATGATAAATTCGGAATCAAATTAATTCTTGGTTGTGATAGTCATTATATATATCCAGATCAATATAAGGAAAGAGATAATTATTTAGAAGCAAGAGGTATCACATACGATGAGGATGAACAAGGATGGTATATGGATTACCCTGATGAGCAAGAATCTCGTAGAAGATTAAAAGAACAAGGTATTTTAACCGATGAACAAATTGATGAGTGTATTAAAAATACAGATATTCTTTTAGATTTTGATGATATTGTTTTAAATAAAAACATAAAGCTTCCTAAAAATTATCTTTTTAATGGTGAATGGGTAGGAGATAAATCACAAGAATGGAGAGATACAACATTACATAATTTGGTGTATTCAAAATGGAATGAAATTAAAAATACTGTATCTCCAGAGAAGTATAAAGAATATAAAGATGGAATTGAGTATGAATTAAATGCAATTATTGATACAAAAATGGCTGATTATTTCCTTATAGATTATGAGCTTGTTAAAATTGGCGTTGAGAATGGGGGAATTATTACAAAAACAGGAAGAGGAAGTGGAGTATCTTATTATGTTAATTCATTATTAGGTTTCAGTAACATTGATAGATTTATTTCACCTGTAAAGTTATATCCAGATAGATTTATTTCAAAGACGAGAATTTTAAAGACAAAAAGTTTACCGGATTTAGACTTGAATTTAGGCACTCCTGAGATTTTTGCGGATGCACAAATCAAAGTAATGGGTGAAGGTCATGCATATCCAATGATATCATATAAACCGTTACAGGTATCATCAGCATTCAAGTTATATGCAAAATCTCAAGGATTAGATTTTGAAATTTCTAATGAAATTACAAGTCAGATTAAAGAATATGAAAAAGCTTTGAAGAATGCAGAAGATGATATGAAAGATTCTATTGATTTGTATACTTTTGTAGATAAAAAATATAAAAGTTATATAGATGAAAGCAAAAAATATAGAGGAATTATCAATTCAAAATCTCAAGCTCCATGTGGATATTTGATTTATGATGGAGATATTAAGCGAGAAGTTGGTTTGATTAGGTGTAAATCCGAAGCGACCAAAAAAGAAGTAATAACCACTGTTATTGATGGAATGGTTGCAGAAAACTATAAGTTTGTTAAGAATGATTTATTAAAAGTAGATATTTGGCTTACAATCAATAATATTTTTAAAGAAGCGGGGATTAAAACTCCTACAGTTCCAGAAATGACAAAACTTATAGAGAACGATAAAAAAACATGGGACGTATATTCTAGTGGTTATACTCTTGGAATTAATCAGTGTGAATCTTCATTTGGTGTGCAATGTTGTAAAAAATATAAACCACAAAATATGATGGAATTAACATCTTTAGTTGCTGCTTTAAGACCAGGATTTAAAACACAGCTTAATAATTTTTTAAATAGACTACCATATACAACAGGTGTTACAGAGCTAGATAACCTTTTAAAAGATTCTTTTCACTATATGATGTACCAGGAATCTATTATGACTTATCTTGGATGGCTTGGAATTGAACAAACAGAGACATATGCTATTATCAAGAAAATAAGTAAAAAGAAATTTAAGGAAAAAGAATTAGCAGAATTAAAGGCTAAGTTGCTTAAAGGATGGGTTAAAAATGTTGGTAGTGAAAATGGTTTTGAAAAGACTTGGGAGATCATAGAAGCCGCATCAAAATATTCTTTCAATGCCTCTCATGCTTTGAGCTACGGTTTCGACTCTGTATATGGAGCATATTGTAAAGCTCATTACCCATATGAATTTTATGCCGTAATGATGCAACATTATTCAGATAAAGGTGATAAGGATAAAGTTTCCGCATATAAAAAAGAAATGTTTGAATATGCAAAAATACGAGTTGGATCATATAAATTTGGATTAGATAACCGCAAATTTTCCATTGATAAGAATAATGGATGTATAAATCCATCTCTATCGTCTATTAAAAATTTCTCAACAGCAATTGCAAATACATTATATGAGCTAGGTAAAGGCAGTTATTCTAACTTATCTGATTTATTTGTATGTCTTAAAACAAATGGCATTGCCGATAGCAGAATAAAAGATCTTATTAATATTGATTATTTTTCAGACTATGGTGATATTAAATATCTTCTAAACTATTTTGATGTTTTCATGAAATTTTATAAGAATAAGAAATATCTATCACAATTTAAAAAAGATAAAGCGTTTGAATTTGGAATTGATTTTGATGTTCTTAGAAAGCATTGTGGTTCAGAAACAGTGAAGACTTTTATGAAAATTGATTCAAAGGCTATTATAGATGAATTAGCTGGGAATTTTGACGGAAAAGTTTCTTTAAAAGAGAAGTTATTATCGAGATACGAAGTTTTGGGTTATATGGATATAGTCGATAAAAAATATGCTGGTTATTGTTTTGTAGAAGACTTAAATGTTGATTACTCTCCAAAGGTAAAACTTTATGCTCTTGCAAATGGTAACACAATTCCAGTAAAAATTAGCAAGAAAATATTCAAACAGAATCCTATCAGGCGTGGAGATATTGTAAAAGTCACAAATCAATATAAAAAACAAAAAATGAAAAAGGTTGATGGTGAATGGCAAGAAACAGATGAGCAAGAATGGTGGGTTTCTGAGTACCAAATTTGTTAGGAGATGTAAATGAAACAGTATTATACAGATAAAAAGTATAAAGAATTATTGTCACACATGGTTGTATTAGTGGATACTCGTGAAAATACTAATAAAAATGTTACTGATTGGTTTGAAAGGAATAACATCAAATGGAAGTCAAGAGCATTGAAAACAGGTGATTATGGTCTTATGGTTGAGAGTTGCCCTGAATTGGGCTTCTCAATCGACACCTATTTTAGTGACGAACTTTGTATTGAACGAAAGAATTCCGTAAGTGAGTTAGCTGGTAACATAGCAAATGCAACTAAAGATGATGACAGAATTTTTAAAGAATTTAATCGAATGATTAATATAGAGAAAAATTATCTTCTTATAGAGAATGACAGCATAGAGGATATTTTTACAGAGAACTATAAATCGAAATTGAATCCGACATCATTTTTTAGAACGTTGCTTACATGGCAAAGCAGAAATAACATGCACATTTATTTTGTAGAAAGAGAATATATGGGTAGGATGATATACGAATTATGTAAAAATTGTTTAGATTCCAAGATATTAAAGTAAAGGAGAAAATATGGACAAGGTAAAAGTTTTTGAAGGACTATTAAATAAGTTTGAAACAGATGAGATTAGAGATTATTGTGCTGATATGATTAAGGAAATTCCAGATTATATCTTTACAATTCCAAGTAGCACATCATTTAAGTATCATAATAAAACACAGTGTCAGCCGCATGGTCAGATTTTTCATATTTTAATGTTTGCAGAAGTAATGAATTATGTTCTTGGATTAGAGTATGTAAAAGAAAAGACCTATGAGCGACAGCGAGATTGTTTACGCTGCACACCAATTTTTCATGATGCAATTAAATGTGGGCTAAATGGTTCTCAATATACGGTACACGAACATCCGATGCTTGCGGGCGAGTGGGTGAGAAATACATCTGTTGAACATGATGTAGATGCTGATACAAAAGCATATATTGCAAGATTATGTGAGAGTCATTCGGGCGAATGGACTTCTACAAAGAGAAGTAAGACGGTATTACCAAAGCCTGAAAACGATGAGCAGTTCTTTGTACATATGTGTGATTATTTAGCAAGTAGGTCAAATCTTGATATGACATATTCTGATGATGTAGTTTCTGCATTAGGTAGTGTTGATATTCCAAAGGAAGAGTTACCAGATATTGATTCTTATGTAATTACATTTGGAAAATATTCAGGAAAGACGCTTCCACAAATCAAAGAAATTGATTCTGGTTATATCTCATGGGCAAAAGAAAATATGAGCAGAGAGCCAGTAAAAAGTTTATTGGCTCAACTGTAGAGAATAATACGGTAGGAGGTAATAATCTATGAAAATTTTAACACGATTATTTACGAAAAATCTTACTAAAATTCCTCTGTTGTGGATTACATTCAACTGGAAGTTGTTCAAAGAAAATGGAGCAAAAGGTTCTTGTATGTGTAATATTCATCCTTGCCTAAAGAATGATAAGCATATCATTTCCACTATGAATGAACTGTGTGATTATATAAGAGAGAATTATGATATGGAGGATATTATATGAGCATGTCAATAGAAGAGGCTATTCGTATTTTAGATCCTGAAGCATCAGCAGATGCGATTGTAGAAATTAAATATTATGCTGGTTTTAACAAAGATAAACCGATTGAAAAGGTTAATGAAGCTTGTGTAGTTGCTTGTGATGTAATGAAACGCTATTTGAAATTATTACATAAATTAATTGACTTGATTCAACCAAAAAGAAAAATACAATATTATGACAGTAGAAAGCAATATCATACATATATGGTAGAAGGGGAGCGAAACCCATGCGGTTGTGGCTCTAATTGTTATCATCTTGAATATGATGGAGAAAAAATTTATGGAGTATGTAACGGTTGTAACACTGACATATATGAAATAAAAGACGAATATGTAAAAGAAAAATTAAATCAAGGAATTTGGAAATAACTTAACTCTGGAATGCCCATAAATAGGGCGTTTCAGAGACTCAAAAATCAAAAGAAATCGTTCTTTCATTTGGTCAAATTTGGAGGTAAAAATGGAAAAATTAAGAAAAATAGGAGAGATCAACGGTTGGGGGCAAACTGACGTAGTTGAAATCGTGAAAACCCTTGAAAAACAAGGCTTTATTGTAGTTGACGATAATGAAGATAATGATAATTGGAAGACATGGCATGTAATGGTAAAGGAGTAAAATCCAAGGAAAGACGGATCTCTTTTGGACACAATATATAGTACAAATGTAACAACTAAAAACGCTATATATTGTACCTAAAATAACAAAAAGAGGTGTAATATGAAATTAACAGGAGAAATAATTCTTGACGAAAAGACAACACAACAATTGAAAGAAGAAGTCAGAGTAGAAGTTTTAAAAGATATAGAAAAAGACGGTCTTGATTATGAAGAAGCGTTAAAATTTATTAAAAACATTAATTCTGTTATTGGATTCAGGAATTTTTTTATAGATAGTCTATCTGAATTTTTACCAAAGATAAAAAGTGAAGATTTTTATTTTGATAATGAAAAAATTTTTAATAAATTGAAGATGTGCTTAGAAATTATGAAAATGTAATTATTAACAATAATTAAGATTGGCAAAAATCAACAGTTTCTTGTGAAAATTAAGGAGGTACAAATGAAAATAGAGATTGAAATCCCAGACTTGGAAGAATATTTCTTTCCTGGGTATGACGAAGAAGATGGTGGATACATAACAAATAAAGAGATTTCTGAAAAAATTATTAGTCTGGCGATAGAAAGATGTATTGATAGAATGTATGACGATTATGTTTGTGATAATGTTTATAGCACTATAAAAAATGACGCAAAAGAAGTCGTCAAAAACCACTCCAAAGAAATTATTAATACTGTAATAGATAGAGTATCTGATGAAATTCTTCAAAAAAAAGCGATTATAGATGAAATGCCAAAGAAGTCAGAGGTGGCACATATTAATAAAGAATGGGAAAGTTACTTTATAGAACTTATTGATAAAGCCATTGCAAAAAGATTTAAATAGTAACAAGAATCCGTTATTTCATTGCTACGATTTCATAATTTTCATTTCATTTCTTAGAGCAATTCGCTCATCATTTCACAAATAAAAAGAGAATAAATAGCCAGGAGGTGATTCTTATAGAATGGTATGTTTATTATCATGACTTTAATGTACAAAAAATTATTAAATGGAATGTATTTAATCATGGTACTTTTGCAGAAAAAGTTAATAAGTTATTACAAGAAAATTTGTCAAGAGATGAATTTGCAGATGGTTAAAAAAAATATCTTATGTATTATATGTGGTCTAAATGTGAATACGAAATAATTTTATCACCTTGGACTGGACGAGCAGATGATATTAAGATTGATGTTTATGACCAAATAATGATGAATTTTGACAGGTTTGTTGATTATTGCTGGTCATTTAAGTCAGAAAAGCCTTGAAAATAGGGCAAAATTTGAGATGAAAATTCCAAGTAAATTGGACTTTCATTGGGATTTGATAAATAGGAGGATTAAGATTTGAAATTTGAAACAAGTAAGAGGATAGATAATTGGGCAGAGAATCACAGAAAACAGGGATGTATAACTCGTGCAACAGCAGGTGAACAGTTTGTATATAAATTTTTGCCAAGTGGAATTATAGAATGTCAGACAATTAAATGTCTATGTTGCGGCAAAGAATTCACAGATTACGTTGATTAAAATAGGAGGTTAAATGGGAACAGTTATTATTACAAATGATACTACAAAAACACCAATTACAATGATTGGATTTTATGCAGGTGTATGTTGGGGTGCTGATACATCTAATCAAGAAAAGAATTATAAGCGTGGCTTAGATTGTATTGAAAGTGTACATGGAAGAACATGGGAGTTTCCAGATGTTTATGCAATTATTGACGGATATTCTGCAAAAGTTCTGAGGGAATGGTACACACATATAGGTTGCTTGCCAACACGCTTACAAGGTTCAACACGTTATATTGATTATTCTAAAGGAGAAGGTTTTGAATATACAACTCCACCATCAGTAAAGAAAAAACAAGAAACCGAATTAGAATGGCACAGTTTTATGAGATATATAAATTCAAAAATTCAATGGTTTATTGAAAATGGAATTCCTGTTGAAGATGCAACAATGTGTTTGCCATTAGCATATAGCAGTAATATGGTTGATAAACGTAATTTCAGAAACATAGTAGATATGACCGCACAAAGATCTTGTTCGAGGGCATATTGGGAATATAGAAATGAATTGATGAAAGATTATCTTGAAGCTTTAAGAGAATATTCTAATGAATGGAAAACATTGATTGATATGACGTGCAAACCTAAATGTGAAAAATTAGGATATTGTGAAGAAAAAAAGTCTTGTGGTAGAAAACCAAAGAGACAGTAAATGTTCATTTCATAGGAGGTGATTAATATTAGAGATCCAAATAGATTATATAACTTTTACAACGAAGTAACCCGATTACATATGACATACATGCCTGATTGGAGAGTTGGTCAGTTTTGGATGAACTTTTTAGGCTGGGTTCAAAATGTAAAGAAACGAGATCCGTTCTTTCCAGAAGAGTCAGAAATGCTCACATTTTTAAAAGAATATTGTGGGGAGGAGAATAAAGAATACGGCAAATAAATTAATTGATTTAACAGGACAGAAGTTTGGAAAATTGACAGTTATTGGAAGATCAGAAGACAAAGTATTACCATCAGGAAGAAAAGTTGTTAATTGGAAGTGTATATGTGATTGCCAAAGTGGACAAGAATCACCTAAATATACATTCAAAACATGGGATTCATTAAAACGTAATCCGTCACCTTCATGTGGATGCGATACAAATGAAAAACATAGAAAATCAAGAATAAAAAATTTAAAAGGGATGAAATTTGGTAAATTAACTGTTTTAGAACAAGCAGAAGATCAAATAAATGAAAATGGAAGACATTATATTATATGGAAATGTATATGTGATTGTCAATTAAATAATGAAAATCCCCAATATATATATGTTAGAGGCACACATTTAACAAGTGGTGATGTTAAATCTTGTGGGTGTCTTGCAAAAGAGCTTTCTTCAAAAAGGGAATGCATAGACATAACAGGAAACAAATATGGCATGTTAACGGTTGTTTCAAGAGGCGAAAATACAAAAACAGGTCAAACTCAATGGTGGTGTCAATGTGATTGTGGAAGCAATTTAAAATTAATTACAAAATCTAATTTAATTAGCGGTAATACATTTTCATGTGGTTGTTATAATCAAAGAAAAAGAAAAGATAAAAATAACACATATGATTTATCTAGTGAGTATGGTATTGGTTATACATCCAAAGGAGAAGAGTTCTATTTTGACTTAGAAGATTATGACAAAATAAAAGAACGATATTGGTTTAAAACTAATAATGGTTATTTTGCAACAAAAAGTTATGGAATCCCTATTATGCTACATAGATTTATTTTAAATTTGCCTTCTTTCCAATATGATAATCCAGTAGATCACGTCAATCATAATACATTTGATAATCGAAAAGTTAATTTGAGGATTACAAATAACTCTCAAAATAATATGAATAAAGGACTGGCATCTAATAATACAAGTGGTGTAAAAGGTGTTAATTTTGATAAAAATAAAAATCTTTGGATTGCACGTATTTCTGCATATAAAGTCAGGTATTATTTAGGAGAGTTCGTCAATAAACAAGATGCAATTAGGGCAAGAAAAGAAGCAGAAGAAATTCTACACGGAGAATATTCATATGATAATTCAATCAAAAAAGGAGAACTCAATGGATAAAATATTAGAAATAAAGGAGCTTGTAAGACAGCTTAATCATTATAGAGATTTATATTATAATGATTCTATATCAATGATTTCAGATAAACAATATGATGATATGTATGATAAATTAAAAAGAATAGAAGAAGAGACTGGCGTTATAATGTCAAACTCTCCAACAACAACCGTTGGTTATGTTGTAAAATCAAGCCTTGAAAAGACAACGCATTCTCACCCAATGTTATCGCTAGATAAAACTAAATCAGTGGATGATTTAGTAAAATTTTCTAGTGGCAATGATTGTGTAATCTCATTAAAGATGGACGGTCTTACTGTATTGAATACATATGAAAATGGTATATTGCAGAAAAGTGAAACAAGAGGCAATGGAGAAGTTGGTGAAATTATTACTCATAATGTAAGAGTATTTGATAACTTTCCTATTAATATTCCATTTGATAGAAAGTTTGAAATTGAGGGTGAAGCGATTATCACTAAGGACGATTTTGAACGAATAAATACTAACGGAGAATATAAAACTTGTAGAAATTTAGCATCTGGCTCAGTTAGACAGCTTGATAATAGAATAGCGAAAGATAGGCACGTACATTTTGTCGCTTGGAAAGTTCCATTCGGTTTTAAAACATATGTAGATGAATTCAGAATTGCAAAAGATTATGGTTTTGAAGTAGTTCCGTATGTTACGTACAATAGTAATACAGATGATATAAATAAAAAAATTGAACAGTTAAAAGCTGTGGCAGAAGAAAAATCATATCCCATAGATGGTTTGGTTATTTCTTATAATGATGTAAAATATGGTAAATTACTTGGAATGACTGGGCATCATCCTAAACATTCACTTGCGTTCAAATTTTATGATGAAGAAGCAGTAACAATATTACAAGATATTAAATGGGGGATGGGTAAAACAGGTCAACTTACACCAATAGGCATTTTCAATGAAGTCCAACTCGACAATACAACTGTGAATAAAGCCTCATTACATAATGTATCTATTTTAAAAAAATTACAGCTAGGCATCGGTGATGAAATTACTGTGTATAAAGCGAATCAGATAATTCCTCAAATTCGTGAGAATCTTACAAAATCAAATATATTTAATATTCCTGATAAATGTCCTATTTGCGGTCAGCCTACAAGAATTGTTAAAGAGAATGATTCAGAAGTTCTCATGTGTGAAAACCCAGACTGTAATGGTAAACTTTTGGGTAAATTGGTTCATGCAGCAAGTCGAAATGCGTTGGACATAGAAAATCTTTCAGAATCTACAATAGAGAAATTCATCAATCTTGGTTGGTTAAATTCAATTCAGGACATGTATCACTTATCAGACCACGAAAATGAAATGAAAACTTTGGATGGATTTGGTAAGAAATCTGTTGAAAAACTTCTTAACTCTATTGAAGAGTCACGTAATACAAATCTTCAGCGTTTTCTTTATAGTTTATCAATCCCATTACTCGGCAAGTCAGCAAGTGAAGATATTGCAAATGTATGTAATCAAAGTTTTGATGCCTTTGTTGGAGCTTTAATGAGTAGTGGTAAAGATGCATTTACTCATATCAATGGAATAGGTAATGCACTTGGTAGTTCTATTATTGGATATTGGAATAAGAATGGAAGTAAAATTATTGAGCTGTCAAATGAATTTATATTTGAAAAACCTAAAATTGTATTAGATGAAATCCCAAAAACATTACAAGGAAAAACATTTGTCGTAACTGGTTCAGTTAATCATTATAAAAATCGTGACGAGTTAAAAGCTGATATAGTTGCTCATGGCGGTACAGTCGTAGGCTCTGTAAGTTCTAAAACATCTTATCTTATTAACAATGATATCAACTCAACAAGTTCTAAAAATCAGAAAGCAAAATCGCTTAATATCCCAATTATAACAGAAGAAGAGTTTTTAAAAAAATTCTTTGAAAAATAAGAGAATATATCTTTATAAAGATAAAAGATATAGGAGGCTTATATGTTAAAAAAATTGGTTAAAATTTTATCTATTGTTTTTGTAATTATTGTTTATTATGTTGTTATTTTTTATAAAAATAATACCAAAAATAATAATCAAGCAATAATTGAAAGTAATGATTTAAATATATGCAGCGTTTATCTTGTAAATTTCCCTGAATATAAATATGAATCAGTAGTTGAAGATAAAGAAATATTTGAAGAAAAAATACAAGAAGAACAAATACAGGTTAAACCAAATATATATGATTCATTCTCAGAATTAGAACTAAAATTATTGTATCGTGTTGTTGAAGCAGAAGTTACAGGAACTGGATATTTTAATGAAAAATGTAATGTGGTTTCAGTTATTTTTAATCGTATTAATGCTCAATGGGGAAGTATTGAAGATATATTAATTCCAACTCAATTTGCTTGTTTAGCCGATGGACGAGCTTATCAAGTTGAAATTACTGAAGAAACAATTAAAGCTTGTGAATATGTTTATGCTCATGGAGATACAACAAATGGTGCTCTATTTTTTGATTCAACACATGGTAATTCATGGGCATCACATAATTGTGTATACATATTTACCGATAAAGTAGGTCATGATTTTTATAAATAAATAGTTAGGAGAAGATAATGTTAGTTATAATTGGAAAAACCGCATCAGGAAAAACAACCTTACGTGAAAAAATGGTTAAAGAGTATGGATTTAATCCTATAATTACATATACCACTCGTCCTATGCGAAAGGGCGAAGAAGAAGGTAAAACATATCATTATATTACAAACGAGGAATTTAATGAGAAGATTGAAGAAGGATTTTTTGCAGAATATAAAGAATACAACACTGAAAAAGGTATTTGGAAATATGGTTCAGCTAAAGAAGATTTAATCAACTCAGATAAATCAAGCATTATTATTTTAACACCTTCAGGTGTTGAAGATATAAGAAAAAATTTACCTGAAATAGATATGAAAATTATTTATGTATATTCAAATCTAAGTACGATTAAAAGAAGATTATTTTACCGAAAAGATAATAAAGATGAAATAGAACGAAGAATTAATAGCGACAATATAGATTTCAAAAATGCTGATATTTTAGCTGACAAAATTGTATACAACAATGATGAAAATGATCTATATGAAGTTATAGAGAAAATTATATCTTTATATAAAAAAATGAATGAAAGGGATGATTAATAATTTTAATTACAACACATCAATTAGCAAAAGAACTTCTTAAAAAAGATGATTGCTACTTAACTGTAACGGCTGAAAATAGAGAATATATTATTGAAAGTATTTGTACTATTAAAACTATTGCCAATATGGATGATAGTTGTATATACAAAACTTTACAATGTAGGGAATATTAAAACCAGAAAGGAGAAATATGGATTATAGCAATTATATTGAGTTAGATAATATTACCATTCAAAATTGTATTGATTTACTAAAATATAAAAATACAAGGGTAATAATAAATGATGGTCATATTGTAAATCTAAAAGAGGATTTTTTCCCAAGAAAAATCAGACAAGAAATATAAAAAATAAGAAAAGCAGGTGATTAATTGAGTCGAATAAATAAATTATATATCGACTATGATTAGCTTGATGGCGTTATAGTTAATACGATTAAATGTATTACTGAATTATACAATGAAGACTTTAAATACTATAAGAAATTTGAGCCGAAAAAATGGTGGGAAATTGAAACATGGGATTTTAAAGAACTAAAGTGTGCTAATACAGAATACATAAATAGTTATTTTAACCAACAAAGATTCTTCGATAAAGTTGAATATATGAGTTGGGCAGAAAAAGTGTTAGACGATCTAAAAAATATTTACGAAATAACTATTGTCTCATCTGGTTATTCACCAAATTTAACTGCGAAGGAATTATGGATAAATAAACATTTGCCATATTGTAATTTTATAGGAGTAAATCTTAAGGAATATAAAGATAAGTCTCATATAAATATGCAAGATGGAATTTTTATAGATGATTCTATGCAAAATTTGGTAACAAGTAATGCAATTCTCAATATTTGCTTTGGTGATGATTATGAATGGAATAAAAACTGGCAAGGCATTAGATGTCGTAATTGGATGGACGTAGGTAATTGTTTAACAAAATTAAAACTCGAAAACCCCTATAAAACAAGGGTTTTAAGAGATGAAAAAACCAATGAAAGGTTGATTTCTTGTGGAATCGAGAAAGGAGATAAAATTTGAAAGTAATTAAGAGAGATGGTCGAAAAGTTGATTTTGACCGTGACAAGATTATAAAAGCTGTTCTTGCTGCTTTCGATGAAGTAGATGGTGAAATTACACCAGAAGCAAGACATAAGGCTTCCGATATTGCTTTACATATCAATACACTAGGGAATGTTGAAATTTCCGTTGAACAGATTCAGGATATCATTGAAGAAAAGCTTATGGCAAGCAAACGTAAAGATGTGGCTAGAGCATTTGTAATTTACAGAAGTGATAGAACGAGAGTGCGTGAACAAAATACTAATCTTATGAAGTCTATTAAAGAAAAACTTACAGCATCAAATGTTCAAAATCAGAATGCTAATATTGATGAAAAATCATTCGGGGGTAGAGTTGGTGAAGCAAGTGACACTGTACTAAAACAGTATGCCTTAGATAATTGTATGTCAGAAATGTCAAGAAATAATCATTTGAATAATGAGATTTATATTCATGACCTTAATTCATATGCCGTTGGTATGCACAATTGCCTCAGTATTCCATTTGATAAATTACTTGCTAATGGATTTAATACAAGACAAACAGATGTAAGACCTGCTCAATCAGTAAGCACCGCATTTCAGTTGGTGGCTGTTATTTTCCAGTTACAGTCTTTACAGCAGTTCGGAGGCGTGGCTGCAACACATCTTGATTGGACTATGATTCCTTACGTTAGGAAAAGTTTTTATAAACACTACGTTGACGGCTTAACATATATCGAAAATTATGACATTCGATTCGTCCAGCAATATGTATATGATATTATCAATGACGAAAGCTGTTATACAGATTATTTATCTATTAATAGTAATTATTGGAAAGATAATCCCAAAGCTTATCAATATGCGATGGATATGACAGAAAAAGAAACATATCAAGCAGTAGAAGGTCTATATCATAACCTTAATACTCTTCAAAGCCGTTCAGGTAATCAGCTCCCATTTACTTCAATCAATTATGGAACATGTACAGAGCCAGAAGGTCGTATGGTAACTAAAGCTCTCCTCGATGCTTCTATTAAAGGTATCGGTAAGTTACATAAAACATCAATTTTCCCATGTGGTATTTTCCAGTGTATGAAAGGTGTAAATAGAAAACCAGAAGATCCAAACTATGATTTATTTAGATTAGCATTACGTTCAACTGCTCAGAGATTATATCCAAACTATGCTAATGTGGATTGGTCTGGTAATGATGGATATGATAAAAACGATCCAAAGACATATTTTAGCACAATGGGCTGCCGCACAGCTAATACATGGGATATTAACGGATTTGGTCAGTTAAAAGATGGAAGAGGTAATATCTGTCCTGTGACAATTATTATGCCCACTTTAGCAATGGAAGCAAAAGAAAAGATTATAAATGATTTAGGAGTAAATTATTCGGAAAAATATTTAATTGATGATTTTATGTTCTTACTTGACACAAAAATCCATGAAGCAAAAGATATGTTACTTGAAAGATTCGAGTGGATTTGTTCTCAGTCGCCAGATTCAGCAAAATTTATGTATGAAAATGGTGTTATGGAAGGGTATATTCCAGAAGAAGGGATTGTATCTGCATTAAAACATGGGACTTTGGGTGTCGGACAGATTGGATTAGCAGAAACACTTCAGATTCTTATTGGATGTGACCATACAACAGATAGAGGTATGGAACTTGCTAGAAGAATTGAAAAGTTATTCTACGACAGATGTGCTGAGTTCAAAAATGAATATAAGCTTAATTTTGGAACATATTTTAGTCCTGCCGAGAATTTATGTTACACCTCAATGCAAAAGTTCAAGGATAAATATGGTGTAATTCCTAATGTTTCCGATAAAGATTTCTTTACTAACAGTGTCCATGTTCCTGTGTGGGTTGAAATTACACCAACGCAAAAAATTGATGTTGAATCTCAACTTACAGGATATAGTCGTGCAGGATGTATTACTTATACAGAGCTTAATGGTAGCGTAAAAAATAATATTGATGCACTTGAAACAATCGTAAATTATGCAATGGATAAAGACGTACCTTATTTTGCAATAAATGTTCCAAATGACATGTGTACCAATTGTGGATATACAGATGATATTGCCGATGAATGTCCTATGTGTGGATGTAAAGATATTAGACGACTTCGTAGAGTAACTGGTTATCTTACAGGTGATTACAAGAGTGCATTTAATAAGGGTAAACAGCAAGAGGTAGAGATGAGAGTTTCGCATGAAACTTTTAAATAATAAGAGAATAAATAAGTAGAGAGGATATAAAAATTCCTCTACTACTTATTTTAAGGAGTGATATTTATAGGAAGAATTTTAACAGAAGAAACGAGGAAGAAACGAAGAATTGTATTTTATAATAAAGCAATAAATAAGGCTAAGTCAGAAATAGGAAAGAAATACAATCGACTGACGATAACAGATATTGACTATGAAAAATCATATGATAGTTATTTTAATAAGAAATATCATAGAATATATGTTAAAACTAAATGTGACTGTGGCGAAATACCACCACCAAATCAATTAGCTGCTATTCAGTGTGGACATATTAAATCATGTGGATGTTCCAAGTTCAACAATCCCTTAAAAGTTGAAGACTTAATTGGACAAAAATTCGGAAGGCTAACTGTAATTGGAAGAGATTTACAACGTGACGAAGAAGAGTATAAAAATGGAACTAGGGCGAATGCACATTGGCTATGTAAATGTGATTGTGGCAACCCACAAATTAAAAGTGTTACAGGATATCAGCTAAAAACTGGACATACACAATCTTGTGGATGTTATGCTTCTGAACAAATCGCAAAAAGAAACAAGGAATATTCTACTAAAACAAATAAATTTATTGATAATGGCGACAATACATACTATTTATTAGACGATAATAATAACAAGTGTCTTATTGACAAAGATGATTACGACATTGTTAAAAGATGGTATTGGCGTAAAATTGATAAACGTGGTAATATCGACAAAGGTTATTGGGTAACAAATGTAAAAATAGATGATAAATACAATAAATCTGTTTTAATGATTCATCAAGTAATTGCAGAAATAAAATATGGTGAATATAAATCGTCAAATTCAATTCCAGATCACTTATCTCGTGATACTGACGACAATCGAAAATGTAATATCATTCTAAAATCTAATCAAAGAAATTCCCACAATAGAGGTTTAAGCAAAGTAAATACTTCTGGTAAAACAGGTGTAAGTTACAACAAAGAAAAGAATATGTGGACAGCATATATAACTGTTAATTATAAAACCAAATACTTAGGTGATTATACAGATTTTAATAATGCTGTAAATGCTAGAAAAGAAGCTGAAAAGAAGTATGGGTTTACGTGTGATGACATTGTAGCAGACTATGACAAGGAGGTAATTTAAAATGAATTATCTCAAAATAGAACATGAAGATGTATGTAACGGAATTGGGCTAAGAGTCGTTTTATGGCTCTCAGGTTGTTCTCACCATTGTTATAATTGTCAAAATCCTCAAACGTGGAATCCCGATAGTGGCATTCCATTTGACGAATCAGCAAAACAGGAGATATTCAACGAACTGTCTAAAGACTATATATCGGGCATTACCTTCAGCGGTGGTGATCCACTACATAAAAATAACCTTGATGAAGTCCTCAAATTAATCAAACAAATCCGTATTTCATATTCTGAGAAAACTATCTGGTTGTATACTGGATATTCTTATTCAGAAATCTTTCGAGGGCAATCATCATGTTTATCTCAAGGAGGATTAAATAATTTTAAACGCAGAGAGATAATAAAACAATGTGATGTACTCGTTGACGGAGAATATATAGATGAGCAGAAAGATATAACGCTCAAGTGGAGGGGTTCAAAAAACCAAAGATGCATTGATGTTAAGCAATCTCTCACTCAGAATAAAGTAGTTTTATATTGCAGCTAAAGAAAGAGGGTGATAAACACGTCATACTTAACAGATAAATTCAAGGGACAGTATCGTATATTATGTGAATATGATCTTAATACAAATGATTTTCCACGAAAACTTGATGGAAGTTATGAAGATATAGATTGCTATATTTCCTGTCAAAATAAAATACGTATATATTATGTAGGAAATGGAATATTACAAGCTTATATACCTTCTATTGGGCGAGCACATAATATCCTAAAAATAATTAATGAATCATTTCCTGATAATATATTTAATATAGAAGAAACTGATTCAGAAATATTGTTTTGCTTCAAATATATTAATTCTGACAAAATTATTCCCTTACTAAAACCTAAGACAAGTGGGGCTGGTATAAGCCCATTTTCATCAAAGAATTTACCACGAAATAAGGATTATAAAATACCAGACGAAGATTTACAGCTTTATAAAGAAATATTAGCAAATATACCTGAAAACGAGCGATTAAGTATAGGAATAATCACTAATAACTTTATTAAATCGTTAGTAACAAAAAAGAATACATATGAAGCCATAAAAGCTGATATGAAGAAAAAGTGCTTAAAGGGTAAAGAGTATATTTGTTCAATTGGTAAATGGAGAGAATATCTTGAATATTTAAGAAACGAATTAAAAAAGGATGGTTAAAAATGTCGATAGTAATTAAAACAAATAAAACAGAAGACGTAATATTGATTAATAAAAAAATAACTGAACTTGGACTTGAAGTAGATGCCAAACGTGGAAGATATAATGTTGATGCAAATAGCATAATGGGATTGCTTTCATTAGATTTTTCTCAGGGTGTTGAGTTAGTAATTCATGAAACAAACAAGAAAAGTTCTATAGATGAACTAATAAATTTTTTACAGAAATATATTTAAAGGAGCATTATAAATGAAAAAAATAAATATTAAATATTTTACAGATATTGAACCAATCAAAAAAATATCAAAAGGAGATTTGATTGATTTACGTTCAGCAGAAGATGTTGAAATTAAAGCAGGTGATTTCAAATTAATTCATCTTGGAGTAGCAATGCAGCTACCAAGGGGTTATATGGCAAAAATATATCCAAGAAGTTCAACATTCAAAAACTTTGGAATTATTCAGGCTAATTCAGTTGGTATAATTGATTGGAGTTACAGAGGATCAAAAGATGAATGGTTATATCCTGTTATAGCACTTAGAGATACAATTATTCATAAAAATGATAGAATTTGTCAGTTTGAAATTTGTAAAACACCAAGAAAATTTAAGTTTGTTGAATATGCTGATTTTAACTCCGCAAACCGTGGTGGCATTGGCTCTACTGGTAATAAATAAAATGAATGGATAATCATTATGGAAAAATTATTAACAATAAAAGATATACAAGAAAAACTACACATGGGAAGAAACAATACATATAAATTAATTAATCAAAAAGGGTTTCCTAAAATTGTAATTGGAAAGAAAATTCTTATTCCTGAAGAAGAATTTGAAAAATATATTATGAATCACATCAGAACAAAAATTGAATTATAGTTTATAAATAAGAGAGGAATACCCTCTCTTATTTGTTTAGTACAGACATTATTTCATTATTAACTTGTTCTTGTGTAAAATCAATATAAATATCATATGTGGTAGATATTTTTTTATGTCCCAATAATTTTGAAACAATTTTAATATCAACGCCGTTTGTTAATAATATACTTCCAAACCCATGCCTTAATCCATGCAAGCCACAATGTTGAATAGAGCAGCCAGACCTAACAAGCATAGCATCTAATGTTTTTTGCACATTTGATGAACTAGGAGAATTACCATTTATATTACGAACAACAAGATCACTCGGTTTATGATTAGGAAACATATTTCCAAAAAAGTTTATCATTTCAATAGCTACATCAGACAGAGGAATTATTCTATGACTCGATTCTGTTTTTGGTTTTTTTTCTTTCATTGTATATTTTGTGGTCAAGTTTCCATCATCTCTATTTTTAACTCGTACAATTGCATTTTTAATTTCGATTGTTTTATTTTTTATATCAACATTTTCCCATTTTAATCCTCTTAACTCCGAAATTCGTAAACCTGTGTAGCCAATTAGTACAACTGCTTGTGCATTTGAACCATAAGTAGGTTGTCCAATTTTTCCACCCCAGTTAAATCCTTTTGTATTAATTCTTTTACTCTCATTATATAATTTTATTAAATCGCTTTCTGTAATAAATGGAACTTTTTTTGCTTTGACGGCTACATTGGATTCAGAAGGAATTTTTACATATTTCAAATAATTTTCTTTTATATGTTTATGTTCAACAGCATAATTTAGTGCTGGATTTAGTACCTTATATAATTTTTCAATAGAGGCTCTTGAATATTTTTTACTTAATTCAATAATATATCGTCTTAGAATATCTTCATTAATAATATCCATTGTTAGATTTCCGACTGTATTATTTTTAAGCATAGAGTTAATTGCGTCTTCATAGCCGTCAAATGTTGTAGATTCTAAGTTGGAAATTCTTGTTTGTAGATGTTTAAAAACATAATCATAAAACAATTCATGATTATCAATTGTTTTTTTATTTTCTTCATCTTTTTTGATTTTTTGCTTAACTTCTTTATCAGTTCTACCATAAAAATATTTACCATCGGCATTTCTGTAAAAAACATATTCTACATTTTTAATATTTTTTTTGCCCCATGTGCCTTCACCATTTTTTCTTCTCTTCAAACAAAACACTTCCTTGTATATTTACTTTGCTATTTTATTATGATATATTGAATTATATCAGACACTCATAAATTAAACAATAACTAAATTGTGGTAACTAATTATATTTATAATTTTCTACCACAATTCTACCACAGATAAGATGGTAAAAGATAATAAAATATAACACAAAATGGGACAAAACGGGAAATAGAGAAATGGCTGAAACCCTTATAAATGCTATATTTTCAAGGATTTTCAAGGATTTAAGAAAAACTATAATTTTGCCTTGGTAAGGCGGAGGTCACGGGTTCGAATCCCGTTAGTAGCTTATATTGATTTCACGGAAAGGGTGTCCTTTGGACGCCCGTTTTTTCTAATATACTGACAGATAAGGAGGAATACT